TAAAGTCAACAGTTGTACCAGGCACAACCAGGGGTTTAAAGAGGAAGCATCCCAATTTGCAAATTGTTTTTAATCCTGAGTTTCTAACTGAGCGGCATGCTAGGTTTGATTTTCTAAACCAGTCTAGAATCGTATTGGGTTTTGAGACAGACTTGGATGATGGACAGCGAAACTTGTCAGTTAATAAGGTCAAGCAATTGTATAATTTGAGGTTTGCTGGAAATAATTTCATAACAACGAATTATGAAACAGCTGAGATGATAAAGTATTTTAATAATTTGTTTTTTGCCGTCAAGGTTTCTTTTATGAACGAGATGAATATGGTGGCAGAGAAGACAGGAACGATTAATTGGGAAAAAGCCGTCAGAGGTTTTGTATCGGACGGACGTGTAGGTGATTCACACTTACAGGTGCCAGGACCAGATGGTAAGATGGGTTTCGGAGGGTCTTGTTTCCCTAAAGATATTAATGCGTTTATGACATTTGCGGATTCAATCGGATTGGACCTTGCGGTGTTGAAGGGCGCATGGAAGACAAATTTAAATGTAAGACCAGAGAAGGATTGGGAAAAACTAAAAGGTAGGGCAATTTCGGATGATCAATAAGAGAGCAATGTTTGTTGGCAGGTGGCAACCATTTCACAATGGACACAAGTGGTTAATCAACCAGAAGCTAAGCGAGGGTAAACCAATCTTGATCGCAGTTAGGGATATCCCGCCCGATGAAAAGAATCCTTTTACTACAGAACAGACAGTAGAAATGATACAAAAAGTATACAGTGAGCAGGACGTGGAGGTAGTTTGTATCCCAGACATTGAAAGTGTCAATTGGGGACGCGGAGTTGGGTATGAACTTAACGAGCACGTACCTCCACAGAACATTGGGTTTATTTCCGCTACTGGAATTAGAAACAACATCAAAGAGAGCAATGAGTCTTGGCGTGAGAATGTCGACTCATCTATACATGATTTAGTAATAAGGTATTTGGGAGAATAATATGAGTGGTATTTTTGTACAGATGACAGGCATGAGTGGCGCAGGTAAGTCTACAATGACTTTTTTAGCACAAACCCGCCTAAGAGAGATGGGTTATAATGTAGAGGTTATCGACGGTGACGAATATAGAGAGGGACTCTGCAAGGACCTTGGGTTTTCAAAAGAGGACAGGAACACTAATATCAGAAGACTTTCGTTTGTTGGGAAGGTTTTGTCCCGCAACAAAGTGGTCTGTGTAATGTCTGCAATAAACCCTTATGATGATATACGGAGAGAGGTAAAGTCTGACAACCCGCTGTCTAGGATTGTTTATGTTAAGTGTGATATTGAAACCTTAATTGAGAGAGATCCCAAAGGATTGTACAGAAAGGCACTTTTACCTAAAACGGATCCTGAGCATATCCCGAACTTTACGGGCATTTCGGATCCATTCCAAGAACCAAAGAACGCAGATTTAATTATCGACACCAATAAGGAAACTATTGACCAGTCGGTAGAAAATTTAGTAAATTTTATTTTAGAAGAAACAGGAGGAAAAAAATGAAATTATCTGATCAAGCACTTGGTGCAATTATGTTGGCACTACAAGACTCACTAATGAAGCAAACGGATATCACCCCAGTATTGAGGGGGTTTGATTTAATGTTGGGTGAAAACGAGGAGATTATTATATTAAACCCTCCAACTATTGATACATCGCATCTTATGGATGTGAATGAAACAAATAGTACAGTTGGAAGCGATTAGTATAATGCCGATTTATGAATTTCTTTGCTTAGAATGTGAGGAGAATTTTAGCGCTTTTCTTAGGATGGATCAAGAGCAGGAATCCTGCGAGATATGTTCATCCGATCACATCATCAAGGTTGTGTCCGATATAGGGCAGAAGGTAGATAAGGACAAGTTTAAGGCAAAAGCTGGCGACGTTGTTAAATCTCATATTGAGGAAGCAAAATCTGAAATCAAAAAAGAGAAGAAGAATTTAAAGAGTAAGGTTTACAAAGATGATTGAGTTGTTTTTATTATTTTCAGTAGTATTGAACGGGTTGTTGATATTCTACGCTACGCGACTCGCCCGCCGTATGTTGATTGTCGGATCTAACATAGACTCGGTGTACGAGATGATTAGTGTATTCAGGATGCATGTGGAACAAATTCACGAAGCAGAGATGTTTTATGGAGATCAGACTTTGCAAGCTTTGATTGATCACTCGAAAGGAATTTTAGATTCTCTAGATGAGTACGGTGACCTTATGGCACTGGTAGAGATAGAAACAGAAGAGGAAGGGGATGCCGAGAAAGAAGAGGACTAAAAATTATTACTTTACAAGTGTTCACGAGGATGCAATAGTCGAATATTGTTCTACTGAAAGTAGAGATAAACGTGAAAAACTGTATGTACAATATATACAACCCGCCTTTAGTGAGATGGTTGATAAGATCATCTACACTTATAACTTCACAAACATACCAAACATAGATGTCCTGAAAGACGATTGTAAAGTTTGGTTAACAACTATTCTCAGCAAGTACGACCCGAATAGAGGATCTAAAGCATTTTCTTATTTTTCCGTAATTACGAAGCATTGGTTCATTCACCAGTTCAAGAAGAATTCCACAAAAGTAAAAAGAGAGGTTGCTTATGAGGAGATCGTCAAAGAAAACCAGCACGAACGGTTGATATACAACGATGAAGGTTATGTCAATAGGCGAGAGAAGTACGAGTTCTGGGGGTATTTAAAACTAGAGGTTGATCGATGGCAAGGTTCAAACCTCTTCACCAAGGATAATGAAAAGAAAGTATTGTCTGCTGTGAAGATACTTTTAGAAAATGTTGAGGATATAGAAATCTTAAACAAAAAAGCGGTCTATTTGTATTTAAGAGAAATTACTGGACTCAAAACAAAGCAGATAGTAAATACATTGAATAAGATGAGGGAAAGGTATAAGTACTTTGTGATCAAATATGAACGGGGTGATAAATTTCAAATTTAGCATATTTATTGTATGAAAGAGATTGAAGAATTAATATCAGAAGCAACCAGAAACGTCACCGAAGATCGTGCCGCAACGAAAGTTTTGTTGACAAATCTGATGAAATACATGCAAGAGACAACCGACCGCCATCGAGAAGTTGGCCTGGTGGCGGCAAAGTATTTAGAAACCCTTCAAAGGTCAAATGAACAGTTAGTTAAGATTGCAGCACTACAACACAAAAAGAGTTCTAAGGTCGACAACTCCATTTCCGAAGATGAAAAGGATAGCTTGTTTGAGATGATAAACTCTTCGGAGGACTAGGGTGACATCATCAAAATATCTACACTATTCTATGACCGACACAACGTTGGACACTTCAAAAACCCAAGCAGTCGGCACCGACATCACGGATAATATTGAGTCCCTAAACTCACACGCTTCAGCAAAGACGGAATCATTACTGAATACGAGGAGTGCCTTGATATTGAAGTCGCAAAAGATAAGTATATCTCAAATCCCAGACGCTCACCAAAAGGCACGGGATTTAATAAATCCAGAATCCGTGGATACCGATTCAGATACTGCAATGTCTGTCATTAGGCATTATTGTGCAGTTGAGGGACTTACTGGAGGACGAAACGCAATTACCATGCCTGCTGAGATATTTACAGTAATATATGAATTCACAGACTCTTCGACGGATGTTACAACCAATCAGAATACCATTAGAGAAGTTAGGGTTCAAATGTTGTCGACAGATTATGGTATTGTGGATTCTCACATTAAGTCTGGTGCTATAGAACTCGGAGTCGACCGACCCCCAGCTAAACCAGCGTTTTACCGCAACCCTCGCGGCGAATTGGTGGTTGTGCCAGTACCAGAAGACGGACCTAATGGATTTAAGGATTTAAAATTGAATCACACAATCGCAGTTTATGTCATTATACATAATATGGTTAGATTTGCTCCAGGGTATGGCAATAGTGTCAGAAGTTCTTGGTCGGCTGGCGTGAGGGTCTCGCTCGTGGGTGTTGGCAATAATGACTCTCTTATTGATAACTATATTCTTAAATTCTTTCATTTTCAAGCCGTAAATGAAGCGCTTCTAGAAAACGGCAAAGTTGAGGTTGGGGATTATTTAGGAATGGTTGGCAGGTCTGGTATGATGGACCCTTTGAACAAGGAAGGTAAGGATCAATTCCCTCACACTCATATCGAGGTTGTAAGATGGCGCGGCCGCAAACAGAAAAAGTATAATCCCCGCAGACACCTGGCCAAAGTATGCAACAAACACCCACTCAATAAGGGTAAAGCATGGGATTACTACATAAACTCAGGCAAAGGTGGAAACGTGTACGCCCCAGCTGGTTTTGCAGAATTTGGACAAAAGAGGGCAGCAGGAACTTCTCACGGCGGACTGGATATTGGCGCCCTCGAAGGCACCAAAATCTATAGTCCAATTAAAGGGAAAGTTATAGGAAACCCCAAAAAGACAGTGGAGAATTATCTTAAGAACTTAAAGAAATTCAGGGAAGTCTTAGCTGCCCACAATAAAAAAGTAAAGGAAGAAGGGTATATCTATAGGTTTAGGGGTAAGGACGGATATACCTACTCGATACCGTTCGCCAAGGGGCAGACAATTACTTTAGGACCAAATGATTGGAGCCTAGAAACTCATGTCGCAGGCAAAAAAGCGGGATTTATGAGGGCGGAGCGCAAGAGATGAGTAAAGATAAATATTCCTTATTTACAGAAGCAGGTTCTGGTAATCAGGTACTCGACGAAGACGTGGTATCACACACACCAGGCGAATCGTTTGAGTCTAGACTTCGCACTGCGGCCGCACACCTATCCAAATCAAGAGTGGTGGGGTACAGTGAAGAGTTTACTCCTGCTATAATAATAAAAACAGAAAAGATCTCCGTATCACAAATTTCCCCAGCACACGATAAGGTGTTATCATCTTTGAGAATAGTATCCAAAGATGAAGACTCAGATACAACTAACTCAATAACTTTATCTAGGCACTATGCCATCGTCGCAGGTCAGGGCAGTCATGTGAATCCCGCAAAATTACCAGCTGAAATGTTGACAATCGTATATGAAGTTGGGGAATCGGAAGATGGTACTGACATGCAGACTAACAGAAGTTGCGTCGTGCGAATGCTTGGACCAAATTATGGAATAGTAAGATCTCAAAAAGCATCTGGACTGCCATATGTTAAGGGGGAAAAACCACCTAAGCCAAAAGACAAACCCAAAACGGAAGACAAGTTTAAAAAAAAGCAGTCAAATAAATTAAAAGATGCCTCGAAGGGTGTACCGAAACCATCACCAAAAAATACAACACCTGGCAAATCCCTTGCAGATGCAATAAAAGAAAAACCAGACATCAAAGAAACTGAATTTTTGATTGTTGGGGATAGTATCGCCGCTGGAATGACCATCGCCGCCGTCGGTCAAGGAATCATAAATTACCCTCACTGTCGAGGTAAGAACTTATATTACCAATGCAAAACCTCCGTTGCTCTTTCGGGCGCCACCACAGCGCAGATACTTCGAAGACTTAAAGCACATTTTGGGAAAACGACACTAACTACTTCGGGAAAGAAAAAAGTGATGATAGTATCAGCAGGGACAAACGATGCTCTTGGTCAATCAGGTTGGGGAAAGCATGCAAGAGGCGGTTATGGAAAGAATAGAAATACATCATTCACTGCTGATCTTGCAAAAAAGAATATTGATGCAATCGTTGCTCTTGGAATAAAGTCGGGATATGAGGTCAGGGTGATGTTAGTAAACCTTCCTTGGAATGGAAGTAAAACAAGAAAAGTTAATACTAAAAATGATTTCGACAATCAATCCAAGATAGACCATTATGGTAGATTTACTACAGAGGTCAATAACCATATATCTAGTAAGTATTCTACATTTAGTTTTGCTGGATCTACGCCACAAGTCGAGATGATGGATCACATACATCCTTCTATAAAAGGGTCATCACAGTTGATAACAAAGGCGATAATGATATGAGTGAAGAACTAGAAAAGTTAAAAAGAAAACTTCAATCTTATGAAACGTCGAGGACGCTCGTTTTGGCTTCGACTGTGCTTGCACTGTCGGGAGATGTTGTTGTCGACACCGAAGCAGCAATCGATCATATGAGTAGATCCAGAACTGTAGATGCAGCAGGAAAACGTTACCCTGCTATTATAATAAGTTCTAGAAAGTTACCAACAAGTGCAATACCTGAACCACACAGAGATGGCGTCATTGGGTCTCTCAATTTTCGTAGATCTGAAGACAGTGACGAAGCAATTATAGTTGTGGAGCATAGGGCGATCGTCACTGGGATTTCATCTTTTATTGATCCCAATAACGTAGTAAAGGAGTTGTGTCCAGTTATATATGAGATTTTTGTAGAAGATCAAGAAACTAGTTTAATGGCACAGGACAGGGTAGTTGATGTTATTATGATAGGGGACAATTATGGCATAATCGAAGGTACGTCCTCATCTGAATTGAATTATGAAGATCCCAAAAAACCACCAAAACCAAAGAAAGGGGGCCCCAAATCCAAACAAAAGTTCGGCGCTAAAGGCGCTATAGTGAAACCCCTGAAAAGTAGGTGATCTAGCAATTTGAAGATATACAAAAAAACAACAAGAGATTAATTATAATATAGAAGGTTAAGTTTATGGCACAGAAGACGTTTGAACAGTTAAAAACAATTTATCTCGGAAATCCAAAATTTACAGAGGAAGGTCTGCGCCTTAGTGCCAAGCCCGATGGTTCAGGAATTTTTGAACTTGAAGACAGGATAGAAGAGTACTACAGGCAGAATGGTATCGAATGGTTTGGCCACAGGATCAATAATGAAAGTGTCGAATTTATTGTAACGCCCATCGGTGGATCTCAGTACTCAGTTCGAGGTACTGATGCCTCAGTAGCAAGAAGGGATATACAAAGAGAGTCTGAAATAAGAGAGGCAGCACGAACAGGACAAGTTCCTCCCTCCAACCCAGATCCTCCTGGTATGGAACCAGAAGACGAAGCGGAGGATACCATTGGTCCAACCGAACAGGCCGACCCACTTGAAGCAAACCAGAGAGATATTGAAAGAGACGAATCCTCTTCATTAGACGAAGATTTGACAGAGCAGACTGTCCTGTTCACCAGAACAGAGGACACTCTTTATATTGAAGTTGTCAGCGGCCTTGGTGTGGTTGATGCAAGTTATACGATATCTAAAGAAGATTATCAAGGTTGGAAGGCAGATCAGTTCGCAAATACCTCAGTAGATCAATTTATAGTAAAGTTTAAAACCGAGCACCCCTCTTTGTATGATATACTCTATAGTAGAATACCTCCGACTGCTGATGACGCATATAGTTTTGAAGAATATCCATTAAAACCACCACCAGGCGCTTTATCTGATCTTCCTGGTATGGCAAGTTTACCACCAGGCGCGTCGAATCAGATTGCTGGCATGACTCTCAGTATGCCAAAACCTCCCGTAAATGATGCAGATGTTGAAAGGTTTATGCGAGAAATGAGAGAAGCAAATCTTTTATTTGGAGAAGGTTCGGTTTCTGGACTTCCAGTAGCACCTCTGGAAACACCAGAGGACCTCGGATATGAACATTTTGAAGCAGATCCGACATTAGGACAAGACGGCACAACATCTGTAGTCAAATCAAAGGCAGAATCTGTAGAGGATAAAAGACCAGCAGCACCAACAAAAGTAAAACCAGGGTCTCAACCTGTCATTATGACTGATGGTATAGCGAGAGATGTTGCGCCAAATGTAGGTGTCGGTCCAAATACAGGACTATTGGACAGACCTCTTCCAGAACCAGTACCTTTTTTTGATAAGTGCTCATCGGACAAAGTCGTTACGGGTAAAAATAATACCTGGATAGTTTTTGGTAGAGACCGACCAGCCGGACTTAGTACTGGGTATGGGCCTGGACAGGGACACACTCAAGCAGGTGCAATTGATATTGTTGTAGGTAGAATGTCACCAAAACCAATATCTTTCGACTCGAAAGGTAGAAAACAACATGTTGGACCAATCTTTACATCCGAAAGATTTACTTATGAGAATGGTGAAACACTCACGGTAATGGACGCTGCAAGAATTTATATTTCTCAAAAAACTGATTTAGATGAGAACTTCTCTCTATCCTTACCGCCGAAGACAAAACCATCCAGGGCCATCTCTGGCATAGCGATGAAGGCAGATGGAATTAGAATAATATCTCGCAAATCTGGCATTCGACTGGTGACTGAAAACGCTGAATCAGTAAACTCAAAAGGAGGGTCAGGTGCAAATGAACCTTTGGGTATTTGTTTGATAGCGGCAAACAAGGCAAATGAGTTACAACCATTAATCAAAGGCGACTATCTAACTTTGTTGCTAAAAGAGATGTTAAACAACCAGGCACAAATCGCGGGGGCCATTACTTCTTTGAAGAAGGATATGATTGAGGTGTATGGTGCAATACTAAATCATGAGCATGTTACACCAACAGCCGGAGTATCGGTTAAACTACCAGCACTAACGGTCAAGATGTTAGAAAAGGTTATGAAATTAGTGTCTGTGGATACTTTCTCTGCTTTCTCGCTACAGCAAAATCCTGAAGTAATAGAAAAAACTTACTTAGAAGATGGTTCAAAAGCTTCCATAAAGAGTAAGTATAATAAGGTTAATTAATATGACAACATTTAGAAAGAAACCATTCACATACAGAGATCAGAACGGGAAAGAGCACGAATCAGCAATCACTTTTGAGTTGCCTATGCAAGCGGGAGCAAGAGGTCTTGCAGTTCATGTTGTAAAATATTTCCTTGGAATGGGGGATCTTGAAACCACCAGCGCAGAGTTTGATGCAGTAACTGAAAACGCACTGGTACAGTTCCAGGAAGACAACAGAGCAAGAATATTTGAGATAGGTAAATATGGCATGGACACAGGCACGGATGCAATTATCAACATTGACTTGCCAGGCGGATTCATGTCAGAAAGGGGTCAAATCGGAGAACCAACTTGGCAGGTATTGAATGAACTTGGACTCGGACGTGCTATGCAATCGCTCATATCTACACCAGCATTTTTGAATCACCTGGCTGGATTGCCTTCTGGCGGCGACCCATCAGAATCTTTCCATACGCCATCTTCAGAACAAGATGCACCGAAGATTGTAGGAAATTATGTGTTGTACAAACTCCAGACTGATATAACAAGACAAACCATTTCAGCTGCAGGATACAAGGACGCTGATAAATACCTTGAAGAAAATCCAGAAGTTAAGCAGCAGATGTTTAGACAGGCAGTTACTGAAACTTTTGAATTTTACGGGAAAGAAAAAACCTGGACCATAGATGCAGGCAAACGAAGTTTTGTTCCAATCGTATCACCCCTGCAGGACGCCATCGATGATGAAGATCTGCCGAGACGACTTTTTGAAGAAATCTTGCAACACCAAGGTAGGGTAGGTGGATATGATTTACAGATCAACACAGAAGGGGAGGACAATCTGCAAGAGGGGTTAGACCGCACCGCCAGCGCAAATGGTTTTGTTAGTGGAATGAAATTTACCTTTACGATAGATAGTATGTCCTTAAATGAGCAATTGAATGGAGAAAAGGTAGATGTCTTGTTTGGACAAAGTTTGGATTATGGCGCAAGTCCAGTATTTGCAGCAATCGTTTCCCTAGAGCAACCAGGCGCAAGACCCAACTCAACATACTCTATGTCCATTCGCATAAGAAAGGATATGTTTAATCAGATTCGTGGGGGTGCTGGTGCCGCAGATTTGGGAGGAACTGTCAATGTATTGGACCCAAACAACGTTGCAGCTGCCGCTGCGGGATTCAAAGCAGCAAAGGATTTTGTAAATAATGATCTTGGAAAACCACTCACTGGGGATTTTTGGAAACGCCAAGGAAGTTCCCTTAAGTCTGGCGCAAAGAAGTGGGCCGATGGCAAGAAGATGCAGGCCGAAAAGGCCGCAAAGGATTCCGTAAAGAATCTCTGGAACAAATCTCGCACTGGACAAGGTGCAAGCCAAACAAAGCGTGATGAGGCTACCAAGGAAGAGGTAGAATCCGCCAACGCTGCCAGAAAGGGAGAAAACTCTCTCGTAAATCCTGGAATTTACACAATTCAGGAAATTCGCGGACACATAGAAAAAGTTTCGGAAGAATTGGCAGCATTTGATAAAGAAATAAAGAAATTTGAAGAAGATAATAAACCAAACCCAAAGGCAAAAAGACCTTATAATAAGTTTGCTCAAAATCCGCCACCACCACCACCAATCTTTCCACAAATAGATCCTGTGGTCGAATCCAAGAGGTTGATGAATCTCATTGCCGCCCTGGAGGGGTTCCTGTCTGCTAACGGAAGGACTCTCAAGGTTGGCCCTACTAGTAAAGATAAATTGGAGATCTACTTTGATGAAGTGAAGAAAAAGGTAGATATACCGTTACCTGTAGATGGCACTGCCCAACCAGAGATGACAGCACCAGGCACTCCAAAACTTAGTCAAAATGTGGAGATGGTTGTTGGGCATAGAATATACAAAGTTATACACGTTGACAATACCAACGCTAAGGGCAAGAGGAAGGAGTTAACGACAGGAGTTACTGACTTTACAACAAAAGATCCGTTTATTTATCCCGCAACGGTGTCGTACCTGTATTCATTAACCAGGACATCTGGCGAAGACAGTGCACCAGAGATAATAAAATCCTTAAGACCAAACCCATGTAATGAAGCTGAAAAGATACCTGCTGTTTTGTTTTTTAGTAGATTTCACTACCCAGTGCCGAATTTTGTATTTAGGCCAGGCAAGGCAAAGGGGGTGAATCTTAGACTAGATTTTGACCGACGCGGCATAAAAACAATCGAAGCACACATCTTGGAGCAAAAGAGGCTTGCCAATAGAAGTCTCGATAATCTTTTGGAATCAACATTTTTTGAACAAAAGGGAAAAACTATTCAAACTTCTGATGTGTATCCAAAATTTGGTGAAATCGCTTGCAACTTTGAAGATATGTGGAGAGAGTTTTTGCAGAAATGGGATCCTCAAATGATTCTTTGTGATTACAAGAAGTGTGTACCAGGATTAGATGATATAGAGTTTGACTTACAGTTTAAATTTGAGATTCCTTCTTTGCCTAAGTTGCCAACTTTTAACCCGTTGCACTTTGTTTTGCCTCAAATGAAAATTGCATTATCTGACATGATCATATCTTTCATTTGCGAAATGGTAAAAAACATCTTAGAAGCAATTTCATATCCAGACTGTGTCGATGCTTTGCAGTACGGCGCCGCCCAATTGTCTAAGTTGAATGATAAGAATAAGGAAAACCCGTTTGCAAATGCTGAACAAAAAGCAGATCTGGCAGAAAAAACCTCAGAAGTTTTAAGTAATTTAGGTATTCCGCAAGATGTTTTGTTTGGAGAGTCGGAAAGTTCTATATCTTCTTTGTTTGATTCTATAAGTTTGGTACTTAGACCATCTGAGTTGTGTGATTTGTTGCAAGGACAGGCAAGTCCAAGCGTCTTGACTGTTGTGTTGAATGTTATAAAGTCTTCAGATTCGCAACTAAAGACAGTTATGAAAACTCTTGCAGAAATAAGTGAGTTCTTTAGAGTGTTGGGACAAGTGGTAGACCCCTATCTTTGCGATCGATTGCGAGAAATAGAAGAAGTCATCGTCGCTGATGCTCTTTGTGAAGAAAGGTCGGGCATGGATGGGTTGAGGAAAAGGTTGGAGCAAGCTGGAATTTCAAGTAAAGAAATTGCACAACAGATGAAGGGTGCTCAAAAAAGAAGAGATGCGCTAAGAAAGATAGCATCAGATGGTAATTTCGACTCACTACTACCAGGAAACCTGCCATCAGAACTAAAAGCGAAAGACATGCCAGGACCATATAGTAACCCTCATCACGATAGAGTTGCTAAGATGGCAGTTAAGTCCTTGTTAAGTAATGTGAAGAGTGCATTTAGTTTGGAAATAACAGGAATCCCAGACGCCATGGTCGATATGAACGAGTCACTAATCGCACCTGGAGAGCCAGGATTTAACAGCAAGGATTATCTGTATTATAAATATTACACAACACAGGTACAAAATTTAGAAAATCAGTTACCTGCTAGAAAGGCAGGCAAAATAGCGACCGCCAGATCAATTAGTCCTTTCGATCGCTTGAAGGTCATTTTATGGTTTGAATCTATCGGCATACCCAGGGAAGAACTGCAGTATATGCAATTTTATTTTCAAGACAATTCTACGGATGCCGAAGCGATCCTACTCAACCCAACGGGCGACTCTGATCCTGAGAAGGCTGAGCAGTTGGCTGATCTCATCGAAGAGAAGATTACAGGGTATGTCATAAAGTATTCAAAAGAAGATCCACATGTGTTTCCTGAGATGAGAGACATCTCCTCAAGTGATGTGACTACGGTTACGAGAAAAACAACTGCAACTACAGGATCTCCGTATAGAGAATTGCACGTCAGAGTTATGACTAGACCGAGTGAATTCCAACCAGACAATGTTGATAGTAAATCTAACACGCCTAGTAGGATATCAGCAGGATATTCCGACATGCCATTTATCTCCAGTCAGATGAAGGACTGCTATAGGGTTTCATATATTGTCAATTACGCATCGGATAATTTTGAAAGCGTTTACTTTAATAAGGTTTACAAGGAGCAACTGCCTGCGGAATACATTGAGGCAAGAAAGCAGTCCATCGACATACAATCAGATAAGCATGTTGACAAATTGTTGAGACCTGGTGGTTTCGCAGACTTGTATATCGAAGGGTTAAAGAAAGTCTCGGATAACAAATCGGAAACAAATCTCGATGTTTATGAGGAAAATTCGATTAGAAATCATATTTCTGGATTTATTGAAGGAAGTGGTGGGTTGACACTCGACGCCGACGGCGACGGAGACATAACTGGAACCGAGCGCATCGTTTATTTGTTAAACTTAATTGCTCAAACAGCAGCGACTCGACAGGACGGGTTTTCTATCTATGAAGGTTTTTCAGATGCCTTTAATTTTCACATTTCAGACTTGGTAAAGAATTCAAAATACTTTTCATTTGATGAAATGTATCAATTACAGCAAGATATATCTAAAGATTTCATAGTTGAGGGGTCTCTACAGGGGAAACCGTGTTATGTCCCGAACCCGAAACTGCTGGATTTTGAAAAGATAGTTGAGGATTTTCTAAGCTCATATAAAAATGAAACTGAAAAACCAGAAAATGACCCACAATTTAGAGACTTCACTGAACCAGGTCCACTTCAAACCTCTTCTGCTGCTGGTCTATTTGGGTTGTATGTCAAGTTTTCATGTATGGAGATTATTTTTAAGAGCATGTTCTTGTTTTCAAACTTTGGACCCAAAGGCGCCTTCGACTCTCAGTTTATGATTGATTATGTTGTAAATTATGTCATGAATGACATCGAAAAGAAGGTTAATTCTACGAGTATTAAAGACAAAGTCATAAAAACAGTCAAAAAAATAACAAAAATGGATGACGAAAAAGCAGCATTAAGGTCATTAATACTCAAAAACATCGATACGAAATCTATTGAAGAATTCGTAACAAAAGTATTTGATGGTAAATATGCTTCTTTTTCAGAAAAAGTCAGGAATGAGATTGCTGAAAATGCGAAAGAAGTTCCTAGCATTGACAATTATCCAAAAATAATTATCCAAGAAGATCCGACGGATGCATCTGCCCGACGAGAAGACCTGGAGGTGTTAAGACAACACTTGGATAAGGTAGAGAGGATACGCTCGTCCGATTGGGTCCTCGACCACCTCTCTCGCCATGCGCGCATCCGTGAACTGAGACGTCTGGCTGAAGAATCTTCGGATATTTTTGCAAAAATATCCTACACGCAGCAGGCCGATGCAATGGAACAAGACGCCCTAGGCATCACTTTGCAAGAACGCGCAGATCAGAATGTTTATGATCTAAGGTGGGCAACAGAATATACCAACAATTTACTTGATGGGTACAAGCGTATGCCCGTCGCCGCAATAATTCCAAACATATATGATAGGTTTGCCTTTGAGGGATACTCAGAGGAGTTGATTCAGAAAAAGATAAACTCTGGACACTTCTGGATGGAGAAATTCTATAGAATAAAGAATTTTCCAGAGTTTTTTAGGATTTACAATGAATTGTACTTAGAAGTAGACTCGGATCCTTTGCTTCGGAACATACTCAACATCGGTACCAACCCCGAGACAAGTTTGTATTCCGAATATGTTTCCCCAACTGACATGGAGCACCTACTTTTTGGCGCCGAAGATACTGACACTAGAGTGGAGAGGATGCAGGCACTTGAGGAAAATCTGGAGAGAAATAGAGTTGAATATGATTTTGTTCAGAAGTTTTATCTAAAACTAATAAGTAACTTTTTTGCTGGACGCCCCACTCTGCCTGCGTATTATGTATATGATTCCCCATCCGCCCGACAGATTTGGCACTCTGGCCGCTGTTATAAGTCCATAGCAATTAGGATGATGATTGACATAGGGTTCGCTGCCAAGAAACCAGAGAACGTTATAACTAGGCATCCCGATGTGGAAAGCGGCGGAACCCCGTTCGGGTTCACGGCAAACATTTCTGGTTATGGTATAAATTGGGGCAATCCAAGTCCGAGAACTATAGAAGCAGCAGAAATAATAGAACCACTATCAGAAGACGCAATATTGACAGAACTTGACTACGCCTACAGGTCTGGACAAGTATCCAAGGGAGAACTTATAGAAAGAGTGTTGTTTATTATTGACGACGTCAACGCAGACGACGGCGCGTTTGACGCAAACCGCGAAATGCTCCGAACTTGGAGCAATAACATAGAGGGTCCAGAAGCGCTTCCCAAGGCATTCCCTGGCGTCGGCACACTCACGAGACCATGGGCCGAGACGTTTCATGCTCAATGGTCAAAGTTAGGTGCCTATAAGTGGCTAGGGCGCGAGTTTGTTTTCGAGCAAGAAAGGTACAGTGATAATCCAGGGTACGCATATAAAGACATCCCCAGACGACGCAAGGCGGAACTTATTGTTGAATGTTTGACAAATATGATAGATATCATACACAACTGGCCGACAAACACTTCAGAAGAAAACACTATCAAAACAAGAGTGCACTGGAGAGATGACCCCAGAATGCCTCGCGGTTCTGGGTACTACGACAACGCAAAGGAAATTTTTGAGCAAGTTGCTACAGCAAAGAGGTCGATAGACTATGCGAGAAAATGGTATTATTCTTTACGAGAAGACAACGCCGACTCGATGAAGGTTAATCTTGATGACTGGAGGATCGGTTCCAATCCAAGCGGATACGGGTCCCCGCCCAGCACTCGCGGAACACCTTGGTATGGCGGCGGCCGCATGCAAAAAGCGGTTCTGGACTATTACATCAGCAGGACTTACACTCCTATTTTGGATGAAAGGCAGTTTTCATCACCCAAATCCGCCAGCGGTGCTTTGGCTATTGGAAAACCAGTAACATGGAATTCACCATCAGGGGTACAAGAAGACGAAACTTTCAATTTGGATATTCCGATAAACGAGTTCTACGCGAGTACTATCGTGCCAAAGCAACAAGAGTTATATGATTTTCTAAAAAGCAACCTTCAAATCGGCGGCCGCCTCATGATGGGCCAAAAGGCATATCGTCAATACGAGAGACCTGCTACACCAGCTGGCGCGGGGTCTTCCGAAGTATCTGGCATCAACGTTATGGAAACAAAACCATCTGATATATTTGCAGATTTCCGCCCACATGTAGATAGACAAGTCGATATGAGTTCAGTCGATAGTAGAACTGTTGGGCTTATGTCCGACGGATCTCTCTTTAACAGGAAGAAATGTTTTCTTGCATATGCTGATAAATACCCGCTGAATACTGCCGAGGGCCCAACAAGTTTAGACTATAGGTCATCTTTCTATAACCTGGCATCGGTACAATCTTCGTTTCAGACTTTGGGGTCTGCTATGGTTTCCAACAGTTACATGCCTATAAATATTTTTGATGATGACGTTAAGAATACTCTTGTTTATTCTATACCAATTCACGAGCACATAGAGGATGTTGGGTGTTTGGATGATCTGTATGCTGAAGAGTCAGAGGAGATTTTCTTTCCGATGACACCATCCCAAACAGGATTCATAGGACTGCAGACAAGAAGGGAGATGATTAGGGATCGCATTTATGCACTAAAAGAGGAGAGTATCGTAACAAACTTACTTGCTCTCGGACCAGTGGATGCATCGATGGGATCACGCCCCATCAATGACGCGCCTGTTAATCATCCTGCTAACGTTGCCTTGAAGATATTGTTTCCGTTAGATAGGTATGTTGGAATACATACCCTGCAAAACAGTATAATTTTTGATGAATTCAGGTCCGATGACGGTCTTTTAACTGCAACTAAGATGGCTTGCCTCGGGTATATGGGCATAACGGGAACTGCGCATGAACCAGAGGTTATATTCCCAGAGACTGATATTGATGAAAGTAGAGCGTTTGATTTTGGGGCTACGATGGGCGACTTTTGGAAAATGTTTTATAAAATATTAGAGAAACTTGTGAAACAATCTTATGCCCGTACCGTCAGGACCGTCGGCCGCTTTGGAGACCCCGCCTATAGAGATATGAGGAAACAATACAGGGAGGATCCTTGTGAAATGAAGTCTGGACTGACAAATGAGTTAGTCGGACATCCCATTGTTGATGGTAATTATGATGGTGACTTGGATCGAGGATTTGGTAAGAAGAACGGCAAAAAACAATATGTTCCTATTAACTCTCTACCAATAGACATCTTGTTATCTACATTGCCTACTCCTAGCTTTTCTGATATTGCTAAAGTCTCGAAACACGTAGCAGGGTTGACTACGGGATCCAACACCAGGTATGGATATCCACTAGGTCCTTTCGGTCTTCTCGCACTTTCCGCGCCACAAATAACTGGCGAGACACTAAGTAATATTAAAGAAAGAAAACAGTGCGAAACACCAGGGGAAGAAGAAGCAGAAGGGATCTGCAAGGACAAGGAGGGTGAAGATCAATGAGTGTGGGAATCAGCCCAAAGTTACCAGTTGCTGTCTCAAAAGCAGAGGGATGTATTGGATTAAACAAGACCTTGGCAGAAAACACGAAACAAAACCTAAAGAATTTACTTTTAACTAATCCAGGCGAAAGGGTGATGAATCCAGACTTCGGCGTAGGTGTAAGAACTTTTCTCTTCGAAAACGAATCACATAGGGTGGTAGCAGAACTTGAAAACAGGATCGCAACCCAGATTGACACATACATGCCTGCGGTAGTTATAAGAAATTTGAGCGTTTTTATCGAAGAACACGTACTGAACATTAAGTTATCTTATAACATAGAGGGGATTTTGTCTGACGATATCCTTAATTTATCATTAGATGTAAATTCAGTTCGATGACTATTTATAGAGAGGATTTTTGATGCCAAAGAAGAAGATACCCATTTCATACACAGCGAGAGATTTTAATTCAATAAAGGCACGCCTTGTTGAGCACGCCAGAAGATATTACCCAGACACATACCAGGACTTTTCGGAAGCATCTTTCGGGTCTTTGTTATTGGATTCGGTAGCTTATGTTGGAGACGTTTTATCATACTACTTGGACTACCAGGTAAATGAAAGTTTTCTAGAGACTGCTGTTGAGAAGCAGAACGTGATATCTCTTGCAAGATCAATGGGGTATAAATACTCGGAAGCAATCACATCTTATGGTATCTGTGAATTTTATATTACAGTCCCAGTAAATTCAATAACAAATACACCAGACACAAATTATATACCCGTCTTAAAACAGGGGAGTGAATTTGCAAGTGTTGATGGCGGCCGCTATACGTTGATTGAGGATGTTGACTTTTCATCACCCGAAAACGAAACAATCGTCGCAGCAACCAACCCAGATACGGGCGCCCCTTCTGAGTACGCAATTAGGGCACTGGGTCAGATAAAGTCTGGATTCGTTGAATCGATCTCGATTTCTACTGGTGCGTTCGAAAGATTTAAAACCATCACTCTTAATGTGGAAAATGCTTCTGAAATCGTTGATGTCGTTGACGAGGAAGGGCATCGGTATTACGAAGTGGATCATTTATCGCAAGATGTAATATATGTCGACTTGGCAAATAGGAACCCAGACAGCGAGAGGGTTAAAAATATCATAAAACCTTTAACGGTACCGAGGAGGTATGTTGCAAGTTTTTTTCAAAACGGAGTAGAACTTCAGTTTGGTCAAGGTAGTGATAATGATATTATTTCGGGATCTTACGAAGATCCTTCAAAAGTCGTATTAAATCAGTTTGGAAGTCAGTATGTTTCTGATAACGAGTTTGATCCGACAAATTTAACGTCTACAACAAAAATGGGAGTCTCTCCTGCCAACACAACATTGTCAGTCAGAGTAAGGAGAGATGATAAGGACGTGACAAATGCAAGCATTGGAAGCGTGAATGTCGTCACAAACCCTGTGCTTGCTTTTCCTGATGAGTCAATCTTGTTACAGTCCAAAAGAAGTCTGGTTGTCACTTCTGTAGAGGTACACAACCCAGAGCAAATTTTGGGAGATCTGGAAATTCCAGATACGGATGAAATTATAGTTAGGGCAAAAAACCAATTTGCTTCTCAAAACCGTGCAGTGACAATGCAGGATTATAAATCTATGGTCTACAGCATGCCAGCGAAGTTTGGAGCAATAAAGAGGTGTGCGGTTGCTGTCGATAAAGATTCTTTTAAGAGAAACATAAACCTCTATGTCACTTCGGAAGATTTGAGTGGAAACTTGACTGATTGTAATTTGACCCTTAAGAATAATTTAAAGACCTGGATCGAGCATTATAGAATGATGGCGGATACTTTTGATATCTTGGACGCGAGAATAATAAACATTGGGATAGATTATCAGGTCGTAACAGACGGAAGTTATACTTCGTCCGAAGCAATCACAGTTTGTAACAGGGAGATTTCTGAATATTTTAGAATCCACCCAGAACTTGGAGAAGCACTGTACTTAAACGATATTTACAAACTTTTAGGCAATCTAGATTTCGTCGTCGACGTGACGGATGTCTCGGTACGAAATATGGAAGGAGAACAATACTCTACTCTCTTTTATGAGATAGAACAGAATTTAAGCATGGATGGTAGGACTCTAACTATTCCGTTTGATCACATATATGAACTCAAGTATCCCAATGCAGACATTCAGGGGACCGTATTATGAGTATAAAGAGGTATTTTTCAAACGGCGACAACACGATCAACAATGCATTTAGTTCAGTGTTGACGACCAGGGGAACGGGATCGAATGCAGGTCGTTCAGATATCTTAGAAGTTTTTTCTATATTTGGACAGGCTTCGTCTGGATCATTGGAGAAATCTAGAGCACTCATAAAATTTGATATATCAAAGATCGCAACAGATAGGACTAATTCTACTATCCCCGCATCGGGCAGCGTTAGGTTCTTTTTGAGATTACATAATGCCGAACATGGTCAGACTCTGCCAAAGGATTCAACCTTGGCAATCTTACCAATTTCAGCTTCTTGGGATGAAGGGTCTGGTCTGGATATGGAGGAGTATTCTGACCTTGACGTTTCAAACTGGATATTTCGAAATGACACAAAGGTGGCGGATATAACAGATATCAAATTTGTTTCAACAAACCTATCGCATTATGATGGCAAATATTTTTCAGTTCAAGTCCTAGATGACAACAAAGAAGATCAGAGATACAATTTTTGGTTTGATAACGATGGAACTGGTTCAGCACCATCTCTTGACGGCACGGAAGTCGAGGTTCAATTAGACCAGGCAGGACCAGCGAATGTTAGAAAGTTCGCGAAACAGGTAAAGACAGCTGTCGACGCACTTGTTGGTGTAAATCTATCTGCATCTATCTCAAACGAAGATACGGGCGATTCCACAAACGCAACAGTTAGACTCACTAACACTGTTGTCGGTGGCACCTCTGGATCCATTATACCAGAGAGTATTTCAAATTCGTCCCACTTTACACTGACAAAAGTTCAGAGAGGTGGTAGATCTCGCTGGACCACCCAAGGCGGTGACTTTCATGAAGTTGGATACACTGCTGGAGAAAACCTACCACACTACAAATTTGATTTGACCGATGGAACAGAAGATGTGTTGGTTAATATAACTGCATTGGTCGAAGAATGGATTGCTGCAGAGTCGACCGTTGATCCTGATCGTGAGAATTATGGCGTAATGATCAAGATGTCAGGGTCTTATGAGGATGGTTCTCGACAGAGGTCATACTACACTAAGAAATTTTTTGCTAGAGGTACGGAGTTTTTCTTCAAGAGACCTTGTATCGAGGCGAGATTTGATGATTCGATAGGAGATGATAGAGCAAACTTTTACAAGAGTTCATCTTTGGCAACAGGACCCGAGAACCTAAACCAGTTATACATGTACAACTATACTCGCAGGGGGTTATCCAACATTCCAGCACTAAAGACTGATCCCAATGGTGCCGATCAATCTACAGGCGAAGCGCTAATGAGAGTTAGATTGTATCCAGACCTCAAGTCTAGTTCAAAAGCAATTGTTCTACCAGTTGGAGGCGGCGTTCAGGATGGACGCGCAAAGGCAACTATAACCGTTGCTGGTAATCCTGGAAATGCTGAGACTTTTACGATGACCGATTCTGCTGACGCATCCGTTACGTTTACATTCCAACAGGGGAACAATTCAGTCGCAGCAAATAGTTCAACCACGTCCACTGTTGGTATTTTCTCTGTGCTTGGCAACAATGCTGGAATTGCAGAAAGAATACAACAATCTATTGCGAACACCAGTTTAGCAGTTACCGCAGTAGACAACGGCGACGGTACCGTGACAGTCACCCAGAACGCTATTGGAACCGCAGGCAACAAAGCGCTTAGTATGGCATCGGTGACGAACGTATCAGTGCCAAGCAATACCTTTGCTGACGGTCAGGCACAAGACTTTGCGGAATGTTACTTACATGAAACAGGGATTTACAGCGCATCATTAGCAACCACAGGTTCTCACACAAAGGTTTATGATGTCTGGTCTCATACGGATAGTAGTCACAATGGCGGTAAGCATGAGTTGTTTACAGGATCCGCAATATATGTCAAGACACACACACCTCTCCCATATAGCAATGCAGATGAAGAGTATGTGGTGTCCTTGTCTAATCTAAAACCTGTGTATAGAACCAAGGATAATCCATCATTGAGACTTAATGTGAGAAGAAAAGATCACCAACCAAACATATATACTGTAGCAAGTAATAAATTACAGAATGAAGTGTTGTATAATGTATATTATCGGGCGTATAGGGTTATTGATGGAGAGGAGGTTGTATCGTATGGTTCAGGAAGTATTCCACACAGTAAGATGTCATATGATTCAAGCGGAAGTTTTTTCAAGCTTGATATGTCTCTATTTGAGCCTGGGTACATGTACGCACTAGAGGTCTCTACGGATAGTTATGGTCAAAACATCGTTAATAAGGATGAGTTTAAATTTAGAGTTGAATAATTATGAGTCTTAAAAGTTTATTTGGAAGAGGTGGGGGTTCTCAAAAAACAGAATCCAAAAGAGATTTTTCGGCGTACCTATCGGACGTGGAGTCCGTTGGATATATTGAAGAATATATCAAGGATAAAGTTCGAGTAAAATCTCACACAGACTTTTCTGTTCCAGAAGAATTTGTTCAATATGGTTCCCTGGAAGAATACTATGATGCAGGTATAAAAAGAATCCAGCAACTCTACCCTTATGATGGTACCTTAAGAGAGAAATTAAGATTCTTCAATGACTCAAGTGGTTTCGACCTACATCTCTTTGAGAATGAATATCCAAGAACAACAGGGTACATTAAACTTTCGGAAAACAGAGCAGGCGGTGGTTGGGGCACTAGAACATCGGTATCTGGCAACTATGGCAATCCTGCAACTAAGGAATATATCTTTATCAAGGGTGGTCCGAACGTAGGGAACATATTTCACACTGCAAGTTCTAGGTTTTCTAATCTTGAAATTAATGGACAAAATGGAAATACTGTAGAGTTTTGGTTGAAAAAACCAGAATTTGTTGGAACGTCAAAGACCAAAAGAGAGGTAGTGTTTGACTTTACTACTACTGGTTCGGTTGAGGGTGAGCACAAATATGGTCGATTCACTATAGAATTGGACAGTAGTGATTCTGCTAAATCACCATTTCTTGTAACATATCAGTCTGGAACCACGGGATTTAAAGATGTCAGAGTTGGTAAACCTGCCCTTTACACGAGCGGTTCAGATGACGCATGGCACCATTATTCATTTACGATGCAAAATGTTTCTAGTTCGGTGCGACTTAGATCCTATGTCGACGGTGAATTGCATCAAACTATAATGACAGGCAGTTCCGTTGGCACCCTTAACACTGCAATGGTAGGAACAATTGGATCCCTGGTCGCTTACAAAGACGCCAGAGAATTGGGCGCAGGCAACGCTGCTAGTGACAGGCCACAATACCCTGGACGCGGGTATGGTAAGTTGTCTGGATCTTTGGATGAATTTCGATTTTGGAAAACAGCAAGGAACTCTAAAGAGGTTGGCAGATTCTACAATCATCAGATCGGCGCAGGCACCAATAAGAATGTGGAAAATTCATCATTGGGGGTTTATTATAAATTCAATGAAGGTCTGGTAGGCGATTCTGGAATCGACAATATAGTTTTAGACTACTCTGGTAGAGTATCTAATGGTGATTGGGTTGGATATGCTTCGGTAGGTCGTCACACTGGATCGGCAATTACGGAGTCCTCTGCCTCTTTTAAGGAATTCAGAGACCCTATTCTGTACTCCACGCATCCAGACGTGGTGGCATTTACGACAAGTTCATTGGAAGAGGGGTATGCTTTTGACCTAACCAACAATTCAAGTCTTTATTATTCAATCCCAGATTGGATCGTTGATGAAGATGGTCAGGAGAACGGACACGAATTAAGAAAAATAACACAGATCATGGCGAGCTATTTTGACAGTCTATTCATTCAAATAAAGGAAATGAAGGACGTCAAGGAAAATAAATACCCAGACCTTAAATATAAACCGCACCCGTTCAACAATGTAAAGTTGGAGTCTTTGGGTCTTGTCACTCCAGAACTTTTCTTGGACAAGGATACGATCAACATTTTCAATGATCGGAATGAAGAAGACAAATTTAGGGAAAAATTACACAACGTTAAAAACTTTATATACAACAACATATACAATAACATTAACAGTATTTACAAATCGAAGGGAACGGAAAGATCATTTAGAAACCTGTTCAGATGCTTTGGTGTAGATAGTGAATTGATAAAGATGAATCTTTATTCGACAGATTCTGTATATCCGCTCGAAAACAGTTACATTCATTCAACAGTGAAGAACAAGTATGTAAACTTTGATTCCGAATCGAGTACAGACGCAACCGTTTTTCAAACGGCTAGTCTACCAGGCACTTACAGACAAAAGGATGCAAGAGGGTATGTGACGGGATCTTCTGCTTTACCAGCTGGATCGACAACTCAGGCACAGATATTTTTCCCCAATAGATACCCTATAGAACATGATTTTTATCGCAGTACGCCGTTGAGTTCTAGTTTGTTTGGTTGTCACGCAGTCCGCACCAATACTGCAGGTCAGAACGGCACTTCACATGCTTGGACAGCTGTCGGAGACGATGATGCTAACTTTCAAGTATATGCAGTCAAAGACACTCAGAATTCAACAACTGCCAAGTTCGTCTTGACGTGTAGAAATGGTCTATTCGATCCGATCGAAACGGAGTTTATTCCTGATCTGTACACATCCAGAAGATGGCATGTTGCAGTTCGCACCAGGCTTGAAAATAGATTAAACCCAGATGCGATGAACGTTAGTGGATCTGCTACATCTTATTTCATTGAACTTGCTTGCATTAATGCAATCGGTAATCAGATAGACCAGCAGCACATAATTAGTAGTTCTATGTCTCAGGCAGTGGGCGCCGCCTTTACGCAGGCATCCAGAAGGTTTTATGTGGGTACGCATAGGACAGACTTCGACGGCGGCATATTGCAACGGTCGGATATAAAAGCAACAAATTTCAGACACTGGTTGACATTCTTAAGTGATGATGAATTACATCAGCATACGATTGATCCAAAATCTTTCGGTGTAACCAACCCAACTAGGGATATCTTGCCTCTAGGAAACGCAGGTGGGTGTCACACTCCTAGATCGGAATTGCTCACCATCAATTGGAACTTTGAAAGTTTGACAGGATCCAATACCAATGGTGAGATGTGGGTGACAGACGTATCTTCTGGTTCCGTAGACTCAAACCTTGTCGGTGGTTCAATCGAAGATACAATTAAGTATATGCATCCTGCAAAGGGTATATCTTTCGGAACGATAGGTACAGGCAGTATTGACGTTGAATTTGACCAGGCAGCCAAGTTACAACCACTTGAGAACGTACGCTCTGGCGATATGGTCAATATCTCCCTTAACGATGATGTAGTTTTCACAAGAGAGACGAAACCAACAGATTATTATTTCTCTTTCGAGAAGAGTATGTATGCAGTTGTTTCGGATGAGATGTTAAACTTCTTTGCAGGTATTAACGATTTCAATAACGCCATCGGCGCCCCAGTAGAAAGGTTCAGGCAGGACTATAAGGGTCTATCTAAGTTGCGTCAAATGTTCTTTGACAGAGTGGGTAACTCACCAGACATTGAGAGGTTTATGGAATACTACAAGTGGTTGGATTCCTCGCTTTCCGTTATGATCGATCAGTTTGTGCCTGCATCTGTTGCTGCATCTGAAGATATAAGAAATGTCATAGAGAGTCATATTCTAGAAAGGAACAAATTCCAGTCTAAGTATCCAACCCTAGAACTTAAAAAGGTTGAACCACTCGGACAGATAAGAGCGATTAATGAATTGTTATACGACTGGAATCGTGGACATGCTCCGTTGGGAAGTCCGAACAACAAGAATTGTCTATGGACAAGCGAGAGAGCACAACGAAATACAGACCTTTTTGTTTCAGGTACTTTGGAGACGGACTCGGATAGAGAAATTATCAGAAGGGCATCAATTACTTCTGTTTCGGGATCAACTTATGCAACAAGAAGACTATCCAGACCATATCGTTTAACAGTAGAGGACCAACGCCATGCGAAGGGTGGAGATAACACCTTTGGCAATAAAAAGAAAAGATTTTACACTGGCGTCACTTCTGCGCACGAGAAAACACATATTGCGGTCACAGCATCAGAAGCTGCTTCAACGGCGTGTAAGGACGTAATTAACCCCCACAAGAAGCATAAGATCCATGCACCAGCTGATATTGCTTTTACGCATAAAGATAGGGACATAAATGATATCGCTCCATTTACGATATACAGTAGTTCCATCGATGCACCAACTGATTACAAAGCGTCACTGTATCTTAATTTTAAGAAGGGTGTTGATATAACAAATTTACACTCTGACGAGTATGGTGACGACAGAGAGGTGACACTCCAGTCTCCATTTACAGAACGCTGGGTAGGCGGCAACGCTCATAGGCATCAAGATTTATCTGGGTCCTTATTGGGTAATATTGAAAACAAGAAGGATGGGCGTAGTAGATCCGAGGCGTTCAAGATTGCAACGGGTTTTGAATCAGCGACAGCAACAATTACAGTCAGTGATCATACAGAGATTAACACATCTGACACTATTCAAGTTATCGCTACAGACGGAACTGTAATAACGGCAACCGCACATGGATCCACAACTACAACTACGGACATCAATAATCCGACGTTTGCAGTAGGAACCGCAGCTGCAACCGCACTGGCCATCGCGGCATGTTTAAATGGCAATAGCAGACTGACCGCTGCAAGAATTGCCTCTACAGTCGTCCAGGTGACACAAAACGTGGAAGGTGCGAGCGGTAACACAACTATTACGATTACGGATTCTGGCGATCCAGGTCTGACAAAGACGGATTTTACTGGCGGAGTTGATGGATTATATGTTCTGCCTCCAAATGCAACGGGATTGGATGACTCAAATCTGCCTATTATAGATCATAGCATTCAACATGCGCAAGTTTTAAGAGGACCACTCGCAAAACGCCCTGTCAATATTGACAATATACAAAGCACAACATCTAGTATTTCCTTGGGAAATTATAACCATATGTATGATATTGTGCAATATACTTCGGAAGATCAAAGAAAAGATTTTCTCGTAGACAATCTTGAACAAATGACATCGTCAAATTCAACAGGCATTCCAGGCGTAAAAGAATTCGCTCGATTTGCCAGACCAGTCAGGAAAACAGTATTTAAAGCACGCTTTGCATCGCCAGGTGGCACAGAGGTGGCAGGAAATAGTAGAGGCGGACATGGGTTGGATAGAGAAACTAACCAATATTCTGTTTACAATTCCTTAAACTATCGAAATCTTTCTGTTAGAGGTCCGATGAATTTCTTGAGCAAACTGCCTCAGTCTGCTAGCAATAAAGACTCCAACAGTCTTGTAACAAACCACAAGGTTAATGCGAACCCAAGACACAGAAGGTCAATGTCAGGACAGAAGTACAGTGGAGAGACGGATATCAATAAGGATAACTTGTTCGTTCAGCATCCGATTCCACAAAACGACTATCAGTATGCTTGGATTACGGCGTCTTTAAACACCGCAGGTAGACCGAAGATAGAGTTTGCAGGGCACTTACATTCATTTACACAGGCTGCTCTGGGTGGCAACACTACAGGGTCATTGAGGTATGAGAGAACTTATGAGTTTTTATCAGCAAGTACGCCTTTTCCAGGCGCTGCCGCATTTGGGAACCCAATTGTAAACTATGCTGGAATCAATTTCCATCAGTATCCGCACACACTTACAAATCAAGATCTTGACGTCGGGTCAAACACATCGACCTTAACTTCGAGTTTGTCGACCATCACTGTATATAAGAATAATTTTGCCGCAGATAAAGCGATTACTGGAGACAGTGGGTATTTAGGCGCCCTCGGACCAGGACATCAGCTCACTGCATCACTTTTCAATATCGGGTTAGGGTTTACAACGGCGGTCTCCACAGCAACAGCAAATACGTACGCCGCCGAAGCTGTTGATAGATCGGGGTATTCAAAATCTTTTGTGGATTCTTTTATAGGTGCCACAGCTGTCTCCACAGGCCCAACGCCATTTCAGTATGGATGGACAAGTACCAACGGCGTATATCAAGCTTTAGCATTTCGCGGGACGGGATTGCCCCACACCGATATCACAAACCCGCCAGTATCGTCAGACTATTGGTCGTGGGTTGCGTTGTTCAACCCTATAACAACTCCAGGTTCGATTGATATTAATTTTGACGTAATCAATCAAACAAGCAGAAGCAATAACAATATGTATTTGCAATACAAGAAGTCTGGCGGTTCTTATGTGACAGTATTGGAACTGGCATCCAACAATTCTGACTTGGTTGCATCCGTCTCCAACAACCGTCATGATCGCACAGAGTATGTCCAACAAAGTGTAAGACTTTCAGGGTTGGGACAAGGACCAGAAAGACCACTGGAATTAAGGTGGATTGTAAGAAATTCTGACATATCGATGGACGGTTTGTGGTCTATTAGGAATATCGAAATTAAAGCAATTGCACCAGCGCACTTTCATACAATGATTTTAAGCAAGCAAGGCCCGTATGGTTATCCATCTTGGAAACAATTGAGGGTAGGACAAACTCAAATGGGTAGGTATTTGCGTAAAAAGAATATATATGCACCTCCAATGGAGATCGGTAGTCCGAGTAACGAAGGCCGACGCGTCGTAAGAACGAACACTCTAGGTAACTATTCATGGCCAGATAGTACGAATCATCGTAGGATCTATAATACAGATAGGGATGTTTCTAATTCTAGTTTTAGATTTACAGACCCTCCTGTTACATCAAACAGGTATCCGATTAAACTTTTTGGAATGGTGTTAGATTCCAAGGGCATCCCAAAGCTTGCAGTGAACAAGTTTGTATTTAGTAATATTGTTGGTAAATTCGCAACTGATAATTTAACTAACTTATTGAGAGTGCAGACTCCAGACGATCAAAAGATAAATCTCCTAGACAATAATATGTTGAGAGGGTTTGATTTAAGTAAACCAGTTACAGACTGGGCAAGGTTTGATATGGACATTTTTCCGAAAGAGGAAAATGCATATCTTGAGAGAACTAGACAAAGAACCGAGTTTAAAACTGATGATTTTTGGAAAACAGTGCGATCCGAACGTACGTTAACGAACGTAACAAATTCACAAGGAAATACGATTCCGAGAATGTCGATTTGGCCATTAGATGAACCTGATAATTTTAGAACAACAGCGCTGAAGACAACATCTGATCACTTGGGCGCTGACGGCGCAGGTGAGCTATTTGCGAACTATTCTGTTTTCCACAATAACTTACACTTTCCTAGTGCAAGTGCCGTCTTCGCGAGACCGTTCCCAATGCAAGCTACATCTAGTTTGCCTAACTCTTTCACAGTTCAAAGATTTATTTTGTCTGCATCATATTCGGCAGGAAAGATTTATGATCAAGGTCTCAATACTACGAACGTATTTCCCGAAAATGATCTTTTTTTCCAAGCAGCAAACACGACCAATTATAATTCAATAGGAGGCAGCGGATTCAACACAAGTCCAGGACTACCACCAGGATGGAAAACACACACTTATAATGGGTCTAGTTATGGAACAGCTAGTGGTCCAACTAACAGTGTCACCGAAGCACAGGTTGGGCCAAGAGTGATGTCAGATGATTTTGGAACCCCATCGGGACTTTCGCCAATGGCTTTTGTTGGGCGGTCTGTTGCGGTTTCGGCAATGTATGATCCTCCTAAGAGTTCTGAACATACGCTGTATAGATGGGTTCGAACTACTTCTTCATATGACTTTCCTGGCAAGATTACGTTCCTACTTAGGACTGGCGCCAGCACAACAGCTGCTGGCGGCGGTATTGTCCACAAATCAACAACGCCATTTTATGTACAAATCGGCGACGAAGATCAGTCTCGTGGTGATAGGGGGTACCGAACTGTTGCAACAATAGGGTCGTCCTCTGGAGATATTGACACATACGCCAGCGACACAGCGTATCAGTTTGTTGATGTACTAGTTACAGCGTCTTTGACTAACCAGAAGATACGATTTGTTTCTGTTGTTACGGGTTCAAGTGCTGCCAACGACATTTCTGGGCAATGGGCAATGAAGGCGCCGAATGTGTTTGAGATGAAGACCATCGAACGTGATACGTTTGCAGATCTAAATGTTGTAAATAATACTCTGGAGATGGCCATCTCAGACATGACTGCATCGTTTATAACGTCTTCAGTAAGAACATATACGCCAACAAATTCAAAGAAAGAATTGTTTACTCCTTTCGATGAAACCGGCCATTCGGTCATATCGACAACAAAGATTTCGAATTATGCAGATCTTCGTGGCAGGTTTTACACTGGATCGTTTGGCAACTCAAACAATACGAACACGCCTACATATGGATTTGAAGAGGCAAGTGGAACGTTCGCATATTTCCTACATCAATCAGGCGGATACCATATACAAAATATCTACAAGAAAGACGAAAGGGTAGATCATCACCTGTTCGGATCTCAATTCTTTAAGACCCCAGAACACTCTGGTCGAAATCCGTTTAATTTTGATAACTATAATGATTTTGCCCACCAGACTCGGTTGATAGCAAAGGACTTTTCTTTGGTGCCAGAATTCAGAATTAGTGAGCACATGGATCACTACATTAATACCGTAGGTGGCGCCGATCCATACTTTACGTGTAACGACTCTTTCCTAACCATCACTGGAGCAGCCTCTCCATCCAATAGTTCGATGGATAATTTTTATAAAATTTATAGTCATACTGATTTTGTAAAAGATTTTGAAGTCGTTGAAGAGCAGATGCTGGAAATAAAGAGCGCTACTCCACAGCGGTTAATGCTGAAGTGTAAGGCATTAAAGAAATTTTTACCTTACAAGGGATTGTACCCTGCGGATAGAATGACTCAATTAGCATCAGAATTTAGTTCCTCTTACAGTCAGCATGCTGATGGATTATGGAGAAACGTGTTAGCGCCTTATTACGCTCCAGGTATTGCATTTAATACAATCAAGTCGGGCATCTCGGTTGATTATCCTATTTTCGAACCCCACGAAGACAAGATATATAACCAGTATGGTGTCATGTTCCAATCCGCCAGCGTTACTTCATATATGATGACGGGTTCAAGTTCTGATTTTGATAATTTTCCGAAGGCAAACCCCAATCTATCAAGAAACAGAATTGAGATTGGTGGAGGCAGCGAATGGGCTAAGTCTCTGACAGGGTCCATCGCCAGCGGCAATCACAATGACAAGATTGGTGTATCGTTTTGGATGTATTTGCCGATGACTAATGCCCGAGGACGAGAACAGGATTGGCGTAGTTTCTCTATGGATTCGCTCTACCCCCTCCAGCAGTGTGGTACCGTGATTTCGCTTGGTAGTGGAGAAGTAGAAGATCAGGCTGCATTCAAGAAGGGTTTTCACCTTGGGTATGCTATTGATAATGATTCTCTCACTTATTCGGGATTTGAAAACAAAGCCCAGGCCCAGACTGGAGCAAATAAAAAGTTTAAGACCCACTTTGTTGCTGCTGGCGGAAATGGAAAGGATTTTTTCGTTATGAAGTGCACGCCACCAGATGGAGCAAGATTCAACCCTGGGTGGAACCATTATTATGTGGAGTTCGATTTAAACACGATCGACGTCGACAACTTTAAGTGTTTTGTTAATGGTCGCCCATATAGCACAGCCGCTGAAATAACCTCGTCAGCAGGGTTTACTCTTGATGGTTCGAGCGCCGCTTCTGTAGTTTTGGACGGTGAAAGAAATTGTTATCTAGGGTCGCATCTAGGAGCAGTAAAATCCCTAAATGCCGATAGTAATGTAGACCTCGGATTTCTCGGAAATACAGTTGATTCAACCTTGAAGCGCGGACTAGCAACAACCAAACCCTCTGAAAACATCATGACTGAAGTTTTAGTTTTCAATAAGCAATTAGACAAATATTCTGTTTATGCACTTGGGGGATCTAATCCCGACAACCCACCAGCTGGCGCAACACAGATCAGTGCGCTATCGCAGGGCGACACCGCCTCATCCGCAAAGTTTCAGTCTAAAAACCACGGATCTCAAATAGGTCCAAGAAACCCATATACTGTCTTGCCTCGATCCTTACACGATAACCTAGTGGCATGGTACCGACCTGGAAATGACACTGGGTATATGAAGGCAAAGTCAAGCCTTTATGCATCATCAGATTATTTGACGGATGCTAGCATGACAAACAATTTACCAGTGTTTAATCATGCATCTCCATTGTATAGTGGTAAAACTATACTTGCCTCATCAGGATCTTTCGAATCTAAGATCCCCGACACTACTGCTGCCCCTACATTGGCGAATCATCTTTCTGGCACCTTTTATGGATTTTCGACTTGGTCTGGATCCCTGGATCAGTCACCGAGTTGGTCAAGCAGATCCAGAAGAAGGTGGAACGGTATTACTGACATAACAAATCCAGCACAATATACTCTATACTATTATGTTCTTAATGGTGGCGAAATTGAGGGCAATGGATCAACTACTTACGACGCCCCAGCATTTAAAACTTGGTGGACTAATGCCCGCGACAACGCAGGTGTCAACTGGAAGGTTCTTGGAACAACCACCAGGTCACGAGACGGTTATATGGTAGAGTCTACTTTGAGAGACAACCACCCAGCTGGACTATCTGGAAGCGCAAACACTTTTGTTTCAGGGGCATACACTATTCCAACTTTTGTTGTTGGTTCTAAGTTTAATTTTACGGATGACGCCTCGATCCCGAGAATAGGATCTCCAGAATATCATAAACATTTTTACACTGGATCGATGGATATAGGTAGTGAACCCACTTCGCTGAGTTTGAATATAGACACGGGGATAAAGTCCGTTACAAGAATACCGTTTGAGGCAATTGTAGATCCTGCGATATACACTCCGCCCACAGTTTCTACAGAAGATGGAAATCAGACGTTGTTTTATGAAATGGAACCTCATCCGAGCGCAAGTCTCTTGGGTGCCAATACCGTTAAGAGAAGATTGACTGGTGATTTGTCTGGGCCAACCGTATGGTCGGGCAGTTTTAATGTCACGGGTGCAGTTCAAAATACGGATTTCGTCCGTGGTGTCGCTGCGCACTCGTCTTCTCTCGTAACTAAACTTGATCTTGATGCAATAGCATCGACAACAACGATGTACACCCGCGCCGCAAGTAATTTCTATGCAGAATGTTTGAACTTGTTTATTGAAAACAGTAAGGGTGTGACAATAAGGTCATCAGATGTCCCACAAGAAATCGACTCCAGTGTGAGCACCTATGAGGCAAGAGTTATACTTGGCAGCGGCCGCGGGACAAGTCGTGATAATCCAATGTATAACAATCCAGCAGCTTTCGGCCCGCCGTGCGACGTTGGTCGAGTCAAAACCAAGACGCCTGGTGGTATTAACTTGCCAAGATATTATGACAAACTAGGGTATGGGTTTGCACCATATTTGCCGCCTCATTATGACGGTCTTGCAGAAGCGACGTTAAAATTTACTCCAGACTCAAATACCCAATATAATTCAATAAGACAAATCCTTTCAGAAACTACTGTCGAATTTGAGAGATTCGTATCAGCAACGGGGTCCATGTCTTCTAAGGGATCTGGAAGATCCACCACAGACTCGTCAGTGACTATGATGATACCAGCTTCTGTAAACAGGGATCATGCCATGCACCTTAGTGCCAGTTTCAGTGGTTTTGGATTTAATGAAGATAGTTTTGTTCAATCATATAATTCTGAAACAGGGGATATTATTGAAAATAGAAGTTCTTTGGTACTTCAAACTAGATTTGAGTGTCCTACGTTTAACTTCACTGGCACCGCCGATGGAGATGTTGATCAACCAAGAACTTCAAAAACGACACAGACTTTGCCGAAAATAAAAGGGATCTGGCACCAGACAGGCAGCATAACAGGCAAGACTCGCCCGTCTGTTTGGATTGGTGGACCTAGAGATCGATCAAAGGGAGACCTATCTAAACTTATAGGACTTGGGATAGAACGTGAATATAACAAAATCGGTTCGCTCCCATCATCAAAATTAATCAAAGAGGCGGTTATCGCAGTTCCTTTTAAGACTGTTAATGGAGAAAAGAAGTTCTTCAAACTTCCAAAAGAGGAAGTATACCAGTCAGTTAGAAATTTGGGATTCCCAGAATATAGACTTGACACGGAAGATGCTCGCCGTGAACAGAGAGAAGCAGCGAATATTTTAGACGATGCAGCTGCCCGCAGATCAGGAGGGTCTTTACCAGGTGATGCATCGAGTGATAGGTTGGGTGATCCACCTAGAGCAATTACACCAAGAAGATCCATTTTCAAGATGGTTAAATCTATGATGGATTATAATATTCCACCGCACTTTAACTTCTTAAAATATAATGATCCGACTTCAAAATTTATTGAACCATTTGCAATGTATATATTTGAGTTTTCCGTAACGCTTTCACGTCAGGATGTAGCAAATATTTGGCAAAATGTGACACCCGACGTCGGTTTGGATTCGTACTATGGAGAGGGTTCTAGGATTATTAGTTCGCAAGTGGTTGATCATGAACTATTCGGACCAACCGACCTCATGGAGGATGGCGGGTTTGATGAAGACGTCCAGTGGATGGTATTCAAGGTTAAGCAGAAAGCACAAACGAATTACTTTAAGAAAAAGAAACTAGACAAACTTCCAGACGGACATCCTGAAAAGAAACTTAGTGTGGAAAATGATATATTTGAGTATGGTTTTAACTGGCCATATGATTACTTTTCGTTAATTGAACTAGTTAATATTGGTACTTCTATTGATTTTAAGTACAAACCCCTTGATTTGCAGTCATCTGGATTCGTTGGATTTAGTAAGGAGTAATAAGAGTGTCGTTTTTTAATAAGAAGGAAGATGTATTAGATATAGAACTAACTCAATTAGGAAAGTACCTGCTAGCAAAAGGTAAATTCAAACCAGTATATTATGTTTTTTCCGACGATGAAATATTATACAATGTAGAGTACGCTGGAGTCGAGCCTGAAAAAGCAAAAGAGACATCGACAAGAATTCAAAAAGAAACACAAAGAGTAAGAACTCACTATGAGCATGATGGTGTAGAAACTAGGATCCTTACTTTGAATGGGCATGAAATTAACAAACAGAGGGGTCTCGGATGGCAAGCTCGCAAAACGGGACGGATCGAGGAACTGCCAGCTGGCGAACTGTACGGTAATGATTTCCTGACCGAAGAGAAAATGGGTGCTGATGATAGAAATCTCGTAAGAAACATGATCGGCAACTCTCTCCTTGGCGAGCAGATTGTCCCGTCTTGGGATGTGGAAAGCATAATGGATGGTACGATGACGCAATTTAATGTGAGTTCCTCATCGCCCAACGTGGGAATAAAAAGACCCGTACTTACTATGGAAGTGGATTATAACCTGAAAGCAGAATCGATTCCATCAACAGACCCAGACTATGCACTACCGCCCGAAGAGTTCAGAGTAACCTATAGCGGAATCGAGGATGAGATAGTGTTTACAGACAATATGAGACTTTCCGTGGAGGACAATGCTCTTGTCCTTAGTTTGATCGAGCGCGCTACAGATTACAAGCGGGAAAACTTTGAAGTAGAGTTTTTTGAAGTTGAAACAAAAGAAGTTAAAGATAAACAAGGGAGTGCAGAAGTAGAATCTCTCAAGAGAATTTATACCACAAAAAATACTAGAGGTGTCATTTCCAGGGATTATATTGAACAATATTTCGAGTTGCTCGTCGACAGAGAAGTTGCAGATGAGTTTGGTTTGGACTTTTTTGGAACAAATCCAAATAAACTAAAGAATGGAATAAAGCAGGGAATAGAAGACGCAAGAAGATTTAAGACATCTGTGCTGGAACTTCCACCCCTGAGTCCAGATACAAGTGGGGAGTGTGAATAGGAGAATGACACAAAGATTTAGAAATTCTGATGATATTGTGGGACAATTTCTCCCAAAGATATACACTCGCAGAATAACACTGGAGGATACTAAGGTACCGAACAGGTTCGCTTCTGGTCTTTCAGAGGGGGCATCTCAGGACAGGAGGTTCCGTCCAGGAACTGCAATAACGGTTGATTGTCAAATTAGGGACGTTTTGAACGAAGAGGGGTTGGGCGTTATAACGAACAATCAAAATCCAGACGAGGACCCAAACCAAATACAAGACGAGATACTGTCTTCTTTGAAGGTTGCTGTACTCCTGTTTAGTGATAATGCCGCATTTGAGACCATGTTGAATACAATAAGATCTTTCAATGCGTTTGGGTGGCGGTTGGATTTGCCTTCAATAATGCCGACATTCGAGAACTACCTGCAACAAACAGTACAATTGTTAAACAGAACAACTGAAAAAGTGGTACTTCAAATCAAAGACGCCAGGCCCGATACTTTGGGTTTTGAGGTTAGAAACTCACAGTACCAAGAGTATGATATCAACAATAACCTGATAAACATTATTCCATACGAACACACCTTTAAAGTTGAAAATCTCTTTTTTGGACGTTGTGAAAACCTTTCGATGATTTGTTTTACTTATTTTGACTTCAGTTCTTTAAGTCTGGATGAATTGTCATCAGAAGAAGTAAGAAGGTTGGGTTACATGACGGGCGACATCACTGCAGATGTTATAACCAGAGGCAACCGCGTAGAATCTACAGCACTAGTCTATAAGGACGCTATAACGAAAGTGCCTTATTATGGACCTGTTCATAGTATGGGAAACGGTACACTCATGACAGGATTGTCTCATCGAGACTCCAGTAGAGCGCTGACCACTCACCAGGTGCCATTGACGAAGATACAGGACTTTCGATCTATGGAGAGATTGAAGGAGACGAACTATCAGCCATCGGAGTTTCAAACATTTGACGATTCAATCCCCTCTCTTGATTTGATAGAAAAGAATTATAAAGATTTTTTCGATGTAGAAGAAGTCGTTGTTGATTTTGATAGGATTGAAAAGGTTGCCAATATAGAATTCATTATTGACATGGCATCGATATACGAACAAACTAGGTACTATGATCTGGTTAAGTCAAACCCAACAAACGTGATGCTGGGGTACCCTGCTCTCTTAGATATTTTGGAAATAACGGTACTGAGGAGAAGGGTCACCAAGAGGTTGATCGGACATAACAAACTCGGAGCACCCACAAGAATCCCGTTTGATCAGATAGAAGAAGAGGATTTCGTTGTTGCTACGAGTGGGCAAAACGCCGCAGCCACAGGTGGGGTGAGTGCAAGAAATATTGTCACCAAGGAAGACCGCGATTCAAAGATAGTAGAGTTGGCAGTTCCAGGGTGGGCAGGGGTAGTAAAAAGGAAGTTTTTCATAGAAGACAGACAGGTGGCGGATTATCTTGGAACAGGTGCAGTTTTCCAGTATGGAATTAAATTGAGAATAAAGGATCCAACTAAAGATCGATTTATCAACTTGTTGCAAACGGCAAGAAGAAACTTAAAAGAATTAAATTTATACCTACAAGAATCTTCAATTCCTGTCTTTGATTCTAGGATGATTAGAAAAACAGATCCAACACAACCAGTTGGTATGGATGAAGTTAGAGATCCTCCACAATATGGGGAGACATTGCAGCAAGGGAATTACAATACGGTATCCAAACTGTTAGTTACTGATTTTGTTAGACGAGCAAGAAGAAAGTACAATCTTCAAGGTTATGTTGGTAATTATATAGAGTTAATAGATGTTGCTTTTGCAAAGTCTGAAGTTAGTATGTACAATTTCTCAAATCCAGTTCAGGGCAATGATGGCGAAAGAGGTATTGTGAACGAGGGCAACTTTGCTGGCATTAATGCTAGGCCAAAGGATCTGTTGATGTCTAGAGAAGGGATGTCTATGGATGCAGCCAACACTGCAATGTATAATATGATTAATCCTTCCAACGCCAGACCAGAAACAATTCAATCTTTTATTAAAACATACCAGGATCTTGTTATGGATCTGGAGGATTATTTTGATATTGGATATAAGTTCTCACTATCTAACGAAGGAAGTGGATATTCAGCGAGGGGAGATAATACGTTGAGTATGCAAAGATGGTTCTCTAATGTGGAAGAAAATCCAGATGGTTCAACAGATGAAGAGAGAGCTATCGAGAGCGATAATTATATTGAAATGGATCCCCTTCAAAAGGTGTTTTTTAGATTTTGGGGAGAGGGTGATCTACAGAGAGGTATGGGGATTCCTGAAGTCTCCGAGGAAACATATGAAGATAGGTTGAATAGGGAGAGAGCAAAGTTCTTTCCAGGAGGGGCAGTTGGTGCTGCAATGGACCGAATTACCCCAATGTCTATTGTTATCGGCGATGATGAAGTGTTTTTTGATGAAGACGAGATGAATAGAGAAGAGCAAGCCGCTCGCGCCCGAGAGAAAGCAGAGGACCTAAGAAGGCAACAAGAAGCAAAATCTCATCACGAAGCAAAACGCCTCGGCCGTGGACCCTCAAGACCAAAAATGAAGAGAAAGCGTCGTAAACGCCGAGCGATATTGGCTGCTCCAGAGCAAGGCAGGCTAATTAGTAATTTTGTACAAGAAATCAAAATGTACCAGAAAAGGTATGGCGCACCTTCTGCAAATGGTATCATTGGCGCTATGAATAAATCTAATCACCACGCATCCGATTCAGGCGAAAATTCTTCGATACCATCTTATAACGTTTATTTTAATTTTATGAGTTCAGTAACAGAAGAGATGGCCGATGCATCGTTTAAATACTCCAATTCAATTAAAGGACTTGAAGAATCGAACAGGACTCTATCAGATACTGGTATTGAGGAGTTCATCAGTTCCAACGTCGCGTGCGGACTTATGGATAACAGACCCGACGGCAACGATGTGGTAAATGAAGATAGCAGATTTAATAGGGAGGAGGGGATGTACCCAGGGTTGCTTAACTTTATTCGACAGGTGCCCGTTGAAGAAATACCGCAAATCCCACAGACTTCAGCACCAAATTTTCCAACTGGAAGAATTTTTGCAGAGTCCGCCAGAAGTTTTCGAAATGATCGAGTTTCGTTACCGACAACAGTTCTTCCGTTGCCACCAGCACCAGTGGCAAACCCAGCTGCGCCACAATTACAAAAACAAGTGAGCATTTCAACCAATGTAGATGTGGGTGCAGTTAAGGTAAAGGGATCAAAGAGAGGTCCATCACCAAGAACAGGCATGCAAACACGAAGTTCGGCAGCGCCTAGATCCGATATGCGATCTACTATGACGTCCCCAGCAGTGCGTACAGCAACGCGCACCACTGCGTCTACTGCATCAAGGGCATCGAGAGCAACTTCAACACAGCGTGTCTCTAGGGCACCCAGTGCAAGTTCACGCGCCACGTCGAGAGTTAGAACAGCAACGCCGAGAAGTACATCATACAACCGTGCCCCAGCAAGTACCGCCAGATCTTCTGGGCCCACAACCTCGGCATATAGGTTTTGAGTATGAGAAATAATAATTAAAAGGAATACTTAGTATATGGCAGAAGATACATGTGAAATTACAGAACAGATCGCGCAAGAGGAAGAAGAAGAGGAAGTAGATCCTGGACTTCAAAATTTGGGGTATGCTCTCGTGCCGCCTTGGTTCGTCCAGCCGAGCAGCGGACCAATATCCGAAGCGGGGAATCTGCTTGCAGGTACGACACAAGCGCAGATCGAAGCTGACGCTGCAATGATAACTGACGAAGGAACACAGGTTACCACAGAGGAAGTCGCAGAAATGATAGAAGAGCATGCCCCTATCTTGGGATATGAGCACTCTAACCGCGCCTCCACGGCCGCAAACATTGCAAGAGAATTGGGAGAAGACATTAGACCTGGACTACCAGGAACCGACATCCTCCTAGAGGACGACCTAACGCTAACACCAGTTGTGACTAACTTATTCTCTGCAGAAAAAAGTACGTGGGTGTTTTCAAACGGTACAATAGTGGGCGAAGGCACTCAAAATATCGACATAGAGACGATAAAGTTCAAATCAAAACCAAAAGAACTACTGGCATTCAGTCCGCTTTATCGTCCATATTCTTTTCCTAGTAATATTCCAAACGTTCTTCCACAGGTTGGAAATGGTAATTTAGATGTTTTTGATAATGTAAGGTGGGTATCAGATAAGATTTGGTTCAATGCAGGTCACGTCAGCGGCCCACATGAATATACTAGCATTGATGATGCGAAGGCATATCACGCCGCAAGGGGTGCGGATCTTTATTTTATAAACAGAAGGCAGGGGCTGGGAAGATATCAATGGGGCATGTTCTATTTTGATGCAAAAAAGAGAGCGTACTTGAGTTTGGTGGATGAATCTAAACTATATTCAGTTCCAGCGTCTGACCCATCAAAGTGGAGATTTTACGATCAAGCAAAGAACGAACCCTCTCTACGAAATAATTTAGGATTTAAGGTAAAGAATGAGGTTTATGTTATCGAATGCGAAGCAAATCGCGGAGATAATTGGAAATGGTCGGACTATTTTTATGGACATGTCCCAGAGCAAATATTGGAAGATATGGGAATAATGCGCGACAGACCTGATCAACTCTTCATTAGAAACGCTAGAAGGTCAGCAACAACCGTAGGTAATCCACTTCACTGGCGAAACATGTATACGGTACCCCACTACAGGGAGGTGGCAGAAGGGAAGAGTTTGAATTTGTTTCCTGTAATTCCTTTTTATGGAGACAATAGGTTCTTTCAACAGAACTCTACCGAGCCGATTACAGTAGCACCAGCAGAAGGTGTTGTTTACACAGGCAAAAAGGTTTTTGTTGATTATTCAACAAACGTAACAGATCTCCTGACGAAGGAGGAGTCCGACTTCGTAGATGTTGGTAGTGATGCTTATTTCGATATAAGACCCGTATATTCATATTATGATTGTCTCTATGAGAACATAATAACCCCAGTGGTTTCTGAGTTGGAGTTACCATCACCATACCAGGGGGCAACGCTGATGAAGGCGCTTTCGAACTCTAGAAAGGAAGGGGTATCGACCTTCTTACCAGAAGATTTCGATGAAGTGAGGTTCAGTCGACTATTAGCAGCTGATAGATTTTACGATCTGACAATACTATCTGATGCGACACCTTCTGACATATCCAGTTATGAACTTCAAAATGAACAGTTCAGGTTGATTCAAAACATGATGGATGGGTCAACAGAGTCTCAAAGAGCGTTTGTTGAGCATATGGCGGAATATTACGGACTGAATCCTGGAAACGAGGAAAAAGACATACTCCTTTCAGCAATACCCAGAGAGACTCTAGATGACTTGTACGAGCAAAGGTATATGAATCCCATGTTTGTGGAGATGGAATTTGGTAAAATAAAAAGATCTCAGGTTGCTTCGGCCCTTACCTCTGACGGGGGAGACGTGATCATAACCGATCTTATGAATACTCTTTCGAATCGACCATCATCAGAGTCGTTCGCAAGTTATGTCGATCAGGCAATACAAACATCCTTAAATCAAACAGCAGAGGTAATACCAGGAGACCTCATAAGGCATTCTGATACAATACCAATGAAAACAAGGATGATAGATATTTCTGATTGGTGGGCATCTTTCTTTAAAAGAGCAACAGAAGATCCTGAGCAAAGTCCAGTGGATAAATTCGCAACGATATTTAGATTATTGAAAATGAAAATGAAGATAAGCAATTTTGTTAACAACCATGCGAGAAGTTATGATCAGATCATGAATGGTGTGCCTGCCAAGAGTGAGGTTATGGGGTTTATGATTCAAAAATTTAAGGACGAAGAACTCATATCTAATTTTTACATAATGTCTGATAACGACAGGGAAGTTGAAAAATTTGTAGACAGTCAGGTCAAATATGGAGAGGTTTACGAATATAGAATCAATAGGATTGTAGCGATCGTTGGCAATAGATACACATACCATAATTGCGTAAGTAATTTTGCTAGAGCATACGAGATCTCTAGAGAAGAGAATTCTAGTACTGGCCAGTTTGATATGCCCTTCGGTATTAGAAACCAACCGTGCTTAAGGATTGGGATTATTCCAACAACTCAGAAAAGAGTAGTGGTTGTAGACAGTCCGCCTGTATTTCCAGACGTTGAAGTGATACCGTTTAAGAATGTTTCAGATAAGATTATGTTTACGTTGAGACCAAACGGTGGAGAATACCTTTCACCCCCAGTTATACTTGAGGAAGAAGATAGAATGAGGTATGTCAATGTGGCACTTAGTCAGGGACTAATCGACGTCGAGGGGGATCTTGACTTTGAGTCGATGCAAGATCAACTACTGAATGATCCAGCAAATGTAAAAATGATAAAGCACAAATCAGATGACCCGACAAAAACATTTCAAGTATTCAGGACAGATGAATACCCAGAAAAAATTGGATCCTTTTATGATAAAAAAATTGCTACGATTGAATCAACTGCAGATAATGCAACATTTTTAGACAGAATTTCACCAAATGTGAAATATTATTACGTCTTTAGATGTATCGATATTCACAACAAGGTTTCAAATCCAGGATTTATTCACGAGATAGAATTAATTAAAATTAACGAAGCAGTTAGACTTTCGCATAAAATAGTGAACGCAGCAGATCTCGAAGCATTAAAGACAGCTAAACAGCAATCAACGATCGATGTCAGGCAATTCTTAATGTTGAGACCAAATTTTGACCAAAAAACACTAAATCTAGGCACGGGAAAGTTCTCAGACTGGAAGCGGGGATTGGATTCTCAATCGTTTATTGGTGATAATACAAAGGAAAAACTTTGGAAGAAAAGGTTTAAAATAAGAATTAGAAGTAAGGACACTGGCAAAGAGATTGATATTGATGTTACTTTCAACTTAAAATTGTCTGAAGATCAAGAAAATAAAAAAGTGAATTTAATATGTTAAAATCTATTTACAAGTGAAGTTTGAGGAGTTTTAGTACATGGCATTTCTTGATAATTCTGGCGATATAATTTTAGACGCCGTATTGACAGACACTGGTCGCTTTAGAATGGCACGCGGAGATTTTAGAATTTCCAAGTTTGCCCTCGGAGACGACGAGATCGATTACTCATTATATAACAAGAATCACCCTAGTGGTTCTGCATATTATGATTTGGAAGTCTTAAGGACTCCACTATTGGAGGCGTTTACAAACAACACCTCTACAATGAAGAGCAAATTAATTACAATCACCAGAACGAATATTTTGTATCTTCCTGTGTTGAAGTTACTCAACGGAGGCAACGCTAGTTCTACAATCAATACTACGGTTGTCGATGCAAGCGCAACAAACACAACAACTGGTGGTTTTGTCATAACGGTTGACAAGAACACAGAAGATAAGTTAGACACTAGTCTGTCCAACACTGGCGTCATTACAGGTCGTTCATCGGAAAAAATTAGAAACACTGATATTTCCTGCATTGTGGAGAGAGGGTTGGATACCACTGAGATTGCACCCGCTGTCAATATGCCAGCAACTTTGCAGGAAACGCAATTTATTATAGAAATGGATCACAGACTTGGATCCCTGGTAACAGCAAATGCGGACCAGGTACCAGTGTCATTTATAGATGATGATCAAATCGCTTCATATTATATTAGTGAAAATACAGTATCAGGTCAGGGTAGTCCGATCGTAATATCAAAAAACACGAACGGTGCACCACTTAGTGTTGATAGTCTTCCTAAGACAAACGCTGGATCGACCGATGGTGACTTGTCTATACACAACATTAACGGTCCAAGAGATACCTTGTTGCACTTCAAGATTGAACCAAGCGTTAACTTGAGGGCTTCTTCGTATTTGTTTGAAAAGTTAGGATCAACAATTTTGGGATCTGCTCAGGCAGGATTTACGTCTGACTCGACCTCATTTAATATGATTGATACAATTATTAAGATTACTTCTGCAACCACGGGTGTTTCGCTTGACATTCCGATTAGGTATATTAGGAAGGCGTAAGGATAAAACATGGCAACTACATTTAAAACATTTTTGAATAATGACATCACAACAACAAAGACCTTGCTTCATGAGGCAATTCCAATTACTGGTGCAATCGTATCAGGTACATATAACGGAGGAGACATCGGCGGCGGAACGGAGTTGAATATTAAGAATTATTCACATGGAATGTTTCAGTCTATTTATGACTATCCTTACCTAAGTTCTTCTGCTAATCACATTTTTGATATTTCCGTTGGGTTCTCTTCTAGGAGTGGACTTTCAGGGAACGTTGGTGTCGCATCTGCAGGGACGAACTATAAGCAACAAGAAAAGAAGATTGCTATGTATAACCAGATGGCTCAGGTTCTAATGGGGCACGACACATCTGGCAACATCAGAGACTTCGACAATGATGGCAATGTAGCAAACCCCAAGGATACTGCAGACGCATTTGGTAAAATGAGAGAGGTTATATTTATTAACTTCTCTAGACTTCTTGTGAAAGACGAGATTAAGAAGGGTAGTTTTCAACTAGATCTTGGGGTTGACCCAGTTATGGTTAACAAGGGTCTGAGATCCAGAGTCAGAAACATCCTCACTCTTAAGGATACTAACGCACAAAATGACTACAGAATTAATTCACCAGCTGGCGAATATGGCATTCTTTCAGCGTCAATTGGGTCTGCCGATGGTGGGCAGGATATTACAGGTAGAGTAACTGGAAGTCTTTCTATCGGAAAGCATGCAGGTCTCATTTTTTACCAAGCAGGCGTAGCAGTATTAACTGCTTCGGTTCTTGCTGGCGCAGATGGCGACGATACTGCGAATGATACGGGAATGTTGATGACTTCAGTTTCTATGAGTATCAATGGTGTACATAGTGATGGGTTCAAGCAGTATGGTGCAGATGGACATTCTGCCTTTAGTGCAAGTATCAGTCAGATGCTTACGGGGTCTAAGATTGAGCATATTGCAAATGGAATTCGAAGAAGAATTCACAATGTTTCTTTCAACAATACAACGGAACTTAACTCAACTGTTTATTTCTGTAGAGCAAATCACAATGAGTTTAATTATAGTGCCAACCCAACCTATCTCAGTGCATCAAAGATCAGAGTGAAAGATGTACCGAGTGATTCTCCAGTTGCATATGTCACGTCAATTGGGTTATATTCTCCAGACAATGAACTTATGGCAACGGCGAAACTCTCAGAGCCCCTCAAAAAGGATCCCTCAAACGAACTTACACTAAGAGTAAGGTTAGATTATTAAGGGCGGTGTATTATGCCGTTTAGGAAGTTTGGTAAATACGATCTAATCTACAATCAGGTAAAAACCTTTCCAGAGTCTGATTTTGTCATATATGGTTCTAGGGTTTATTACAACAGTTTTAAAAACGAAGGTGCTCGCGGAGGTCAGTTTGGAAACCTCCTAGCAGTACAACAGGGGTTCGTATCGCTCTTTGAATTAAATGTAGACAGAGCTATCAATACTGGCGGAACAGATGCGCCCCCAGCAGGAACATCGATCTATCCATTTATTACCAAAGACGGCGCCCGCATATCCTTCAAGACAGTCAGTACTAGTGATTTTGATTCAGCTGCCCAGTTTGCTTATGGTGATGTGGTAAAATCACAATATCCTCTTTCCTCTAGTATAAAGAGAACTAGGATTGCGGGAGGGGTCTCCGCTATACAGGAATCTAGTACTGATGAGAGATTCCATGGCACTTACAATAGAATGGTGAGAAACAAGAAGTTTGTAGTTGCCTTGAAGAATAGTTTTAATGAATATGTAAAACACAGTCACCACTATTCATTTGACGATACCACAAATCCAAGGTCATCAATGTCTCACGATATGGGCAATAATGGATGGAACAAAGCAAACCAGGAAATGTCACTAGTGGAGATACCAAGTATATTTTATGGATCAAGCATAAAGAAAGGGTCCGTAATACTTCAGATTTTCATGACGGGTGCACTCGCTGCAGAGGCAAGAGACATAAACAAGAACGGTGAACTAATCCAGGTTTCTGGAACTTATAATGCCGCGAAGCACAACAACAAGGTGGTGGGCACTGTCCTCTATAATGAGGGGTTTATTGCCTTAACGGGGAGTTGGGATGTATCACAACAAACTGAGACATTCCACGGAGATGACGGACAGGAGCCTCGCTGGGTCGACTTCGCTGAAGGCGCTAACGAGGACAGTGGACCAGCAAGAGACATCCTAGAGAATGCGATGTTTAGAATGTCATTCAAGGGTGTGAATTATGTACCTACTGTCACCATGATGGCGCACATGCCAAAGGGCGAGTTGAACAACTCGACAAATCCAACTGTTTATAAGAAAAGTCAAACTAAAGTTCCAGTAACAAGTTCATCCAGATACCAGGAGTTTGATGACTTGTTGTTTGAAAAACTTTCTCACAGTCCCTATCCAGATCCAACGGGATCATACAATAAACAGACATATGTTTCCAAGATCGGCATATATGACGACCAGAGAAGGTTGATCGCCGTGGCAAAACTAGCAAACCCAGTTAGAAAAACTGAAAATAGAGACTATACCTTCAAACTCAAAATGGACTTCTAATGAGGAAGGGTACTGAAATCTTTGAATTAAAGATCCATGAACTTAAGTTTGCAATTAAGAAGTTGGAAATCCACCAAAAAATAAACAACCAAGCAATGTCTCAATTCTCGGATTACTTTAAAGATTATATTGATGCTGTCGATAATAAGGGTGTTCGACATAGATTAAAACAAATAGCAGGATTGGCAGGAGAAAATGAAAAACCAATGACCAAGACTGGAAAGCGTGCAAAGCAACAGGCACAGTATCGAAAGGGCAGAACAAAGGTAAGACCAGATTTTCACGAAGAGGTTATTGAGACTCCACCACCATCACCCAAAAAACCATTACCAAAGGAGTACAAGTCTTTATATAGGAAGATAGCGAATAAGACACATCCAGATAAAATAAAGGATGACGATGATAAGAAGGAGATCTTTCAAAAAATCACAAGCGCAGTTGATAGTGAGGATTACTTTAAGTTGGTCGAATGTGCAGTGCTCTTGGATATAGAGATACCAGAAGAGATTCCTCTTGACATTGAGGAGATTAATGGTAAAATAGATAATATTAGTAAAAAAGTAAAACTCATCACAAAGAGTGTTGCTTGGGAATGGTACCACATGGATGAAGAGACAGAAAAGCGTAAACTCATAGAAGGGTATGCAACTTTCCTATTGGATAATAAATGATTTTAGGGTTAGATGTTTCAACGAGTATCACGGGGGCGACCGTCCTTGATGATGATGGCGTGTGTGTATATAATGAGTTTTGGGATACGAGGAATAAAAACAAGTTTCCGTCAATATATGAAAAAGCACTCCTTATTCACAACAATCTTAGGTCTCTTGCCATGGAATACTCTATAGGCAATGTGTTTATAGAGCAGTCACTACACTCGTTTCGCTCTGGTTTCTCTTCAGCACAGACTCTCTCTACATTGTCCAGGATTAATGGCATCGTCTCCTGGCACTGTTATAAGATATTCAAAACAAAACCAGAAATGATTGCAGCTACTTCAGCAAGAAAGCAGGTAGGCATTAAAATTTCTAGGGGCGAAAACTCAAAACAAAAAAGTTTTGATTTTGTTGTTGCAAATGAACCTACTTTCATAGTAGAATATACAAGACATGGAAATCCGAAACCAGGTATTATGGATAAATCGGATAGTTGGGTAATAGCGAAAGCGGGTTACGTACTTTGTACAGCGAAAAGTTAAGCATTATAAAGCAGAGTCTTGGGTCATATTACGAGTCGAATGATGAGATGTTGTTTCATTGTCCGAAGTGTAAGCACCACAAGAGAAAACTTTCTGTCAATATAAACAAGAATGCATTTAAGTGCTGGGTTTGTGATTTCCGTGGAAATAATCTCGGATCTCTCATAAGAGATAGAGAACTTAGATCTCGATGGAATTCCCTAGTAAATCAGATAGACATAACCAGGTTTGATGATTTATTTAAAACAAAGGATACATATGTGCTGGAAAAGAGTCTAGATCTTCCAGAGCACTTTACTTCATTGTCAGCTGCAAATCTTTCGCAGATTGGTAAGCGTGCCAAACAATATTTGTTCGATCGGGGCGTGTCCTATTCTGATATCCTATTATATAAGATGGGGTTTTGTTTTCACGGACCTTATAAGAACCGCGTAATAGTACCCTCTTTCGACTGTGAGGGGGAACTTAATTATTATATTGCAAGATCATTCGACGATGCCTATTTGAAATACAGGAACCCTCCCTGTACAAAAGATATTATATTTAATGACATTTACGTTGATTGGTCTAGACCAGTTGTCCTTGTCGAGGGATTTTTCGACTCTCTGAAGTATGACAACAGTATACCTATCCTTGGTTCAACTCTAAACATGCGAACTAAGTTGTTTATGAAGATAGTTGAAAAATGTAAAACGGTATATATTTGCCTAGATCAAGATGCAAAACAAAAAGAATTAAAAATTGTTAAGAATTTACTTGACTTTGGTGTTAAAGTCTGTAAAATAGAACTATATGATTATTCTGATCTGGGAGAAGTCCCTGATCATCTGTTAAGTGAGTACAAGAAACGTGCATCTCTTATAACGAGAGAAGACTACTTACTACAAAAGCTTGACTTTGGAGGTTAAATTATGCTTATTGATAAGAAAAAGTTAAAATCATTAATTAGCGAGGAGATCGAGAGATCCTTCGATACTAGTGCTGAAGGTTTTTCCATGGCGGAAGAAACAATTAAACAGTTTGAAAAATTAAACGAAAATCAGAAGATCAACTTCTTAGAGAGACTATTCACCCACATTAACGAAAACGTAAACATTTAATCGGAGTTTAGATGAAGTTTGCTCACATTGCGGATACACATATCCGCAACCTTAAGTTCCACTTTGAATATAATGAAGTATTTAAGCAATTATATGATTCTCTGAAAAAAGAGAAGGTGGACTATATTATTCATTGTGGAGATATTGCACACACCAAGACGCAGATATCTCCAGAGTTTGTTGACATGGCAAGAGATTTCTTTGAAAATCTTGCTAAAATCGCACCAACTTATATAATTTTGGGAAACCACGACGGAAACCTGAAAAATAGTAGTCGTCAGGATGCGATATCGCCCATTGTGAAGGCGTTAAACAACGAACGTATAGTGTTACTCAAAGACGCTCAAGAACATCGCTTAGAAGGCGGGTTTTGCTTGAATGTTTTATCGGTGTTCGATGAAGAAAATTGGATTGATCCAACAAATGAAGATATAGTTAATATTGCACTTTATCACGGTGCCATTGACAGGTCCAAGACAGATTTGAATTGGACCCTGGGAGGTGATCATGATATTAGCATCTTTAATAAGTTTGACTTTGCTTTTCTTGGCGATATCCACAAGACGCAAATCCTAGACACTCAGGGGCGTATACGATATGCTGGATCAACAGTCCAACAAAACTTCGGAGAAACACTGGACAAAGGGTATTTGTTGTGGGATATTGAGAACAAGGATGACTTTACTTGTAAGTTAATAACGTTCAAAAATCCAAAACCATTTGTTACAGTCGCACTGAACAAGGACGGTACACTACCAGAAATTGATGTTTCGGAAGGGTCCAGACTACGTTTGGTAGCAGATTCGAATATTTCGCTTGATGTGATGCGACGAAGTGTCGACGTCGCAAAGTTTAAATACAGACCAGAGAGTATAACTTATTTAAATCGTGCTGCAAGTAAGGCACTGGATGTTGATAGTGATGCATCCAAGCAAAAGGATTTGAGAAATATAAATGTTCAAAATCAATTAATAAGAGAATATCTTGAGGATTATGAGGTTACAGATGACGTTATGGAAAAGGTCATCTCCCTTAATTCTAGATTAAACAAGACAATTGAAGACACAGAGGAGGTTTATAGAAACATCAACTGGAGTATGCAGTCTCTGGAGTGGGATGGTCTTTTCAATTATGGTGCGAACAATAAGATAGACTTTGCAAAGCTTGAAGGTATCGTAGGCATTTTCGGAAAGAACTTCTCAGGCAAGTCTTCTATTATTGATAGTTTGTTGTATGCTGTATATAATTCTACATCCAAATCTGTCAGAAAAAATTTGAACATGATCAATCAGAATATGGATGTTGGATCTGCCAAGGCAACAATTAAGATTGCCGATAAAGAGTTGAGCATTGAACGTGTGTCTGAAAAGTACATTAAAAAACTTAAAGGCATCGAGACAGAAGAAGCTAAGACAGATGTGAACTTCTATTCCAGTGATGCAATTGGAAATGTTGAAAGTTTAAATGGTACATCTAGACAAGATACAGATAAGAACATCAGAAAATATTTTGGTAACTTGGAAGATTTCTTGATGACATCCATGGCATCTCAGTTGGATTCTCTGACTTTTATTAATGAGGGGTCAACAAAAAGAAAAGAAATACTTGCTAAATTTTTAGACTTAGAGGTATTTGATAGAAAATTTAAAATGGCAAAAGACGAATCTGCTGACACCAGAGGCGCGTTGCGAAGATTGGAGGGAAATGATTTTGATCAACAAATTGAAGAGGCAAACCAAGTCTTGGTCGAAAAGAATGAGAGACTTGCGACAAATCAAAAACGATGCAAAGAACTGGAAGAACAAACCCAGAGCATCCAGAAGGAAGTCAATATTATTCAGGACAAGATTGAATCTGCACCGACAGAGATTATCGATCCCGTCAAAATTAGAATGGAAAGAGAGACCAGGATTAATGCTATTTCGGGCCTTAAAAAAGAGACAGAAGGACTCCTTATTAAGATCGAGGAAGGCAAAGACAAGTTTCAAAAGATCGAAGTCTTTATCTCGGACTTTGACATCGATACTTATCACGAAAAGAAAGAGCGGTTAGACGCAAACCAGAAACAAATCGACGTTTTGTTGGAAGATCTTGAGAAAAGATCTAACGAAAAATCTAGATTGATGAGAAAGACGGATCTATTATCTGAAGTTCCTTGTGGAGATTCCTTTCCAGAGTGCAAGTTTATAAGAGATGCACACGAGGCTACGGGACTGGTAAAGGTTAAATCTAACGTAATGAGGGACATTAGCGCTAAACTCAACAAGTTGGGGGAGGATACTTTATCCCTAGATCCTTTTAAGGTGATGGAATATGTTGAGAAGTTTGATCAACTGATTGAGAAGAGAAACAATCTGTCGTCAGATATTACCAGCGCTCAGCTGAATGTTGATAAGAACAAGGGTGAATTGTTTAAACAAAAAACGATTTTAGAAAAACTGGAATTGAAACTTAAAGAATACGAAGACAACAGGGAAGCAATTGAGAACCTGGAGGAACTGATTAGTGAAAAGACAAGACTAGAAAAAGAAGCCAGCAAGGCAAGTAGAGAATGCAAGTCTTGCCAAAAGGAGACAAACAATCTCTTCAGAGAGGTGGGTTCTGCAGAGCAGCAAATAAAGAACTTGCAAGAAGACAAGGAAGAGTTGGAGTCATTGCGAACTGAGTTTGCGGCGTACGAACTTTTCATGACATGTTTCCACACAAATGGTATTTCTTACGACGTAATTAAGAACAGACTACCAGTCATCAATGATGAGATTGCAAAGATTTTAACAGGTATTGTTGACTTTGAAGTGTTTATTCTTAACGAAGAAAAGAAGTTGGATATTTTCATTAAACACCCCAAGTTTGAACCCAGACCATTAGAGATGGGTTCAGGTGCCGAGAAGACGATTGCTTCAATGGCCATAAGGTTATCTTTGTTGTCTGTATCAAGTCTTCCGAAGCCAGATATCTTCATTTTGGACGAACCAGGAACCGCCTTAGATGAGGATAATATGGAGGGATTTGTAAGAATTATCGATATGGTGAAGTCATATTTTAAGACCGTTATACTCATTTCGCACCTAGATACTCTTAAAGACGCAGTGGATACGCAGATCGTTATTGACAAGAAAAGAGGATTTGCACATGTCAGCGTCTAAGGAGGATAATATTATGGCAGCACTAAAATCATTTGCTGACAAATATACAGAGCGATTCATATCTCGCAAGTTCCTTGCCTGGATTACGGCAACCAGTTTGTGTGTTTACGGTACGGTGACTTCGAGTGATTGGGTAGCAGTAACTCTTGCCTATATTGGTTCTCAGGCTTTAGTTGATTTAGCAACACAATGGAAGCACGGTAAGAAGAAATAACCAAAATGTTTCACATAAAATTAGCATGGATCTGGTTAAGGGAAAACTGGAAGATTCCCTTTTTAGTTATATGGTCTATTATTGTTTGGGCTATATCTAGAAAGAATGCCGAAGCAGCGATGGATGTGCTTGAAGCTAAGAAGGATTCCTATGACAAACAAATTGTTTCTCTAAAAGAGAACCACAAGAAAGAATTATCAAAAAGAGACAAACTTGTTAAACAGTATCATGTTACAATAGAAGAGTTAGAGAAGAAGTACGCACAGAAATCTTTAGCACTATCAAAGAAAGAAAAAGAGAGAGTTAAGAAAATTGTTGAAGAGACAAATGGAGAGCCGGATGCAGTTAGGGAGAAAATTGAGAAACTTTTTAATCTATCTGACCTTGATTAGTTTTGGGTCTACCGCTATTGCTGGACCTAGTGTTTTGAGGATTTATGAAGGTGAACCCGCGCCATATGATGGGTGGTGTCTCACTGATACTGCTATGGCAAAGATCGTCGCCGACAAGGAACTAGAGGGTGAGCGATGCAAACTGAAGTTGGATAAACTATCAGAAGAACTGGGCGCAAGGTATAAACTTAATCTTGATATTTTACAGGCGAGAGTTGCCTCTGTACACAGCGAGCATCTTTCTATGATGAAAATAAAAAACGAAGAAATCAAGAGATTAGAAGAGGTAGCACTAGAGAAACCGAATAACTATTGGTACCTCTGGACCGCAGGTGGTTTTGTTATTGGTGCCACAACGGTATTGAGTATTTGGTCTGTCATGGTGAAGTAATGAGTGAAAAGGATCCACACTTTGTAGTGAAACTGGAGAAGGCGATTGAAAAGCGCTGGGGTGAAGAGACAATCGAAAACCCCAAGAAATATTGGACTCCAGAAAAGGAAAAGAAACACTCTGAAGAAGTGAAGGAGTTTTATAAAAGGATCGCCTTCAGACAGGCCAAAAACTCTAAAGAAAAGTACAAAGGATTTTTGATAAGCAAAAAACTACTTAGTAAAGAAAACGAACGAGAATGTCCAGTCTGTAGTTCTTATTCTTTTTCTATTAAAGACGACCTGTACATGGCAAAATTTGAATGTTGTTTTGATTGTTATATACAGTGGGTCGAAGGTAGAGAAGAAAGATGGGAATCTGGTTGGCGTCCGTCAAAGGAGCAAATAAATGGCAACAACACTTGAAATTATTAATGGTATTTCACAAGTCCTTGCAAAAGGGCACGATGGAGCATTGGATGAAAACGACGAACTAGTCAAAATTGGACTGAAGAGAGAAGAGGGTGACCCAATCCTGGATCCAAGAGTTATTGATGGGTTTGGGGTTAAATTCGAAGGCAACAAGTTGTGTATCACCTATTCAAGCGAAATTAAACTTAAGGAAGTTTATGGTGGATCTTTGGAGAATGACGTGTCTGGTAAGATTTCCGATATCGCAACATTCATCAAGAAAGAGTACAAGTCTCTGACTAAGAGCGGACTCACTCTTACTTCTGAAGGTGAAGTAAATGTTCTTGTACAACCCGTATCGAGAGTGAGAACTCTTGTTACAGCGGTCCAAAAATTCAAGATTGGTAGCATTGAAGAACAAAAACCTGATAGACCAGGGTTGGACATCCCATCAACGCCAGAAGCAAAGAAGACACCCAACGACAAGAGAAAGTCTGACCCATATGAGGCTTTCAAGGCGTACAGTTTTAGCAACAGGGGGAAGTAATGAGACTTCTTTTTGTTTTAGTTCCCTTTCTTATGGCATGTCAATTGGATTCTAACGTAGAGTGTGCACACCCTGAGCGGGAAGAGGTATATAACGAACTCGTTTGGGTTTGTCACAACCCAGAAAACCCAGACCATCACGGACAGAAATGTACAGATGAGTGTTTTGAGGAAGGTGACACAGGTGCCTTTTGTTGGATCCTTGAGACCGAGGAGTGTTCAAATGAATCTAGTTTGCAGAGTTTTGAAGCAGCATGTGAGGCACTAGATCTTAAATGAAGCAAGTTCTCTCCAAGAAAGAGATCATGAGAGAAATAGTTAAATCAGGGAGAGACCCAGACTATTTCATAACAAATTATGCAAAGATCACCCACCCTCTTAAGGGTCTTATACCGTTTAAGACTTACCCATTTCAGAAAGACGCATTAAAGAACTTTCAGGATAATCGCTTTAATATCGTCTTGAAGGCACGCCAGCTGGGTCTTTCTACGGTAACGGCGGCATATGTTGTTTGGTTGATGCTCTTTCACAAAGAAAAGAATGTTTTAGTGTTAGCGACTAAGTTCGGTACCGCTGCAAACCTTGTAAAGAAGGTGAAATCTATATTGCGAAATTGTCCAGAATGGATCCGTATCTCGGATGTATCGATCGACAATAGAACTTCGTTTGAATTAACTAACGGATCGCAAATTAAAGCATCGTCCACTTCGGGCGATGCAGGTCGTTCAGAAGCATTGTCCTTGTTGGTTGTAGACGAAGCAGCGCACGTAGAGGGTTTGGATGAGTTGTGGACTGGTTTATACCCCACTCTTTCAACTGGTGGTCGCTGTATAGCACTGTCTACACCTAATGGCGTCGGTAACTGGTTTCATAAGACATTCACCGATGCAGAGACCAACTCTAATGATTTTATGCCAATGACACTCCCATGGCAGGTCCATCCTGACAGGGATCAGGAATGGTTCGATAAGGAGACAAAGAACATGTCTCGCCGCCAGATTGCACAGGAATTGGAGTGTAATTTTAATATGTCGGGCGAAACTGTATTCCATCCAGATAAAATGAAGATGTTATCGAATTTTGTTCATGATCCAAAATACAGGACAGGGTTCGATAGAAATTATTGGATTTGGAAAGAAGCTGAATCAGGCGTACCGTATCTGTTAAGTGCTGACGTAGCAAGGGGTGATGGTAAGGACTATTCGGTTTTTCACGTATTCAATACGCTCACAATGGAGATTGTTGCGGAATATCAAGGAAGAGTGACTCCAGATCTGTTTTCTAAAATACTCTTTGATGCGGGACGGGAGTATGGAGACTGCATGATCGTGGTCGAAAACAATACGGTTGGATTTGCTGTTTTGGGCAAATTAAGAGATATGAATTACCCTAATGTATATCACTCAATTAAGTCAACTCACGAATATGTCGATCAAGTTACTGCCGAAGCAGCTACCAACGCAGTGCCTGGATTCACAACCAGTCAAAAAACGAGACCTTTGATTGTGGCAAAGTTGGAAGAATTTGTAAGAAATGGACTAATTACCATAAATTCGCCTCGTTTATATAATGAGATGAAAACTTTTATTTGGAATAACGGACGACCAGAAGCTATGCGATCTTATAATGATGACTTAATTATGGCATGCGCAATTGGTTGTTGGGTTAGGGATACGGCCTTGATTGAAAATAAGAGAAATATAGAATATAATAAGGCATTTCTTGCTACAATGGTGTCAGCAAAAACTAATATGAACACAACCATAAAGGGCATGCACGGGTATGATGGCGATAGTGTCTTCGAGAAAAAGAGAAAACACGACCAGACATACGAGCAATTCCCTTGGTTGTTTAAAGGATAAAAATAATGGCAGGCGGAAGAAAGATAAACCCTAAGAACGATCAGAATAGTTTGTTTAAAAAACTGACAAGATTGTTATCTGGGCCAATTGTAAACTACAGAACACAAACTGCAAGAAGATTACGCAGGCGACAGCTGGACAAATACGCCAACAAGTTCCTATCTACGAGTGGCAAACAGTTTAAGAGAATGGATTACAACCCATTTGCTGGATTGTATGGTAGTGCTCAGAATAATCAGAATAGATTGGAAAGGTGCGTAGATTTCGATCAGATGGAATACACACCTGAAATTGCATCTGCGTTAGATATATATGCAGATGAGATGACCACCCACAGTGCATTACAACCTTTGATGAAAATCGATTGCAACAACGAGGAAATTAAGGGAATCTTGTCAGCGTTATATTTCAGTATAATGAATCTTGAATACAATATCTTTGGGTGGTGCAGAACCATGGTGAAGTATGGTGACTTTTTCTTATACTTGGATATTGACGAAACGCTTGGAATCAAGAGCGTTATTGGTCTTCCTGGGCAAGAACTTGAAAGACTAGAGGGTGAAGATAAGACTAATCCAAACTATTGCCAGTTTCAGTGGAATTCCGCTGGATTGACGTTTGAAAATTGGCAAATAGGACATTTCCGTATCTTGGGTAATGACAAGTATGCGCCTTATGGAACTTCTGTGCTCGAACCTGCTCGACGTATTTGGAGACAACTGACCCTTCTCGAAGATGCTATGATGGCATATCGAATAGTCAGATCACCAGAGCGTAGAGTATTTTATATTGATGTGGGCAACATTCCACCTCAAGACATCGAGCAATACATGCAGCGAGTTATGACTTCGATGAAGCGAAACCAAATTGTGGATGCTAATACGGGACGAGTGGATCTTAGATACAATCCAATGTCTGTTGATGAGGATTATTTCATCCCCACCCGCGCTGGATCTAGTTCGAAGGTCGAAAGTCTACCAGGTGGTACATATACGGGAGACATTGATGACGTTAAATATTTGAGGGATAAGTTATTTTCTGCCTTGAAGGTGCCTGGATCATATATCTCCAACACGAATGCCGATGCTGCAGGTGGAGAAGACGCAACAACTCTTGCACAAAAAGACATTAGATTTGCTAGAACAGTGCAGAGACTGCAAAGGTCCATCGTCACAGAGTTGGAAAAGATCGGAATTGTTCACCTTTATACATTGGGGTACAGAGGCGAAGATCTTGTTAATTTTAAACTAAGTCTCAACAGTCCATCTAAGATTGCAGAACTGCAGGAATTGGAGCACTGGAAGACCAAGTTCGACGTTGCAAGTACTGCAACGGAAGGTTTCTTTAGTCGACAGTGGATTGCTTCTCGATTGTTCAACATGACTGAGGAAGAGTTTGTCAAAAATCAGAGGCAGATGTATTATGATAGGCAGTTCGACGCCCGCCTTGAGGCAGCTGCAGAACAGGCCCAGGCAGACGCCACTGGCGCAGCTGGTGGCGAGGAAGATATGCTCGGAGGTGACCTTGGCACAGGCGGCGAAGGCGGCGAAGGAATTGATACCACTGGCGGACTCGAAGGCGGCGACGATTTGGGCGCAGATCTTGGAGGCGATGAGGGTGGTGAAGATGCTGGTGCTCTATTGGCAGCACCTGGATCAAGAGAAGACACTCCTGATGCAAAGTGGAAACGTGCCAAGGGCAAGATACATGTTACAAAATCCGAAACAGGAGAGAGGGACCAGAGAGATACTGGCGGCCGCACACAGTCTTATAGGACCGTTCCTGGATATAAAAAGTTAAAATCTTTATCTAGAGGCGTCGTTGCTGAAGATAAGCAGAGACTTTCCGAGTCTAAACTTACTAGTTATATCAAAGAGGAGGAGAAGATCTTCTTGAGAAGTAAGGAAGTGTCGGACCTCATCGAAGAACTAAACAATAGGAAAACCAAAAAATGAGATTAAAACACAACAAGAAGAGAAATACTGCATTTTTATTTGAAGCACTTACCAGAGAGTATGTTAAATCGGTTGTAAAAAAGAATTCCGCTAGACAGTCTCTTGTTAAGAAGATCATAAAAGAGCATTTTTCTAAAGGTAGTATTTTGAATGAAGAACTTTCAATCTATAAAGAAGTTCTTGAATCGAAAAATTTGGATAGAGAAACGGCAGTTGGTTTGTTGGGTGAAGCGAAGCAGAGATACGGAACATTGGGAAAGCAGAATGTTTTTTCGAGTCAGAATAGACTTATAAAGGAAATAAATTATACATTATCTTCTGAAGTATTTGGAAATTTTGTACCAAACTATAAGAATCTTGCTACGATTTATAATATCTTTAATGATAAAACATCAATTAAGGAAAAGATGCTGTTAGAGGAGAAGATGATCGAATCCCTAACAACCACCAATACGGAGGAAGAGAAGCAGCACATCGACAATTTGACATATAAGACATTTGTGGAAAGTTTTAATAAGAAATATTCAGAACTCCCAGACAACCAAAAGGAATTGTTGACTAATTATATTGCTTCTTTTTCCGATAATTCGCTGGGACTTAAGATATACTTAAATGACCAGGTGTCGGAATTGAAGGAAAAATTAAAGAACTTTGAATCAAGTACGGTTCTCAAATCTGAGGATTTGAAGGGTAAATACGGAGAAATCATGCTGAAGCTAGAGTCATATAAGGACATGGAAGTGGACGACGTTATGATTACCGAGGTACTAAAAATTCAAGGGTTAGTACGGGAGTTAGAGAATGCTTAAAATCAACATAATTAGGGGTACCAAGGATCAAGAACCTACTGTAAAGCAGATCTCTTTTGCAGAGGCTCGCAAGGCAGTGAATGGTGATCTTATGATATTTGATCACGACCTAATTGATATTGTTGTTTCACGCGAGAAATTAAAAATCTCCACATTCCCAAAGGAAGTCATTTCAGAGGAGACTTATCATACTCAAGAAGCATTATTGAAATTGCTCGCTAAGAATGGGGTGCTTGATCGCTCAACGATCCGCTCTGGTGCTGTTTTTTCATCGTTGGAAGCAGAAATTTTGGAATCTCCAGACGAGGACATTTCCCCGTTTCAGTTAACTTTGTTAGAGGTGTTTAACTTCCTTCAAGAGGAGGAACCAAACATTAAGTCGAGAGAGATATACAAAGATACTCTACAGAACTTCTTTCTTGATCCAAAGGATGAAGACTCTACAGAACTCGGTGAGGTCCCTCACAGGGAAAAGAAAGGATCAGCTGACCATCAAGTCCGCCCGTATGGATATCAGTATATGTATTCGATTTTGAGGGAAATCTTGGAGAAGTAATGTTTACCTACACGATTGCCTGCATTGGTATGACCCAAATCCTTGTCTATGGAAAAATATTTAACAAAATTAGACCCACTACGGGGTGGTTTGGGGATCTCCTCAAGTGCCCTATGTGTACTGGGTTTTGGACAGGTGTGTTTTTGTGGGCGTTAAGTCCGTTTACAGAACTATTTATATTTGATCATTCTGTGGTCACTGCTTTTATTTTGGGATGTTATTCTTCAATCGTGTGTTATTATGGTAGCATGATCGTTGGGGATGATGGAATTCAAATAAAGCACAATTGTGAGGAGTAGTTATGAAACGTTGGATGATACAGAGAGTTAGACGTTGTTGCAGCGGTAAGTAACTGACGCGGGTGACCCCCGCAATGAGGAAGGTTATGAAACTATTAAGAGAGTATTTTGAATTATGTGAGGGTGGTGTCTGTCAGGACCTGCTCACCGAAGATGAGAAAAGAAGAGTTGCTGAAGGTAAGGTGACAATCCTTACAGGTGTCATGCAAATGTCTGAAACCAAGAACGCCAACGGCAGGATGTATCCTCATGCTCTTTTGGAAAGAGAAGTCTCCAGATATAGTAAACTAGTAGAACAACGTAGAGCATTGGGTGAACTGGACCATCCAGAGTCGTCTGTCATTAACTTGCAAAATGCCTCACATCTAGTGACTGAGATTTGGATGGATGAAAACAAGGTAATGGGTAAAATTGAAGTATTACCAACACCAGCGGGACAAATACTCAAGAATCTTGTAGAGTGTAATATTCCTTGTGGTATATCGTCTAGAGGCATGGGATCTGTTACAGAGCGAAACGGTATTACTTTAGTTGAAGATGACTTTCAGTTGATATGTTTCGACATGGTTTCGGACCCATCTACACCAGGTGCGATCATGTCTCAGGTGCACGAATCCAGAGATATGAGCAGGCCGCTAACAAAAGAAGATAGAATTAATAGTATAATGAATGATATTTTGAGGAACAAATGAAAGAACAAGAATTAAATAAGTTAAAGAAAGTATTGAAACCGCTTGTGATGGATTGCATAAAAGAGGCAATTTTTGAAGAAGGTGTGTTATCGACATTGGTTGCCGAGATCTTTTCAGGTATGGGACAACAACCGATAGTAGAAAACAAAACGCCCGAAAGATCTTCTGCTCGCACTTCTGACGATAGAACAGCGCAAGTTTCAAAAAGACTACAGGAATCCAAGAATCAAATGCTTGAAGCGATTGGTAAGGATGCCTATGGTGGAGTGAATGTTTTTGAGGGTACGACGCCATTGTCATCAGCTGGTGGCACTACGCCCTCTCATTCTCCTCTTGCGAATATGGACCCTAGTGATAAGGGAGTTGACATTGACGGACTACTTGGCGCCTTTGGCAAAAAGTGGGACGCACTAAAATAAAGGATTTATAATGGCTAAAGCAGTTAATTTTGATGTAAGACCAAGGCACAACGAAGATCAGATGAGAATGATCAGAAGATTCGTTAAGAAGACAAAGAAGGAAGGGTTGATCGACAAGGTAAGAAAACGAATGCAATTCACTCCAAAGTCTGAAATTAGAAAGTTGAAGAAGGAGAGAAAGAAGAAACTTTCTCAAGAATCAACTAGAAAATTTAATGAAAAGTTTAAAGATTGATATTTATTAATGGAGATTTAAAATGAGTACTTTTAAGAATACAAGTTGGGGCAGAACAAGAGGACCCAAAAATTTAGCAGGCGCCAATGGTACAGCGATAGTAGTGTTGGCACACAACGCCCTTCCAGTTACAACAGGCATTTCAACAGGAACCGCCGCTAGGGACGGTACTACTGGGTATGTGACAGAAAATCAAAGATACTTGTTTCTGACCGTAGATCCCGCTGACGCTGGCGCTCCCGATCGGGATATTGAATTGTGGTTTTATATGCACGCAACAGGTATTTGGTCGTACTCGCAGACAGTTGATTGTGATGCTGTTACAGTCCCCACAACTTATAAGATTGAAATAAATGGTGTTGATCGTGTTGCGTTCGTAAGAGATGCTGGCACTTGGGGAGATGCACCCGATGCAGTATATGCTGCCTGTTCCACATTCTAACCATGAAGAGAAAGCACACCATAAGACCTGATTTTGTGATTGATAACATAAGAGATCTACAAGAAGATCCTCTAGTGGTCAACAACACTCCTGCTGGTAATGTCGGCGGCACAGGATCTAAGGTAACATTCACTGTAAATGTCACAGACATATCGCAACTTGCAACTAATCAGCACTTAACAATTAATAATGTTCGAACTTCGGCAGGTACTGGAACTGTAGAGTATCGAATTAACGATTCTGCCAACATGTCCGCCACCGACGGAACTGGACCCTCTAGTGGAATTGTCACAGTATGCACATCCGACGCCACAAACTCTACTCACTTAGCAACAGTTTTAACAACCGCCATCAATGGTGGTGCTTCGGAGTCCGACCATACTATTTCCGCTACTAGGGATGGCGCGACAATAACCATAACAAAGACTGGACCCATCGGCACCGCTGGACACGAGATCATAACTTCCAACATACATGGTATGCCAACTATCGCTTTCTCTGGGGGCATAAACCCATCTGGGTACACCCCTCTCAGGATGACCATACCAGGGTTATCCTCCCTAAGAACGAACCCAGTAGCAAATTAAAAAAAACACTCCTACATTGTAGTATAATAAATTTCAGGTGTTTAGAGAACACTTCAACTATTTATTATTGAACATATTTTTATATAAGGGGCAAACTATGTCATCACTTCTAGAACAAGCAATCATTGACGCCAAGGCGCTTAAATCCGCTGCGCTCAAAAATGCAGAACAAATGGTAATTGAAAAGTATTCAGAACAAATTAAGGATGCCGTGTCATCTCTTCTTGAGCAAGAGGAAGAAGAGATGGACTTAGGGTTAGATCTTGAACCATCTAGCGATGAGGGGTCTGACGATACTGTATCTGCAAAGTCTGATGAAGAGGCAATGGATGATATCCCCTCATCTGAGTCGGGTCAGGTCGAGTTAGATCTTGACGCGATCGAAAAAAGAATTAAAGAAATTGAAGACGAAGAGGGAATTGAAGCAACGGATGTACTTCAAGCAGATAAGGTAGATCATGATGATCTTGCTGCTGGTATGTCTGATGAAATTCAAGCTTCTGCTGACGCAAGTTCTCTTGCGACCGAAACACTCACTCAATTAGAAGAAGAGATGGAAGAATTATTCGTTGATGAGATCATGGAATCTCTTAAGGTTGACATCAAGCCACAAAAGAGTGGATGGATGGGGACTTCCAATGAAGAGTTGGATCTTGCAGTTGAGCAAGAACTTGCCAGATTACAAGATGACGATATCAAGGAGCAACTTGAGGCACTCAAGGCAGCACTTGGTAAGTTGGAAGAATCCAACAAGAATCTCAATAAACAAAATAAAGATTTAATTAAAGAAAATGAGATGAAAACAGACGAGATTAATGCTCATAAGTCTGTTGTCTCACAAATAAAAGAAAAGTTTGATGCTGTTAATACATCAAACGCAAAGTTACTTTATATCAATCGGACTTTGGATTGTGGCTCCCTGAATGAGCGACAGAAAAAGAGTATTGTTGAAGCAATCGCTAAGGCCGAAGATGCAAAACAAGCAAAGGTTATCTATGAAACCCTTCAAAACACAGTGGAGACTAGTCAAAAGAAGAGTCCAGAATCGCTGAGTGAGGCAGTTAACAATAGAAGATCTAGCTTACTGGTTCGTTCTCGTGAAGAGAAACGAGCTACTTCAGCAGATATTTTTGCTGAAAGAATGCAGCGATTAGCTGGTATTAATAAAGACAATTAAATATTAGGAGGTTACAATACAATGTCTGTATTAGAAAAATTAACTGAAGGTATTGTTCGACGTGACGTGTCTAAGGAAGGTCAAGCACTTCTTGCGAAGTGGGAAAAGACTGGTCTCTTAGAAGGTATTACTGATGAGCAATCCAAGAATGGTATGGCGGTTCTCCTTGAGAACCAAGCAAAGGAGCTTCTTCGTGAAGCGTCCTCAATGGCAGCAGGTGATGTTGAAGGTTTCGCATCAGTTGCTTTCCCAATCGTCCGTCGTGTATTCGGTGGGTTGATTGCAAATGAACTCGTTAGCGTGCAGCCAATGAGTCTTCCAAGTGGACTTATCTTCTTCTTGGACTTTACAATGACTGATGATCGCCTTCGCGGTCTAGCAGGACAATCTATCTATGGTGGTAACGTTGTAGCGAAGGGGTTGATTGACGGTGTTGATCTTAATCCTGCTACGGGCGTTGGAGCAGGTGGTTTTTATGACCTGGCGAATGGTTACACTAGCGCAACTGGTTCACAGAGCCAGGCAAAGGTCATGAGCACGGGGCTTACTAACGTAGCGCCTTCGTCAATGACTGCCGCACAGAAGAAGTTGATTCGCTGGGATCCTGATCTTCTTTCGGGCACCGACGTAGTTTCGGTTGTTTCTATTTATAGAAATCACTTGCCGACTACTTTCCCATCTGGTGCGGTCAATGCTTCGGCAATTTCGGCATCTAACGGTTCTGGAAACTACGGACATGCAAAGCTGGTCCGCCGTTTGACGAGAATCACCGGCTCTGGTGGTACAGGTGCTAGCCAGGAGGTCTTGCTTTTGACTTTCACCGGACATGCTTCGGACGTGTTCGCGCCTACCAGAGATGATGCATCTCTAGCGTTCCCGATAGCAGATACGCTTTCAGCTGGCGGCGGACTTGGTTCAGTCGTTGGTGGAGAGCCGTGGGAGCTTGAAGGTGCTGGTCGTGATACCACAGGTGGATCAACAGTTAACAATAGCAACCCAAGAAACATCCCAGAAATCGACATCAAGGTCGACAGCGTAGCGGTCACAGCTGCTACAAAGAAGTTGAAGGCAAAGTGGACTCCTGAATTAGGTCAGGACCTCAATGCTTATCACAACCTTGACGCAGAGGTTGAATTAACTGGTATTCTTTCTGAGCAAATTGCTCTTGAAATCGACCAGGAGATTCTCTCTGACTTGATCCAGGGTGCTAAGGCAGGTACACGCTACTGGTCACGCGCTCCAGGTCTTTTCGTTGATAGCAACGGCAGTGAACTTGGTGCAACCAGTGCTTCACCTGACTTCACAGGTACTGTTAGCGAGTGGTATGAGACTCTCATTGAGACAATCAATGACGTGAGCGCTCAGATCCACAGAAAGACACTTCGTGGTGGCGCAAACTTTGTTGTTTGTGGTCCAGAGGTTGCTAACATCCTTGAGTTCACAAGCGGTTTCCGCGCATCTGTTACGGCAGACGCTGACCGTGGTGACATTGGTGCTGTTAAGACTGGTTCATTGAGCAAGAAGTTTGATGTTATGGTTGATCCATACTTCCCAAGAAACATTCTTCTTGTAGGTCGTAGAGGTAACTCTTTCCTTGAAAGCGGTTATGTGTACGCTCCATATGTACCACTCCAGGTAACACCTACCATTTTCGGTACGGAAGACTTCGTACCACGTAAGGGTGTCATGACCCGTTACGCTAAGAAGATGGTTAGACCAGATATGTATGGTCTTGTTGTCGTAAGAGGTCTCCTTGGTGAGGCAGGCGCTTAATAAAGTGTCCGACAACTAAAAGATTCGCCCTACCATAATATTGTGGTAGGGCGTTTTTTTGTGTGAGTTTGGTTTAGTTTAAACTATTTATAATATAAAAGGTAAGGCGATAGCCTTTATTAATTAAAAGGAGATTTATAAAATGGCAAAAGTAGGTAGAGCAGCATATGATGCTTCTAGAAGAAGACTAGAAAAGATTACAGCAACGAGCAAGACTTTAACACTTGCAGAAAGTGGAGAGATTTATGCAATTGCACTAGCGGCAGATTGTACAATTACACTTCCTTCCGCTCCAGAGAACGGCACCGTGTTTACATTTATTGTAACCTCACAGGCAGGTGATGATGAATTGATTATTGACACGGGTTCAGATGATAGATACTTTTTGGGCGGCGTGGTTCACTTAGATACAAATGCAGACAACGCATCTGTTGCACCAAACGGCAGCAGTAACAGTAAGTTAACCTTAAATGACCCAGCAGGAGGCACAAGAATTGAATGTGTTTCTGATGGAACCCTTTGGTACTTGTCTGGCGGCGTGGTTAGCGAAACAGCACCAGCATTTGCTGACCAGTAAAAAGTAACTCGCCTTACTACAAGTCAAACCCCCTTCCAATTTGGTTGGGGGTTTTTCTTTATTAAAAACCTATTTATGTTATAATCGTTTTAGTTAAAGGAGTTTAATGATGGGTAAACGTAGAAAAAGAATGACAATGACAAGATATGCCAAGAAGTATGCTGCAAAGCGATCAGCACTTGGTTTTGACAAGAGAGAGGTTGAGAACAAATTGATCGAAATTGACATGAACACCAGTGAAGAGATCAAGCAAGAAGAGCAGGTTCAAGTTGTAACAAACGAACCAGTTGAAGAAAAGAAAGAGGTCCAAGCACCTCCACGGATTCCCGAACCAGAACTTCAGGTAGTCCAAATCGAAGAACCAGTTAAAGATGAGGTTGTTGATGTTGAGACGCCAAAACCCAGAAAGAAGCGCACAACAAGAAAAAAAACAACAACTACAAGAAGAACTACAAAGAAGACTGAAGAGTAAAGAAATTTGAAGTCCTAGCGTTTTGTTAAGTTTAAGACTAATTACTTAGACACGGAGGACCAATTAAATGTCTTTACCAACATTAAGACCAGCTAGCACTTCTAGCAAGAGCATCTTGCCAGAGACTGGTAGTCATGGTAATGTGAATAAATCTTTACCATATAAAATATATTCATTAAACAGTAGTGTGCTGTATTCTAGAAACTTTATTTCAGGTGCGGTCGACCAGGTTGCACACACATATAAGAAACTTGGCGGTGATGTGCTGGATATAGAACTTTCAGATGGAAACATATATGCTGCATACGAAGAAGCAGTACTTGAGTATTCATATCTTATAAACATACATCAGGCAAACAATGCATTGCCTAGTTTTTTGGGTCATGCAACAGGGACATTCGATCATAAGGGTGAACTAACTTCAGGCGCAGCCTCGGGTAGTTTGAAGTATCCTAAATTTGATTATGGTTTTTCCAGACGCGTCTCTGAGAAAATTGGATCAGAAATAGGATTAAAGGATTCTGTACAATACTCCGCGTCATTTGATGTCACTGTAGGGCAGCAAGATTATGATCTACAGGACATAATTTCCTCTGAATCAGGCGCACCATACACTGGCAAGATTAATGGCAAAAGGATATTGATTAAAAAAGTGTATTACAAGACGCCTAGTGCAATGTGGAGATTCTATGGGTACTACGGTGGGTTGAATGTGATTGGCAATTTTCACAATTATGGACAATTCTCGGATGATTCCACTTTCCAGCTTGTACCAGCATGGCAAAACAAGGCACAAGCACTTGCATTCGAGGACGCCATATACACTAGAATGTCTCATTGGTCATATGAACTTAGGAACAATAAGATAAGATTGTTTCCGATTCCATATGGTGGCGGACCTACTAAAATGTGGGTAGAATTCTCTGTCCCCTCATCTAACTTGGACGATGACACTAATGGTCGAGGCGAACTAGAGGGGGTTAATAACATGAATACATTGCCATTCTCTAACTTGCCTTATGACACTATCAATTCAATTGGTAAGCAGTGGATCAGGAGATTCGCGCTCGCTCTATCCAAGGAAACACTAGGACAGGTCAGATCCAAGTTTGCTTCATTGCCCATTCCTGGTGATAGTATAACCCTCAACGGAACTGATTTAGTATCACAGGGCAAAGAAGAACAGAACGCTCTCAGAGAAGAACTTAAAACAACTCTTTCCGAACTTACTTATCAAAAGATTGCGGAAAAGGAGGCACTGGAGGTCGAAGCAGCTGAAAAAGTCTTGCAGAGAATACCCTATTCGGTGTATGTGGGGTAATATACTATGGGAGATAATAAGTGGAATCAACCAGAAGCGCCACCACCACCGCTCTTTACTGGTAAGAAGGAACGAGACCTTGTAAAACAGGTTAGTGATGAAATTATCGAAAGAGTCATTGGGCAACAGGTGGTCTACTACCCAGTGTCTATTGAGGAAACAAATTTTCATCCAATATACGGCGAAGCAATGAACAAGACCTTTCTCAATCCAATTATGGTCTATGCTCTTGTGGAGTGGCAAGGGTATGAGACGGAAACGACCAACTTAGGCGTAGATCGATTGTCAAAAATTGTAGTGCATTTTCATAAACGCAGACTGACAGAGGATCAGAATTTGTTTGTTAGAGAGGGTGATTTTATTTTGTATGGTGAAACTTATTATGAGATCGCGACTTTAAATGAACCAACTCAAATCTTTGGTCAGCGCGACCACATGATGGAAATAAGTGCCGAATGCATAAAGGCAAGAGAGGGTCTATTTAATGGAACGTCATAAACCATTCAGCGAACAACTTAACGACTACGAAGGCAAGCGTATTTTCGATTCAAGAATTGAGAATATAGATACTGCTATGTATAAGTTCGTGGATGAGCAAATGAATCTACACGTAAATTCCTCAACTGGGTTTAAGAAAGTACCAGTTATAATGTCATCAGCTGAAAGATCAGTGTTGAGCAAAAAGGATAGTCGTGTTAGGGATGCTGAAGGCGCTCTAATCATGCCAGTTATCACTATCGAGAGGACCTCGATGACAAAAAGTCCTAGCGAGAAGGGCACAGTGTGGGCAAACATACCATCAACAGATAAGATAAAGGGTGGCACCATCCCCGTTATGCAGAAGATCGTGCAAGATAAGACTTCCAACTACAAGAACGCCCACTCCAAGAGAAGGAGAGGGCAATTGAACTTTCCAGATAAAACTGAAAAAACCGTGTATAAGACGGTCTCTATCCCCTTGCCAGTCTATGTTACGGTGATGTATCAGATTACCCTCCGAACGGAGTACCAGCAGCAAATGAACGACCTTGTAGTGCCTTTTATGACAGTTCCAGGCGGCATTAACTATATCATCATCAGAGATGGTAATCACAGGTATGAAGGATTTATCCAGCAGGACTATTCACATGAAAACAACATAAGCAACTTTTCAAACGAAGAAAGAAAATTCGAAACAAAATTCGATATTAAGGTGCTTGGGCACCTGATTGGAAGTGGCATAAATCAAGAGACACCTCACAAGGTAGTTAATGAGACAATCGTAGAAGTTAAGATTCCAAAAGAAAGGACCATTGTCGACCCAGATGAGTTGGCAAAATATGGGTTGTGAGGTAGGGCATGGTATTATCAGTCACAAAATCTAGAAGATTGGAAGATATTCCTTTTCCCCCGTCCACGATGGAAACGATCGATCTAGCAATGCATAAATTTATAGAAGAAACGCTAGACATTAGGTGCATTACGCCAACTGGGTTTAAGAAAGTGCCAGTGGTATGGACTTCATCTGAAAGGTTATTTCAAAGTAAGAAGGATAGTAGATTCAGGGACAAGGACGGTACCCTGGTTCTGCCAGTTATAACAATAGAGAGATCTAACATCACCAAGGATCCTTCGAGGAAGGGTACTGTGTTTGCAAATATTCCACCTATTGATAAAGTAAAGGGCGGATCCATATCAGTTTCCAGGCGAATTAAGCAAGATAAGACTTCTAATTTTGCAAATGCTTCGATGTATAAAAGGGCAGGACAATTAAATTTCTCAAAGAAGAATAGCAAGATAGTCTATGAGACATTAACAATCCCACTACCAGTCTATGTCACGGTCCAGTATGAAATAACCCTAAGAACGGAATATCAACAACAAATGAATCAAATAGTGACACCCTTCATAACAAGACCAGGTGGCATCAATTACGTAATAATTGAAGAGGGGAGATTAAGGTATGAAGCGTTTATACAGGAGGACTTCTCTCAGAACAACAATATAAGCAACTTTTCAAACGAAGAAAGAAAGTTTGAGACAAAACTCAACATTGAGGTTCTTGGGTGGCTAACTGGAGAGAATGTCAATAGACTTCAACCAAATGTTTCTATTCGAGAAAACATTGTTGAAGTTAAGATACCGAGGGAGAGGATAATTACTGGTGATGACCTAGATACTGTAAACGGGAGATTGTATGGACTTGAAGGACTTAAATCAGACTTGTTGTTACCAAAGGTTGATGACAATATTGCAAACTATAAGCAAGTTAGAAACCCAGGCGCAACAACAACGGAAGCTACCACAGGCGGTGGTGGAGGTGGAGGATCGTCATCTTCTGCAGACTCTGTGACAACTACTAATTACAAAGTTGCCCAAACACCCACCGAGACAGCTGACGGATCGACTACACAATTTACAGTACCAGAGGATTTTGTTGCAGGAACACTTATGGTGTTTAACCAAGGTCTTTTGATGCTTATCGGGGCAGATAATGACTATACTTTGTCTGGTAGGGTGGTTACTTTCGAAGAAGCGCCCCAGAATGAGGCGAACATACTATTTAGTTATATTGCTGATTAAAGAAGGAGGATGCGAGAATGTCAGTTTTAAATAAATTATTGGGAATGCTGGATGATTTGAAAGAAGAAAATCCAGAATTGGCCAACAAGGCGTTACTTGCCGCAGAAACCCTTAAGGCGGGTATGGATCCCGACGATCTTGAGGAAGAATGGGAAGAAGAAGAAGAGGAAGAAGAGGAACCCTTTGACGACTCTTATGTTGTTTTATATCCAGATGATACCCAATCATTGCTCGATGGTAGGGATAATATGAATGGTAAACTTACTGAATATGGGATCTACATGAGAGATCATGAGGTGAAAAAAATTCTAATGTTAGAAGAGATTGAGAGAATCAGGGAAGGTAATGAGCAAATCTTACAACTTCTTCGAGAAAAGTATAAGTTAGATCCAAACGCAGGATACACATTGGAATTAGATTCCAACGGTACAGGAAATTTAGCGTTTGTTAAGCAGTAGAGACTATTTAAAGTGAGAGAGGTATAATATGAATTTTACAACATCTGATATAGGAATCGCCGCTTACTTGCAGTTAAAGGGTATTAACCTGATTAGATGTAGGCGATTAGATTCAGGAAAGTTTCATTTTGAGTTTGATGATAGGTTAGGTGAGTGCCAAGCTCTTTCGTTAGAGTTCTTGAATAGTGAGTTTTGTAAGTTTGATAATAACGTTAGAAATCTGAAGAAGGTTCTCTTTTCGTAATTCACAAACCCAGTCCGTTTAATGTGCTGTTGGTTTTTGTTAGTGAAAAAATAAAAAACATACACTAAGGAGCAATTAAAATGGCTAAAACAAAAATTGGCACAAAACTATTGGCAAATAGTGCCATCACAACTGCGAAGTTAAATACTTCCGCAGTAACTCGCGATAAGATCGCATCAGGTTCAGTTCAAGTCGGTCACTTAGACCTATTCCAAGCACGTAGCGACGTGGCGCATCTTGAGGATGCCGACGTCTTAATCGTATCCGCATCTAAGGGCAAAAGCGGTGGCATGAGGACGGTCACGTTCGCACACCTCAAAGCAGCGGTTTCAGCATCTAATGCAGCTGTCGGTAACGAAGGACACATTCAGTTTCACGGCGAAGGCGGCACAAATGCGATGGACGCTATCTCAAAGATTAGAACAGACGGTGTTCACTTGACCGCTTCTGACGGCGGTAAGGTAGTGTTTGCATACACTGCAATTTCAGGTTCTACTGGCGAGATTTATTCTAGCGCTAAAACCACTTTGACGGTCAATGCAAAGACGACATTAAAGTTCAATATCAACGGAACCGATGAGTTGGACCTAAATGCAACAACACTTCAGCCTTCTTCGGACGGTGGACTCAACCTCGGTGCAGCAGCAAAGAAATACGGAACACTGTATCTTGATGCAGTATCTGGTTCAGGAACTTCCACAATCCACAAGTTGGATGTAGATAGTCTTGACGCAAGAAAGGTAACAGCAACAACCATCACTGGTTCTGGTACCTCTACGCTTCACAAGTTGGACGTAGATGACGCAACATTTAATGTTGTAAAGACAACAAACCTCTCTGCTTCGGCAACCGCACAGATTCACAAGGTTGACGTAGATGAGGGTACTTTCAATAAGGTTATCGCACCTGTGGTTACAGGTTCAGGCACTTCACTCTTTCACAAGGTTGATGTTGACGAAGGTACCTTTAACAAGATTATCGGTACTGTCGTATCTGGTTCGGGCACATCGCTCTTCCATAAGATTGACGGCGACGAAGGCGACTTCCGTAAGGTAGTTGCTACAAACATTACGTCTTCTGGTACATCAAACCTCCATGTCGTAACGGCAGATGAACTCTCTGGTTCTTCTGGTAAGTTCCGCAAGTTGGTTGTAGATGTTCTTGACGCAAGAACGTACAAATCCAGCATTACGACTTCAGAGCATTTTGAAATCGTTAATAAGCAGATCATTGCTGCGGCATCAGGATCCGCAGGTGATTCTGTTGAGGGCGCAGGCCTTCAGATTGGTGGCACTGCAGGTTCTGGTTCAAGCGGTATCGCAAGTGTAATCTTGGGTAACGCAGGCGGCGGCGCTGGTTCTGATCTTCTTTTCAAGATTGGTTCCACACAGGGTCTCTCGCTTTCAACCACAGGTGGTAGAAAGAATGACGCAGTATTATTTGGTGTGTCTGGTACACTTTCAGCATCTCTTGGTATTTTCCAGGAATTGGACGTAGCGAAGGGATTGACGGCAACATCATTCTCTGGTTCTAAGGGTACATTCCACACCTTGTCAGGTACGATTGTACAGTATCACGAGATTGATGCAGACCAGGCAAGCATCCTTGACTTGGACGGTACATCTGCTACCTTTACTACGGTATCTGGTACAACTGTTCAGGCTCACACGACTGATGCAGACAAGGTAACCGTTCAGGATCTTGACGGAACTTCTGCAACATTCACGGGAACAGTATCTGGTTCGACCGTTGATGCTCACCTTCTTGACGTCGATAAGATCGAGGTTAGAAGAATAGATGCAACATCGACCATTTCTGGTTCAGCAACAGCAACAATCCACAAGGTAACTTCAGATGTATTATCTGGTTCAGTCTTGACCGCACACAATGTGGACACAGACAAATTGAACGTGGGTGTTATCGTTTCGACTGATGTTGTCAAGGCAGCAAACTTAAACAGAGATATTGTTTATGATATAGACAACGGTAACGGTGGACTTAACTTTGCAAACGGTGTTTTGAGTATTGGACACCAGAGACAGATTTTCTCTAGAGATACATCTGTTGCAAACAGAGCAGCAGCACCTGCACAGGGTTCTGGTTCTCTATATACGACTGCATCTTTGGCAACAACAAGCGGGGCTCCGACGATCATCATGTCAGGTTCCGAGATGGTATACCTAAATGGTGTTCTTCTCATCCCTGCACCAGCAACGCAGCGACCGCCAGTCGACGGTGACTATACCATTGACTACAACAGCAGCAATGGTCCTGTGACAGTTGAATTGCACGAGAGTCTTACTATGGATGCTGACGATATTCTTGTCGTTCAGTTTCTCTCGGGAACGATCTCTTAAGTCTTAGTTTTGAGGGGGGTAACCCCCCCTCTTGTTTCGTTTATGTGTTTGTTATTTTATTTTACATAATAACAAAAGGAGAATAATTAAATTATGGCTTATACAATATTAGATAATAAGGCTGGAGTGCTAAACACGAGAGGACCAGTTTCCTCTTCATTGAGTTCAGCAGATGCCAGAAGTTATCGTTCAGGTTTGGTTAGTCCAAACGGGGAGTTGATGATTATTCCTACTAGGTATAGGAACAACGACTCAAGTTTAAATCACGGTATTGATGTTAGAAAGTCTGGATCGAATGGTGTCTGGGATCTAATATCCTCTGTCCCACAGAGAACAACAAGTGGATTGATCGATCTTGTGTGGGTTAACAACAAAGAGTTTATTTTTACAACAAATGACGCATACGAAGAAATGGGGATTGTCACGGCATCAGCCGGCGGCGTCGACTTTGGTCTTCACAAGGTCATAACCAGAAATGACAACTCATCAGGCGCAACAAATTGGAAACTTGAGATAAGTGCGGACAAAGACGCATTGTTGGCATACCATGAACCTGGTTCTGCTGGCGATCAGTATGTCTGGGTCTTCAACTCGGGTTCTGCAGACGACGCCGATGCGGGTTGGAACTGGACACAAACAGTGCGAGTTACGAACCAATCCTCAAAGGATGTTTATTCTGCGAGATGGTTGAGAACAAATGACGAATTCGCAGTTGGCGATTCCAACAACAATAAAGTTTGGATTGTTCAAAGAACAGGATCCAGTTTGGACGGATGGCCATCATACGTTCCAAGTGCTGGTGCAGCATCAGCATACTCAATAACTGGTTCTCAGGCAAGTTCTTACTTTGGTATGACTATGGAGTGGCATACGGCAAGTAATTCACTTCTCATTTTCAACAACGCACAAGTAGAAGTTCACGCATCTTCATCGCAGGGATATTCTGGACAAAATCAACCAGCATATACTTTGACTGGGTCCTCTTTCGACGGTGGTTCGGGAGCTTTGACTGGTTACAGTTCGAAGCACTATAAGGGTTCGATATTCTACAGAATGGATGCGACTTACCACGATACACTTACGATTGACTCTGTGTATGTTCTAGAGAATGGATCAAACACTGGAGGATATCCAGGTGGGTGGAGATCGGAGTTTCTAACTCAATCTGGTATGGCAGAGATTTACAACACCAACCCAGAAGATCGTGCCCCAGGGCAGATCTTTATTGGAGGTGGTATACTTTCTTTGGAACCAGGCAGAAACGCTTCCCTTAACCAGTCTGCGACAAACTTTCATGTCTTTACAACAGGTCTGGGAACCGAAGGTGCTGTGGAACCCACCGCCATTGATGGCGAGGTGTCTAGTTCTGTTGTGGCAGCAAACGGTGGATTGGTACAAGCAGGTAACACTGACACTAACCCTTCCGCTCAAGCAAATATCCCAGCTGGAGCGCTATCTGGTAACACCACTGTAACAGTAGCGATTCTATCTCAAAGTGCTGGCAAAGGCACAGCGACAACGGATATTTCAGCATTAGGTACAGCGATTATTGCTCCAAGAGCATCGTCAGACATTATTAGATTTGTTCCTCACGGTACATCTTTTAGTAGTCCTGCGATTCTATCTTGGAACATCACAGGTAGCACATCGGCAATAAGAATCTTTAGAAGGTCGAACGCTTCCAGTGCATGGGCAGAACTCGCCACCAGTAAGTATAGTTTTGATAGCGGGCAGGTACACGTAACCGCCAGCTCATTTAGCGATTACATAGCCGTAGGAGGAGCATCAATGGCAGTAACAAAGATAGGCACCAAGTTAATAAAAGATGGTGTCGTAACAACAGTTAAGTTAGGTTCGAGTACAGTACAGAGAGATGATATTGGATCTGGATCTGTTCAGGTTGTTCATTTGGATACATCAGCACAGGCAAGAAACGATCACGTTGACTTTGTGAATGGTGATTATTTTTATTGTGGTGACGCATCAGACAATGAAACCAAGGCATTTAGTTTTACTCAACTGAAGACTGCACTATCTCTCTCGAATGCAGCGAGAGGTAATGAAGGAGCAATTCAGTATAACGACGGAAGTGGTTTCGATGGTATCGCTAAGATTACCACAGATGGTGTACATTTGACTGCTTCAAATGCTGGTAAAGTAGTTTTTGCTTATACTGGTGTTTCAGGATCTACTGGCGAGATTTATTCTAGTGCCAAAACTACTTTGACGGTTAATGCAAAAACTACACTTAAGTTGAACATTAACGGAACAGACGAATTGGATCTAACTGCAACAACACTTCAACCATCTACTGATGGCGGACTCAATCTTGGTGCAGCTGGAAACAAGTACGGAACGACATACTTAAGTGTGTTAACCGCGTCGTCTACAGCAGAGTCTACCCTTCATAAGGGTGATGTTGATGCATTGACAGTAGGAAAATTAAACCTAGATTCAGGCGCTTCTGTGATCTCTGGTTCAGGTACAGCATCGATCCACCAGATTAATGTTGATGAGGGAACGTTCGGTGGGGTTAAATTCTCCACTGCTAGAGCAAGTGCTGCTTATATGATCACTGGTTCTGGAACGGCACAAATTCATAAACTTGATTCAGACGAAGGTGATTTCCGCAAGGTTATTGCAACAGTCGTTACTGGTTCTGGAACTTCTACATTCCATAAGACAGACGTGGACGAAGGTACCTTTAATAAGGCAACCGCAAACGTAGTCACATCTTCTGGAACGTCAGTAATTCACAAGATTGATGGTGATGAGGGTGATTTCCGCAAGGTAGTCGCAACCAATATCACATCTTCTGGAACTTCGAACCTCCATGTTGTTACTGGTAATGACATATCAGGTTCATCTGGTAAGTTCTACAAGATTGTGGTAGATGACCTTTCAGCTAGAAAGATTACTTCTGGCGTGACAACATCTGAACACTTCGAAGTTCCACAAAAGCAGTACATTGCGTACGCAAGTGGTTCAACAGGCGTGGCCGCCGAAGGCGCTGGTCTTCAGATTGGTGGTACAGCAGGTACTGGTTCAGCTGGCGTAGCAAGTATTGTTATGGGTGACGCTGGTTCTGGAGCAGGACTTGATCTCTTGTTAAAGATCGGATCAACACAGGGTGCTTCCTTGAGTGGTTCTGTCAGTGATGGTGGTCAGAGATTTGGTGTCACGGGATCTATCTCTGGTTCAGTGGGTATTTTCCACACTGTAACAATCAACACTGCGATCGGTAACCAGGACTCGATTATGAGTGGTTCTACCTTCAATGCGCAGACTGTAACGGGTGCTCTCGCACAGATCTTTGAAATTGATTCAAATCAAGCAAACATTGGAGATCTGGATGGCACCTCAGCTACGTTTACAACAGTCTCGGGTACAACCGTTCAGGCGCATACCCTAGATACAGACAAACTTACTGGTAACGATGTTGACGGCGTGTCAATGACGATCACTAGTACGGTGTCTGGTTCTACTGTAGATGGACACTTACTTGATGTTGACAAGATTGAAGTTAGAACGTTGACGGCAACGTCAACCATTTCTGGTTCTGGAACGGCAACGATCCATAAGATAACTTCAGATATATTGTCTGGATCCAAAACAACACCGCATACGCTCACTGTTGATAAATTGCAGTTGAATGATATTGTTACAAATGATGTGATCAAGAAAGCGCATCTCAATTGCGATATCGTTAAAAGCGCAACCAATTCACATGGTGGACTTGTATTCAACAATGGTCAGTTGAGCGTCGGTTGGCACAGAAGAATATTCAGTAGATCTTCTAAGAAGATTGTGAATAGATCACAGCCAACTCAGGGTTCTGGATCGCTATATACAACCTGTTCTCTACCTCCTTCAGGATCTTACATCTCAATGGTGTCTGGTTCGGAGATGGTTTACTTCAATGGTCTTCTTCTTGTGAAGAGTAACGGCGTTGCAGGTAACCCAAGAGACGGTGACTATAGAATCGACTATAACGGCGGCGAGGTTTTCTTGCATGAAACCCTTACAATGGACGCTGATGATGTTGTGGTAGTTCAGTACCTATCTGGATCACAGACATTATAATAAACCTACCTAAATGGGGGGCTCACGCCCCCCACTTCCTTTTCTTGTTTCTTTTACTAACTTTTGGAATTTTCAAAGACTATTTAATAGAGAGAAAATAAATAATATTTTGTAATTTTTCGTTATAAGGAGATTTCCAGTATGTCTGTAAAGAGATTTAAATTTGTATCCCCAGGTATCTTTCTCAATGAGATCGATAACTCACAATTGGCAAGAGAGCCAGAGGACGTAGGTCCAACGATCGTTGGTCGCCTAGCAAAAGGTCCAGGTATGATCCCTCTTAGGGTCGATAGCATGTCACAATTCATTGAAGTGTTTGGCAACCCAATCCCAGGAGGTAAGGGTGGTGATGTTTGGAGAGAAGGCAACGAAACTGCGCCAACTTACGCCGCATATGCTGCCCAAGCATTTTTGAAAAACGCGGGGCCTGTTAATGTCGTTAGATTGTTGGGCACAGAAGACCCGCAAGCAACTTCAGCTGGCGCCGCAGGTTGGACGCTAGATCAGTCTTTGGATGCATCTGCTGTCGATGACACCAAATCAGCAGTTTATGGTTTGTATCTTTTTTCTACGGGCGGTGTTGACCGACGTAGCAGTTTAGTTGGGGAAAATGCCTCAATCACATCACAAGGTGAGAAACTAAACCAAAACAGAGCAATGGAAGGTAACCTTGCCGCTGTTTGGTACTTCCAAAAGGGCGCAATGGCATTGACGGGCACCATTGGACACCTTGCTGGTGAAAAAGCACACTGGCCAGGCGCACGTATCCACGGCACTGGTTCTCACGTACTTGTACAATCGACGGATTCATCAAAAATGGAGTTCTCAGCACTTCTTACAGACGGCGCAAAGGCAGAAAGAAGAGTAACCTTCAACTTTGATAGAAATTCGGACAAATATATTAGAAAGGTGTTCAACACGAACCCTACACTGACAAACGGTGACACGACTCAGGCAGCAGGATTAACAAAATACTGGTTGGGAGAGTCATTCGACAGATTTGCTAAAGACACGCACGGATTCTTAGGAACCAGTGGATCGCTTCACAAAGGCGAGTTATCTGCTGATAGTTCCCTATGCGCTATGATTGTACCTCTTCATAGTACGACAAGCGGCATGGTAAGAGCAATCGCCCACCAGGACTCTAGAACGCCTTGGATCTTTTCTCAGGATTTAAATGCTATTGGTACTGGATACAAAGCAGCGGCGATGCAGAAGTTGTTTAGATTTGTTGGTATTAACGACGGTGGGTGGAACACCAGAAACTTAAAAGTTTCAATTACCGATGTAAAGGCAGGTAATGACGTAGATCCTTACGGAACATTTTCAGTGTTGGTCAGAAGAATTTCTGACAACGATGCAAGGCCAGTTGTTTTGGAGAGATTCTCACAGTGTAATCTAAACCCTAACTCTAGTAACTATATCGGACGTAAAGTCGGTGACAAGTACAGAGAGTGGGACGAAACAGACAAGAGATACAGGGTTTACGGTAATTATGACAACAACTCTTCATTCTTTAGAGTGTTGGTTGATCAGGATGTTGATAACGGTGTTACCGATCCGATCAGTATGCCATTCGGTTTCTATGGTCCGCCTAGATACAAGACGGGTACAATCGCTACAGGCGAAACCAAGGTTGCAACTGGATTTGGCGCATTTACCGTACATGATTCTGGAAGTAATGGCGAAGGTAAATTTATGGGCGCAGCAACTGGGTCCGCTATTTTAGCCGCATCGTCAGACGTAGTCGCTGGCACAAGCGCAACAGGTATCAAGTCAGCAGGTAGTACGAACATCCCTTATTTGGGATTCCCACAGAAATTGACTGCATCGTTGGTCTATCCAACATTACCAATGAGACTTTCAGCATCTGAAGAGGGTCTGTCAAATCCGAAGAACTCATTCTTTGGTGTTTCGACATACAGAACACCAACAGATACAAAGTTCGATCCTTCGTTCGTCGACATTACTCGCCGCATGGGTAGTGGGTTCTTGGGCGCAGGTGTTTATGACGCCTCTGCAGCATCCGCAAAGGTAGAGAATTCATTCATGTTCACTTTGGATGACCTTATCATAGTAAGTAAGTCGGGATCTCTGGCATCTAACCTTGGTAAGAACCAGGGGTCAATCACTCCAGTAGATGTTGGCACAGCGGTATATGTCAGTGGATCTAGAGCACTCAACAAGTCCTACACCGCCAAGAGAGGTGGATATAAGGACCTAGTTAAGGCAGGGTTCGCAAAATTCACTTGCCCAGTATATGGTGGGTTTGATGGTTTTGATATTACGGAGAAGGAACCATTTAGAAATTCCAAGTTCTCTTCTGGTGACGAGACAACAGCATACGAAATCGCGACACTTAAGCGCGGCATCGACGCTGTCGCAGATCCAGAGGTGGTAGAGATGAACGCTCTTGCCATCCCAGGCATCACGAACACGAGAATAACAAATCACATGATTAGAACGTGTGAGGACCGCGCAGACACTCTCGCTGTCATTGATATCGAGGCAGGCGGTTATATTCCATCAACAGAGAATACTGATGACTTCAAGACCCGAATTCAGAATTCAAAGGTCAGAACAGCAGTTGACAATATAGAGAACAGAGGGTTGAACTCAAGTTATGCTTGTGCTTTCTATCCTTGGGTTAAGGTCTCTGACCAGATCAGCGACCGACAGATTTGGGTACCACCGTCAGTTGTGGCACTTGGAACGTTTGGTAGCACTCAGGCAAGATCTGAGTTATGGTTCGCACCTGCAGGGTTCACCAGAGGTGGATTGTCAGAGGGTGCTGGCGGTCTGCCAGTACTTGCAGTATCTCAGAGAGTTTCTTCGAAAGAGAGAGACGATCTATATGAGGCGAATATTAACCCAATCGCGCAGTTCCCAGCAGAGGGCATTGTGGTGTTTGGTCAGAAGACGCTTCAAGCAACGCCTTCAGCACTTGATAGAATTAATGTACGTCGCTTGATGATCTACATCAAGAAAGAGGTGTCAAGAAGAGCAGCAACGTTGCTTTTCGATCAGAACGTACAAGCAACATGGGATAGATTCCGTGGTTCTGTAGAACCTTTCCTGGACGGTGTAAAGTCTAGATTTGGTTTGACGGAATTCAAGGTTGTACTTGATGAGACAACAACGACACCAGATTTGATTGATAGAAATATCATGTACGCAAAGATCTTCTTGAAGCCTGCCAGAGCAATTGAGTTCATTGCGATCGACTTCATGATCACCAATTCAGGTGCATCATTTGAAGATTAAAAAATAATAGACACTATTTAATAGTGTTAGGAGGATTTTTATAATGGCAAGTCAGAAATTTTGGTCAGATGCTTCAATTGAGCCAAAGAGAAAATACAGATTTTTGTTATCGTTTAATGGTATCCCGCAGTGGATCGTGAAGACAACGGGTAAACCCAATTTTTCGGTATCGGAGTCTGAGCATAGTTTTATTAACTATAAGTTTTATTACCCTGGGAGATTGGAGTGGGAAGAGATCAGTATGACTCTTGTTGATCCAGTTGATCCAGATGCATCAAAGACCATGTTGGACTTGATTGAATTGTCTGGTTACGTTGCACCGCACAACTTCTTGAATGACCCTCTGGGTAGAGGTAAGGCGAGCAATATTGTTACCTTCTCTAAGAAGCAGGCAACAAGCGCAGTGGGTGGTAGAGTGTATATTCACACGATTGATGAGAATGGATCTCCGATCGAGACCTGGTCTCTATATAATCCTTGGATTAAGAGTGTTAACTTTGGTGATCTTGATTATGAGTCTGACGATCTTGTAAACGTTGAACTTACGATGAGATTTGATTGGGCAGGACTTGATACTAAGGGCGTTTCAGATAAGGGCGCACTTCGTCAGGTTCAACAGTCTGGGCAAGGCGCACAGGCAGGACTTACTGGATTAGCACCAGGAGTTTAATAAAAAAAATATTTATTTTGGTTTATAATAGTTTTAGTAAAGTGAGGTTTAAATGAGTAGAAATTCGAACAGGATGGCGCGCAAAGCGCCTCCTGCCAAAAAACAAACAGCTCCAGAGGAGTTACAAAGTCCACAACCCCCAGTACAAGCAGTAAGAAGAACGGCAAACACCGAATTCGTCGAACTGCCGTCTAGGGGTCTGTTTTATCCACAGAATCACCCTCTCCACGGTCAAGAGACAGTTGAGATTAGATTCATGACAGCCAGGGATGAAGATATCTTAACATCTCCCGCTCTTTTAAGAAAGGGAGTGGCAATTGATAAGTTCATTCAGAACATTATGGTCGATCAAAGCATTCAGGTAGCAGATCTGCTTATCGGTGATAAGTCAGCAATTATGGTCGCTGCAAGAGTAACAGGGTATGGGCCTGATTATGAAGTAAAGATAACCTGCCCAGAGTGCAATACAGACTGTGACATCACAGTTGACCTATCAGAATATCATAAGTATTTTGAGAAGTTTGAACAGTCAGAGAATTTTAAGACAAATCATCAAGGGCACTTCGAGACAACTCTCCCTATGTCAGGGCAAAATGTTGTTGTTAGGTTGTTGACGTCTAGGGATGAATCTAGGATGGCCAGTAGAATGTCATCAAAGAAGAAGAACAAGTTGGCAGAAACCAATACGACGGACTTCTTAAAGATGATCATTGTATCTATTGACGAAATCGCAAACCCAGCTGATTTGAATGAGATGATAGGTGAAATGCCAGCGAGAGATTCTAGGTTCTTGAGAAAGAACTATGCTTCCCTTGTTCCAACTGTAAGACTCAAGGAAGATTTTGAGTGTATGTATTGCGGTGCCGAAGCCGAAACGGAGGTACCCCTGGAGGCGACGTTTTTTTGGCCTGACCTCTGATTATATGTTACATGTGCACGAACAGATATTTTATCTAGTTCAGCACGGTAATTGGAACTATTTCGATGTTTATGACCTACCTATAACCATTAGAAGGTGGTTTGTGGAAAGACTCTCCAAGTACTTTGAAGAAAGGAACAAGGAAGCTGAAAAGATCAAGAAATAAACAAACAATATCCTCTTTTGACTTGCCAAACTAATTACTAATGGAGACGTTTATGAATAAGAAAGAACCAATTGTAATAGACTTCACAAAGATCGACGAAAGTTTTTTGGTCGCTATGGGCGCAAGGTTGAGAATGGTCTTGGACGCTCTATTTACGGGTGAATATTTTCCTGTATCTGTTAAAGGATCACCAGCACAGGTGGATTCCTTTGTCAGGACGCTTGCAGGCGAAAAAAGGTACCTCTCTTCTTTGTCTCAATATGGTTTAAACAATCCAAAGACGTTTAAAGACAAATTCAAGTTAGATAGGTCAATCAAATCTTTTGAAAGAGATACGGGTTTAGTTTGGCCTTTTAAGTAGGGGACTTCTAAATGGCATTCATAAACCCTCAAAAATTAAAAGAATTATTTAAGAAATTCGAACAAGGGGGTGAGTACAACCCTGGCGACGGAACCTCTCCTGAGATTTCCGATTCTGATCAAGCTCTATTGAGTGATTTAATATCCGAATACGAAAAGATACTATCAAGAAAATCTGGAGGCACCACTGGAGGTACATCATCAGGTGAATACTTCAGAAATCTCTTAGAGAAATTCAAGAAAGATAAAGAATATAGTGAAAAAGCGGGCAAATATCTGGAGTGGGATACTCAAGAGGCTTCCGAAGTAAAGAAGCAGATCGCACAATCTCAAATGTCTAAAATAAAGAGCAAAATAGAAGAATATGCTATAGCTGGAGAGTTGAACACAGAAGCTGCCAAAAGAGCACAAGAAAAGTACAAACTGTTAAAGCAAGAAATAGACGAAAATGACAGCATGCTGAAGTCGCTAGCAAAAGGCGAATCCATAGCAGTAAAGATGACCCAGTCAGTCCTCGGCGTTAGTAATTCCTTTTCAGGCCCAGACGGCATTATTGGTTCGATCAAGGGATTTGGGAAAGGACTCAAGAAAACCGTCAACTCATCAAATATCCTGGTTGCTGTGTTTACGAAAATGTTTGAACAAGCTAAGGCAGTAGATGAAGCAAGAGCAAAACTGTATCAGAAGACTGGATTGTCGGGACTCACAACAGAGATGATGGATATTGGCCAAGAGTTGGCATCAGTGTATGGTCCTGGGTCTCCAGCAGCTGCTGGTGAAATATTAGCGGATCTTCAAAGCGAGATGAAGGTTTTTAAGGATTTTAGAGACTCTGGAGAGATCGTTAGAATGGCCAATATGTCTGGTAGGTTAAAATCCCTTGGAGTGTCTGTTACGGCAATGGGGAGTTCATACCAAGCCATGTCAAAGGGTATCGGGATGGATGCCGAAGAGATGGACCATACAGTAAGGGCCCTTTATAAGATGGGCAAAGACTATGGGATGACTCAGAAAGAGTCTCTTGGGTCCTTTGCTAAAACTTTACCAACATATGCTCGATTCGGGAAACGTGCACCGCAAATGTTTGCTAGACTTGCCGCAACAGCGAGAGCAACAAATGTAAAGATCGAAGATTTGATGTCTTTAACTGAAGATTTGGACACATCAGAAAACGCCCTGAAGACAGCTGCCAAACTAAATTCATTATTGGGCGGATCTTTTGTTAATGGGGTTGCCCTTCTTGCTGCAGATGCATCTGGCAAGGTGAGATTGATTGCAGAAGCATATCAGAGAGCAGAAGCACAGTTCGGGGTACCACATCAACGCGTTCAACGCGCAATGCAGGGTTATCTTGGGTCTGCAGGGGTGAGTGCAGAAAACTTTCAAAAGATAGTTAGAGGGCAATTCGCAGATTTTGATGCTAAGGTAGCTAATCTAGACGAAGCAGCAACGGATGAAGAGATTAAGAAGGATACAGAAAAAACACTAGACCAAAGCAAGCGAATCGATGCTGCAATGGCAGAACTGATCCAAAAACTTAACAACCAGATCAACAAGCACATGCCAGCTATTGCCAAAACGGTCGGATTCTTGGCCAGGCATGCCAAGATAACTATACCAGCACTTGCCTTGGCAGGGATGGCAGTTAGCGCAGCATACATGAAATCAAAATTCGATAACTTCGTGCGAATACCAAGGATGAAGTTACAAATTGGTACACTTAAGGCTCAGCTCGCCGCAGCAAGGGCAGCAGGTACAGCAAAAGGCGCAGCAGGGTGCGTCGAGGCAGCCACTCAAGCCGCATCTTCGGTAGCCGGATCGGCCGCAGGTGGTATTGATGATGTCGCGAAAGGCGCAGCATCAAGTATAGGAGCTACTGTTGCAGGCGAAGCAGTCGAAGCGGGAGCGAAATCGGGCGGTGGACTTCTTGCTAAATATGGATCAAAGTTGGGTGAAGCATTAGCAAACAGCAAAATGCTCGCTGCCCTCGCTAAGTACCCAATTGTTGAAACCCTTTTTGCAATAGGTGAGTCTGCAATGGTTCTGAATGATGATACTTTGGATGTGAAAGGTAAAGCCAGAGGGGTACTAGAGGCAGTTGCAGGTGCTCTCGGCGGATGGTTGGGTGGCATGGCAGGCGGTTGGATTGTGCAACTAGCAAATGTTGCTCCTGGTCTCGGTGTCGCCTTGACACCTCTTGCTTATATGGCAGGTGGTCTCCTGGGAAGTTACATTGGTCGATTGCTCGCTTCGTCTAGTATTGGGCACGCCTTCGCCGACAACGTCCTTGTTCCGATGTTTGTAAAGATGGGGATTGAAGACGGAAGTATGAAATTGAAGTTGGATGAACAGCACATGAAGAAGTCTGGCATGTCCCCGAAGGATATCGCAAGAGCAAAAGGGGAGTTTGTTGCTGAAGAGATGACACAATCACAATTGATGGGGTTCGAGGATACCTTAACTGCCATGAGTCCAGTTCCGATGAAGAAGGCAAAGTTTGAGAACTCAAAACATGACGGCGTGCTTTTGGAGCAGTTAGATAATTTACGGAAAGGTCTAATTAAACTAAGAGACATAGACCCTTCAGTCTCATTAGAGGTTGGAAGTAGGGTCTATGCCATTAATGGGGGCAGTGCATGAGCGATCAGGGTAAAAGACTTATAGAGCAACTCAAAGCAGCTGCTGCAAACTCTAGAATAGATCCAGCACTTGCCCAAACACTACTTGAGGCAATTACCGAAGTGATGGGCGATCAATTAGTTGATGTCCGAAAAGTAAGTGTAGAAGAACTTTCAAAAAGATACCAAGACATAGATAGACTCTTATCAGAACAGAAAGATAAGATAGAAGGCGTTATCGATCTTGAAAAGAAGAAACTAGAACTCTTGGGCCAAGAGGCATATGATCTAAAAAGAAAGATTGAGTTTATGGTCACGCAGGATGAGGTAGATGAAAAGGAACTTGAAACCGCCAGAAAGAGATATAAAGAAATCAAGAAAATAGTCAAACTTCAAGAAGACTACGATAAAGGATTAGCTAAAGGTGAAGCAGCTGCCGAGAGGTTGTTGCAAGCTACCTTTGGATTATCAAAAGGTTGGGAGAATTTATCAGGCAAAGGTCTATTAGAAGGGTTCACCAAAGGTATTGCGGAAACAATGCAGTGGCAAAACGTTCTAGTTGCAATTACCGCTAAAATGTTTGAAACAATGTTGCGGATGGACAAAGCACGCGCAGCACTCTTCCAAAGGTCCCAAATCACTAGAGAGCAGTTAAATGTTGGTGAAGCAGCTGCCGCAATGGGTCAAATAGGTACAAATCTCGAAGGAGTTGCTGCCGAAGCTGCATCTTCTCTTAAAGAGAATTTTTTATCGTTCTCGGAATTGACCACAGGAGAGGACTCTCAACTGGTTGCATTGACAGCTGGTATAGGTACATTGAGCAAACTAGGGGTGTCTATGGACACTCAGGCGCAGATTATTGGAACTCAAGTTAAGGCACTGGGACAAACACCAGAACAGGCAAAAGATCTTCTATTCAACCTTGCAGGCGTAGCCAGAGCACTGGGGCGCCCTCCACAAGAGATGGCACAAGATTTTAAGAACGCCCAACCGATTCTGGCCAGGTTCGAGGCAGAACTGGGCCGCAGGATATTCAAAGACACAGCATTTATGGCAGCGAAACTGGGAATAGAGGTTAACCAGTTGTTGCAAATGAATGAAAATATGGATACATTTGAAGGCGCCGCAAAGTTCGCCCAAAGCATCAATATTGCTTTCGGTGCTCCTCTTGTCAGTGCTCAAGCCTTACTAGCAGCTGAATCTCCAGCAGAAAAGAGAAAAGTGATCATGGATTCCCTTGCTAAGGAAGGGAGATCGATCAAGGAACTTAGTGCAAGAGAATTGCGAGCACTTGCAAAAGAACCAACATTGGGTTTCGGCGGTGACGTCGCAAAATTGAAGCAGTTTATGGACGCCGAAGCTGATCTTTTAGAGAGTGACAGGGAGGGTCTTGATGCAGTGGCGACAGATATGCAAGGAACCCAATCAGAGATCGCAGACCAGTTGTCAGTCGCTACAAAGATAGACGCCGCAATGGAGCAGGCGATTAGAATGCTCGTCAATGCCATTGGCGGGGAGAAGGGTTTGATGGAGTTAACAAATGTCGTCGTGGGCATGATAAGTTTTTTCACTGATAACATTGCTCTGTTTTCGAGCATAATGATGGGTATGGCTATGAACACTTTCGGGCTCGGCTCGGCGGCTCAAATTGGCACAGTTATTGGCATGGGCGCAGGCGCAAGCTTCGCTGGTACCAGTGGAGAAGAGCGTGAAAAAAGAATACAGGACGAACGTGAAAAGAAGTGGCCAACAAAAGGAGGCAGCACCAAAAAAGGTCCCGATAATTTGAATGAAATTCAAAAAAGGATGGAAGGAACAGTTGCCAATGCAAACTTAAAACTTCCTGGCGGCACTAAGGTTCGCGGTTCAAGCAAATCCAACGTAAAGGCAGGCAAGAACGAAGCACGTACGGATTTACAGTTCAGTGCTAGTTCGGTTGCGAGGAGAGGGACAAACCAAGCTGCCCCAACTGAGGATTCAAATTCAGCCCAATCACTGGGACCAGTTATGGCAACTCCAAACATTGCTCGCAATTATATGACCCCCGTTTTTGATAAGAATGATGTGTTTTATGCTGCTAAAGCAGACGGCGCCTTGGCCACGATGATAAAAGGTATCACAGAGATCGTTGCCGAAATCGCAGCAAAAAAGTCGGATTTGAAACTATCTATGAAAGAGAGGGATGCAGGTCAAATGGTGGTCGATGGACTCAATGCAATAAAGAGGTTATAATATGGCAGGTGGTGATGGATTCTGGTCAGTCGATGCAAAACACACAGATCCGATATTGTCGAGATTTGAAGAAGCTGGGTTTAGTATAGAAATTATGCACATCGCAACTGGTAAGGCGTGTGTGTTTCCAGCTTGGTTAACCAGTTTTAATGAGAACTTTACAAGTCAGTGGAACACGCAGAATGTCTTCGGCCGCGCTGATCCAATTGGATCTTGGAATAACACTACAAGGAGAATCTCATTATCGTTGAGTATTCCATCCTTTACACCCGAAGAGGGATACGCCAACATGCACCAATTGGAGCATTTGATAGGGTTTTTGTATCCATCCTACAGTTCTAATGGCGGACATAATGTAATGAACGCTTATCCGTTACTTAAAATGAAGTTTGCAAACTTTGTCAAGGATGCAAGACAAGAACAAAACGCAGTAAGCGTGTTAAAGGGTGGACTTTCTGGATGGATGGAGAATGTTGATTTCACCCCCAATCTAGAAGCTGGGTTTCATCACATGTCACCAGCAATGAGCGCAAATGATGTAAAGTCTTATAATAGGACAAACGACGCACACGAAAGGCAAACCACAAACAAGAGTCATACTTTTGTCCCTAAAGTGTTTGAGGTTAATATGTCTTTTGTTGTTGTTCATGAACACTCTCTCGGGTGGAGTGGTGCAAAGAAGTGGTTAGGTGGCCACGCAACGGGATATCCCTATGGGTATGAGTCGCAAGGCGGCGTTCTCCATGATGTCAAGCGAGGATCCGCAGCAGTGAATAATTCACCACTGAAAAGGACCAGAGGCGGCACTGGCAATCAAGTTTCCGTGTCGACCTCCGCAAAGAATTCGAAACGAAACAATAAACAAAATAAACAAACACAAGTAAATAAATCTGCAGTCAATGATAAAATAGATAAGGCCAACGCGCCAAAGGCAGATAAGAAATGAGTAGATATTCAAACAGAACCATGGTTATTAATAGTCACAAGATGTATCACAACACGTTAAAGAATAGGGGGACAAAGAGAATAACACAGTTCGCAACACCAAAGTTCATAACCCTACCAGACGATTTGAGAAAGAATGTAAGTTATGAACTTGCCATATGGCAAATTGGCGATAAATACTTTAAGTTTGCAGACAGGTATTATGGCGATCCAGAATTGTGGTGGATCATAGCAAGTTTCAATCTTGCGCCAACCGAAGCACACCTTGACATTGGTGACACCATCTATATTCCGATCAATTGGGAATTAATATACGATTATGTGAGGGGGTAGGGATGAAATACACATCAGCTGAACAGAAAATCGTTGACAGTATTAAGGCAGAAGCCGAGAGCAACATCAAAAGTTTTAAACAAAGTATCACCAAGCAGATGCTCGACATGGCAGCTTCCAACAGGAATGGCCCTAAATCCAAGCAGTATGAACCAATCAATGATTATCTCAATGAAGTGATCAAACCGCGCAACGATGGCAACTACCCAAGTGCCAAAGAGTTGACGGTAGAAGATTATAGCAAAATCTACCCATTGTCCAAAGATTTGAATTTGTATAAATTAGGTCCTAAAAAGGATTATAAGAAACTCCAGGGCTGGGAAAAGAAATATGGTGCTGGCGGCGACGCTGATAAGGAAATTGCAGAACTAATCACAGTCCTGCGTAATAACAAGAACCAAAAAGATAAAAAGTCCCGAGAAGCAAATGCCGAGAAAATAGCAAAATTAAAAAAGAGTCTAGGAACGGCCGCCACAACGGGTAAACTACTCTCCGCGTACGGTACAGACTCAGAAGTCGTTGCAGAAATTGAACAAGAAACGGCAACAGAAGACCATGCACTGGATAACCCAATAAAACCTCAATTCGCAGAATTCACTTTTGATAGAATCCGACAAAACTATATATCCTTAAGAAAGGGAACAAAGGATCAGCACCTACTAAGCATGTATGGAGCGCACATAATGAACACAACTGCCATGACCCGCACCTCTGCGATCGCAGCAAAAGGCCGCGTTTTTTCGATAAAGTCAGGACTGGACACAAACAGACTCACCAATATTTTTAGTTTTAAAATGGAGTATGTCAAAAATAAGGACTATGAGGGGTTTTTAGTAAATCCACTTGTCACTCTTAATAATGCCCAACTCGCTGCTTTAACACCAAGGGTGGAGTTCTTCGTATATAACCGCGAAAAGAAAACAAAGAAACCGATCCCCATTCAAAATAGGGGATTATCAACTCAAAAAAGGACAGGAATTACTGCCCTTAATAACTTCCAGAGTGTTCTGGGTCTTCAAGATTTAACAATTCGTCTTGCAGGTGACACCCCAGAGACCGCCAAGAGAGACATTGATTCAACTATAACTTTTTATGGATCCAACTTGTCTGTTTTTAGCAGCAAGAGAGGACGTGAATTGTATTTGCCACTTATTCAGCCAGAGGGGTTAGGGTCCGAAGACGGTAGTCCAAAAGACCTTATGTTGACAGTGGGGTGGAACATGCCCAGTTCGGAGACAATCAAATCACTTAACTATACACCCCTGCAAGTAAAGTCATTGAAGAGGCAATTGAAGACTTTTGTCATGAGTTATTACAAACACTCATTCAACTTCAATGAGGATGGGTCTTTCATGCTTCAGTGTGATTATGTTTCAAGAACCAGTGAGGTATTTCAAGATATTGATGTAATGTCCGACGGTGACTCACACGTCCACAGTTATTATGATGGATTAATCTCTCAAATGGCCAAAGAAACACAACCGACTTTGAACAGAAATATACAGAGGGTCGTGAACGAGTATATTAATAGGGTGCATCCGACTGCTTCCGACGATACTAAGAAGAAGATCCGAACCTTTTTCAAGAAGATTCCCAAAAAGGAACACAACCAAGTGACCACTCACATAAGTGTCCACACTGATTATTTTCAACAAAAGAAGACAAAGAAGATAAATGCCGTACTAAATCATCTGACAGATAATAGCAAGATGTACAGGTTCGCAATAGAAGGAAAAGCATACAGAGAGAAGTTGTTCGATACTGCCTTTAATAGGGTTATGAGGCCCCACTTCTATAAGTTAAATTTTGCTGACGACCAGATGCTCCCTCCGAAGATGCGTACAACTGGTGGATCACAGAAAGTTGTGGACTTTAGAAGAGTATGTAGATTTAGGATGCAGGTTTCTAAGACGCTGGATGAGGAATTCTTAAAACCAGAAGAAAAGCGAGTAAAGGTTCAAAGAATGCTCGTAACTAAAGATTCTGAAGGTAATGAACTTCCAGGGTTGAGTATAATGGAAGAACAGGCCGCCGCTGATAGCGCAAATTATCGCCTGCCTGGTACTGATAAGTCATACATAGAGATATCTCCTACTAAAAAGACTACTGAAAGTGACAACCCCACCAAGAAAATAAAATCTAAAGTCGATCTGATTGCCGAGGGAGATGGCAAAACCAAAAAAGGTCGAAAGGCTGTCCTCGATGAAGAAAACAAAACCCATGCCAAAAAGGTGAAGGTTCTACAAGACAAACTTGAGAGAGCCAAGAAAGGAAACGACGACGGTTGGTTCGATGATCCATTATCAGTGCAGGTAGCGAAAGCTCAAAAAGAACTTGATGATGAGTTGGCCCGCCACGCCCAGGTATTGGCGACACTCGACAGCGAGCATGCTGTTCTGTTTTTTACAATGGGGGATATAATTTCTTCATTTTTGAAAGTTAGCGAAAGTGTCAAGGTGCTGGAGAAAGATAAAGTCAGTGTGATGTTGGGAAATATTCGTATCAATCGTGACTTTTATAATTTATATAAAATACCTATTGCGCTGGAAACTTATCAAAAGATCATGAAGGATTTCGAACAGTCAACAGCAAGAAGGTTCACGTTGCAGAAATTAATAACATCGTTATTGAGGGAAGTGCAGAGGTACTACAATCAAGGGGATTATGTTCTGGATTCTGGAAAACACACATCAGCATATAGTATGAAAGTGGGTCAATTCAGGACTACGCCAGAAAAGATTAAAAAATTGCGCACAGCGCCATCAGTTGACAAACTCTATGCAGAAGGGTACGGACAAGGCGGGGGTGATGAAACGGTGTACTATTACACAATGTCTCAAGCTTCGACAGAACTTAATATCCAAGATGCACTAAGATTAACGAAATGGGAAGTGGGCAAGGATAAGAGCATAATAAGAAAAATTTCTTTCAAGCAGGTGGAGAACCAAAGCATGAAGGCAAAGCAAGATGATAACATAGAAAAAGGATTTAGATCGGAGAATGGCCTGATTATGATACCGCAGCTTTACAATGTCGATATAACGAGCTTCGGGTTGATAGATTTTTACCCTGGATTATCCTTTTTTGTTAAGCCGAGTTTGATAGGTGTCGCAGATATTTCTGATTCACCAGTTTTTAAGGAGGTTGGACTAACTGGACTTTATAACGTTATTAACGTGGAACACAAGATTGATTCATCAGGGTTTTCGACTTCCTTTAAGTGTTATAATGAATCGACCGTAGATTGGGCTGAGGCCATCGAGGCAATCAAACCCAAGAGCAAAGAAGAAAAGAAACGTCTTCTGGAGAGGCAAGCCACGGCCAAAAAAGAAAGAAATCTTGCGCGTATTATGAGAAAGATAGAAAGAGGAGACACCTTGACAGATGCCGAGACGGTGGCGATGATTAATGACTGATTCAAAAAGAAAATTTCTAGAAAATTTAGGATATATGCGCGAGATTCAATTCGAACCCAGTCTTGAGTCTTTTGATAATAGGTCTCCGAAACATCAGATGTATGGACGTATCGATTCGAATGGTAAGTCTATCGCCCCATTGAACCACTCAGCAATAGAGCAAATCCCAGGCACTGAGATTAGTGCTCTGAATTTTGTTGTTGATGCGTTTGTTGAATTTTCTGCTAAATATGAGAGGTTGTCTCACCCCATAGAGGGAATACCAATCATTGTGGCACAGAGGGGGTATGTAAATCCGCTAGAATTGTATGATAGGCAATTAGAAAATTTATTTAGTGTGATTTATTCCGAGTATATTTTACCGCGAAAGGATAGCATAAAAAGTCTTGATCAGTTTGTGGAAGTTGTATTGCTTGCCATTAAAGACTATTCGCACCAGTCTCCAGTGACTTACTCCAGGTTTGTTAAATCTGGATTATGTCCAATTCATGGTACTGGATTGGTTATAGAATTAATGAAGGCATCACATTCAGTCGACGGAATAGAAACCAAGTTGAAAATTATCAACAGTCCTTCTTTTGATGCATATGCTAATCTTGCAGCGCAACATGGGTTCTCCCTAATGGCCCACGCGCCTTGGGCACTAGTCGCAAACATCAAAAGCAGACAAATGCTTGAATATGCCAGCCAATACGTTGGTGTCGAATCTGATATACAAAGTTCTTTTTACTATAACTGTCGCGGTTTCGACCTAGACAAGATCAAATATAGCATTGGGTCCTGGTACGATCTCTTGACCGCGGCTCACGGAGAGACGGCCACATATAAGATATGTAAGGATGGGTCCTTGTTAAGGGGTACAACTATCACAAGTAGAACGCCTGCCTCCGCAGCTGTCGCGGCATATGGGGATAAGAAGTGGTTTCAGTTGTATGTTAAAATCCTCGTATTAGAAGAAAAAATAAATATTCCTAAAACAAAGATTGACAGACTTCTTGAAAACTGTTATAGTTTGCTCATAAAGGAAGGGTTTGAAAGATCTATGGATTATGTAGAGAGAAAAATCCTTGAAATAAAGACAGATATTTATAGATAATGTATTTTCAGATAATTGACAATAACAAGAAGTGCTTGAAAATGTACGTCTCTGGTGATTTGGCAGATTTCCAAAATCTACCAGAACTCAATAAGACGTGGAGGCACACAGATCACCTCTCAGATAGGGACGATGTGGACTATGCATATTTGTACACCTCAGATGGGGAGATAGAATCGGTCTGCCCGATTTTCATTCTTGATTCTTGGAAGTGTACCTCGGGAAGAATTTCCGCAATCATGAAATCTGTCGTTACATCGAAATGTAACCTGCAGGATCACTGTATATATGATTATATACCTTCCGATATTTTGCTTGACTTTCTAAAGGACAAAGGAAACATTATAAAGCATGCATTTGAGAATATTCGAAAGCCAGCGCACTACGATGTACTCAAAAAGGCACACATCCTAACAGAAGAGATGAATGCCAAGAGCAACCTTTACAATGGGGAACTGAAGAACACAAATTATAGTATCTTTGGAACGAGGACAGGCAGGTTGTCCAACAAGAAGTCTGGTATACCTATCCTGACCATGAAAAGGGAAGACAGATCCTCTTTGGAACCATCGAATGACCTCTTTGTCGAATTTGACTTCAACGCTGCAGAGTTGCGTACACTCCTTGCACTTTCGGGCAAGGAACAACCATTGAACGACATTCATGAATGGAATATGCAACAGACATCTGACGAGATCACCCGAGAGGAGATGAAGAAGCGAACTTTCGCCTGGTTATATAACCCTGAAGCGCGAGATCCTCTGCTGGAGAGACTTTACAACAGGGATTGGGTCAAAGATAACTATCGTCACAAAGACGGCGTAAAGACCCCCTTTTTGCGATATATTGAAACTGATGAAAGAAGGGCACTAAACTATATTGTTCAAAGCACGAGCAGTGATGTCTGCATCGAGCAGGCATATAAGTTGAGAGATTTTTTTAAAGGATTTAGAACAAAAATCTGTTATTTGCTTCACGACTCTGTTATACTGGATTTTGCTAAAGAAGATAAAGAAAAGTTTTTGGAGGCGAAGAGTATATTTGCAGACACTAGGTTTGGAAAGTACGTTGTCAACTCTGGTATCGGTAAAAACTTTGGGGAAATGAAAGAGGTTTAATGTATACAGTAATAGGATTAGGCGGTGTCGGATGCCGCGTTGCCATGCAGTTCGACAAATACTCTCAGTACAATGTTATTTGCGTAGATGATTCCTCTGTTGAGTGGAAAGATAAACTGGTTGTAAAAAAGAAAGAAACCCCAGAAGAGTACGAAGAATCTTTCAAGACAATACCGAAAAGACTGAAAGACAAGATAAAAGATAAGGTAATCTTTGTACTTAGCGGTTCGAGTTTTGTTTCGTCTATTGCACTCAAGTTTTTGTATCAAATTAGAGACAAAGAAATTACAGTTGTCTGCGTTAGACCAGAGTTAGACCTTCTTGACGAAAAACAGTTGATGCATGAAAGGATGGTATTCTCTATAATGCAGGAGTATACTAGGTCAGGCATATTTAAAAACATATACTTGACAAGCAACTCTGAAATGGACACACTGGTTGAAGATGCGAGTATAAAAGAGTATTACCCTGCAATCAACAGTTTGATCGCTTCTGTTTTCCACATGGTTATGGTGTTTGACCACCAGGATGCAGAGGTGAGTAACTTTTCGATAGTAAACGATTCTAGGAGAGTTTGCACTCTGGGAGTTTTAGATATGAAAGAGGGAAAAGAAAGTTTGCTGTATCCCTTGACAAACAAAATGGACACCAGACTTTATTACGGTATTTCTCAACAAAGTTTAGCAGAAGACAAAAATCTGCAGAGAAATATTATAAAATTAATTAAAGACAAAAACGAAGAACTGTGCAAGTACAGTTACGGAGTCTACGAGACTCAGTATGAGACAGATTTTTGTTATATAAAGACATATTCTTCAAAAGTACAAGATTTTTAAAGAGAGATTAAGTTGAAAAACCCTGACCTAGTCATGTTTGTTGGTCCAATGTTCGGATCAAAGACAACAAGACTTATTGCAGCACTGGAAAGATACAAATATCAAGGAAAGAAGATCCTGGCATTTAAACCAATGATCGACGACAGGTACTCTGCTGGAGAGATAGTGACTCACAACGGTGGACGCATCGATGCGCATTGCGTTACGTCTGGAGCAGACATTCTCCGACATCTAAAGGAGAGTCCCGCCGAAGTGGTTGCCATCGACGAAGCGTTTATGATAAAAGGTGTAAGTAATGTTGCAATAAGTCTTTACAAGTCAGGTGTCTCTGTGTTAGTATCGAGTCTGGACCTATCCTCAAAGGCAGAACCTTTTAAGGAAGTGTCAAAGATGATGCCCTGGGCAACGAACGTGGTGAAGTGTCCATCAGTCTGCTCTAAGTGTGGTAGAGATGCTTACTTCACTTTTAGAAAGTTTGAGGACGACAGAGAGTTATTAATTGGCGGTTCAGAAATGTATGAACCAAGATGTTTCAAACATTACAAAAAACAGTTGACAAGCAAATAAACATTTAGTATAGTATAAAAACAATAAAAGAAAAGGAGGGCCCAAATGCCTCACAACGTAGTGGATTTTCCACAAACCAAGGACGTGTTTCAGCAGATTATTGAGTACTGCAACACGCCTGAGAGAATCAAGCAGTGTTGTAACGAAAACAATGCATTTAAACCAGAAATGTTTGATTCAAACCACAAAGAACACATTGAAGGATTAATCGCTGTGAAGGTAGGTGAGCAGGTCTACAATAAGCAAAGGTCAAAGTATCAGGTGCGCCCTGATACAATCAATCATGCGAAGGTCAAACAGTTTGCCGCTCAAGCGAATCAGGGTGTACTTAATGAGCGTGGAAAATTAGAGTTTGGAATTAGAACCCCCCTAAATCTCATACCATACAATAATTTGAACAACGTAACCCATATTCTAGAGGGCATAGGAGGATTCAACAGGGACGCAATGCTTCCTCTGACAAATCTTACTTATTTTCCAGCAATATTGGATAGGGATTTCATGTCACTTAAAACAAGATATGAGAAGAACAGATATTTGAGACAACTAAATTCTCATCCAGACAACGGAGAACCAAACAGTGAGGCAGCAATTAAGAATGGCATTGCTTCTGCGCTAACAACAGGTTCTGGCGTCTTGCAAGACGAGATTGCCGCTGTCAATCAGATTAACCGCCAACTTGAAGATCAAAGGATTGACAATTCTACTAGAAGATCACTGAAGAGTCAGCGAGGTAGGTTGAGAACTAAAATCGTTGATTTTTTGCTTCCAGATGTTATCAAAGATAGTGGATATCGTTGGTCCGAGGAATATGCAACAAAGTGTATTACGAATGTGTTTAATAGTTGGTGCTATCAAGAACAAAAAGCAGCGTATTCATATTCTGATGCAGAAATGATTAAGATGGAATCAGAAGAGAAGGAGTCCGTAAACTCTAACAAGGTTATCGTCAAGAGACACAGTGGAAAAGCAAACGGCACAAAAAGACAGATCTGTGGAGACTTGTGGAACATGATTGTGAACCATCGGGAGCAGAACAACGGCGCACTGCCAGAAGAAGTTAGAGTCCTAGTTTCTCTTACCGGTTCGGGCGGTGATAAAAACTTGCACAATCATCGAATTAAGTTTCACGATTACCTAGATCGTCTTATCGGCGACGCCTATCCAAGCGTCACCTTGAATGTCAAGTATATGGGGCAATCGCAATCTTATCCAGTAGAGACTGTTGGGCAACTTTACGACATCGATCACGTAAGAAAAAACTTTAAAGAATTAGACAATTAAGTTGACAAACAAAAAAACGTTTAGTATAGTATAGAAAGTTGGTCAGAAGATTTGCTGACCCGCTATAGCCGAAAGTGTGCAAAAAAATAACATACCATAGGAGGTAATAAAAATGGCACTGAATTTAGATCTTATGAAGCAAAAGATGGCTTCATTATCAGGAAAGGGTGACGGTAAGAAGAACAACTTCTGGCGTCCACAAGATGGTGAGAACAATATTCGTATTGTTCCGACAGCGGATGGCGACCCATTCAAGGAGAAGTTTTTCCACTATGGAGTGGGTGATCAATCCTTCTTGTGTCCAAAACGAAACTTCGGAGATAAGTGTCCAGTCTGTGATTTCGCAAATCAACTATGGAACGAAGGCACCGAAGAGAGCAAGCAACTCGCCAAGGGTATGTTTGCGAAGCAGAGATTCTTTTCACCCGTCTTGGTGAGAGGGGAAGAGGCAGAAGGCGTCAAGGTCTGGGGTTATGGTAAGTTAGCATACCAGAAACTTCTCGGCATCGTCCTTGATCCTGATTATGGGGATATTACTGATCCAGAGGACGGTAATGACCTCAAGTTGATGTACGGTAAGCAGCCTGGTGCTTCTTATCCTACAACAGACATTCGACCACGCCCTCGCAAGTCGGTTCTTTGTGACGACGCTGTGGGCGGCGACGAGCGATGTGCAGAGTTGTTGGAAAAGGTTCCGAACATTGACAGTGTCTTTGAAAGAAAGACGACCGAAGAAGTGAGAGGAATCCTAGATGCACATCTTAGTGGCGATACGGACAAGTCCGAGATCACTCGTGGAGGTGGCAACACGGAGGTCAAGTCTGAAACAGATGCTGTCTCATCAGCATTTAATGAGCTTCTTGGTTGAGGTGACGTAGGATGGCAAAAGTAACAAAAATGAAACCAGGAGGTTTGTCCACGAAGGACATTATAAAGTCACTCAACAAGTCTGCTGGTGGTGTTGTTGCTTATAATCTCAAGGAGGAGAACCCAACCAAGGTCAAGGAGTGGATTCCTACGGGATCCAGATGGTTAGACTCTATTATTTGTAAGGGTCGACTCGCTGGAATTCCCGTAGGGAAGATCTCCGAGATAGCAGGTCTCGAAGCGACGGGCAAGTCTTTTATGGCAGCTCAGGTAGCAGCTAATGCACAGCAGATGGGATACCGTGTAGCATATTTTGATTCAGAGTCGGCGATTGATCCAGAGTTTCTTTCGAGAGCGGGATGTGATCTTGAAGATGAAGACAATGGGTTAATTTATGTACAGGCACACTCTGTGGAGATGGTGATGGCCACAATTGAGGATCTCTTGAAGATGCCTCAAAAGTGGTTGTTTATCTGGGACTCCCTGGCACTCACTCCATCAGAGCATGATTTGGAATCGGACTACAATCCCCAATCGTCGATGGCAATGAAGGCGCGAGTGTTATCTAAGGGTATGCCCAAGTTGGTACAACCTATTGCGAATGCTGGCGCTACACTGTTGGTATTAAACCAACTTAAAACAAATATCACTAGGTCCCCATCTGAGGCATTGACAACGCCTTACATGACACCAGGTGGTAAGACTTTGCCATATTCCTACTCTCTAAGAGTGTGGTTAACTGGAAGGAAGGCAAAGGCATCATTTGTCACGGATGACAATGGTTTTAGGATTGGTTCCGAAGTGAAGTGTAAGATTGAAAAGTCTCGATTTGGGTCAACTGGTAGAACTTGCAACTTTAAGATCCTTTGGGGTGATTCCGATACTGTCGGTGTACAAGATAAGGAAAGTTGGTTCGATGCAATTCAAATTTCTGAAAACCTGAAGCAGTCAGGTGCTTGGTACGCTCTTGTTCATAGTGACGGAACGGAAGAGAAATTTCAGAGAGCACATTGGGTTTCGAAATTGCAAGATGAGAGATTTAAGAAAAGAGTTTTGCAAATCATGGATGATGATGTTATAATGAAATTCAGCAACAAAACAGGAAACGCTTCTGATTTTTATGATCAGGAGGATCCCCCCACCAAAGACTGACATAGTGTTCGGTCGACCCCCTGTGAAAGCAGGGGGTTTTTTTTACTAAGGAGTTATATGAAGAGGTTAATGCTGGTAGATGCGCAAAACCAGTTTATGAGATCCTACATTGTTAATCCCACTATGTCACCCAATGGCGACCCCATCGGAGGTGTGGTTGGTTTTCTGCAAACGATGAATAAGTTGTGCCGACAGATCAAACCCGACCTTTTGGTTGTTGTGTGGGATGGTGACAATGGATCTAATAAAAGACGACAACAGAACAAGAACTATAAGGTAGGTAGAAAGCCGCCGAAATTAAATCGATGGTCCCAGTCTATGAATCCTGCAGAGATTCACACAAATAAGATTTGGCAGCAGGTTAGGTGTATTGAGTACGTTAACCAAACTCCCATCATCCAGTTTAGGCAACCAAATGTCGAAGCGGACGATGTAATTGCTTACGTCAAATCAATGCCACTCTTTCAGGAATGGCGAAAGGTTGTTGTGTCTAGTGATAAGGATTTTATACAGCTGTTGGACGATAGGACGCTCCTGTTGAGACCAACACAGGATCAGATTCTAAATACTAGCAGAGTGCTGGAAGAACATTCTATCCATCCCTGTAACTTTGCCCTTGCCAGGGCGATGGTTGGAGACAAGAGTGACAACATCGATGGACTCCAGGGTGTTGGACTTAAGACTGTTGCTAAGGCATTTCCGTTTCTTTCCGAAGAGAGGGATTACTATTTGAGTGATCTCAAGGAGCATTCTGAGCGGGAAGAATCTAAACTTGCAATTTATCATAAAGTAATTGACGATTACAAGAAGGTGTGCGATAATTACTCTATAATGCAGCTGAGTACACCGCTCATCTCCATTCAATGTGCCAACTTTATTAATTCAACCTTTGAGGAATATAAACCCATGTTCAACAAGACCGAGATAAACAAGATGATGTCTGTTGATGGTGCGACTTCCCTGAATATCGATTGCTTGAAGACTACATTCAATGCGATGATCGAATCAGGAGTAAGTTATAACTAATGGATAAAATGAATCAAGACTTCTCTAAGTTCGGAAAGAACTTTCAAGAAAACCTGTGCCACTTAATCTTGGATGATCGTCCCTTTGCGGATCAGATCTTTGAGGTCTTGGACATAAATTTCCTTGAATTAACTTATCTCAGAGTCTTTGTTAACAAGATCAAGGGGTATAAGAAAAAGTATGGCGTACACCCCACTAGAAAGATAATGACCAGCATATTGCGAACTGGCATCACTGAGGAGCAAGACTCTGTGCAGAAGATGTTGAGGGATTATTATGCTAGGGTATTGTCTCAAGAAATCAACCATTCAGAGTCTGGATATATAAAGGATACTGCCCTTGACTTCTGTAAGAAGCAGAAGTTACAAGAAGCGATGATCAGGTGTGTTCCGCTGTTAAAGAAGTCATCGTTTGACCAGGTTGCAAAAGTAATCAACGATGCAATCAAACTAGGAACCTCAAATGACCTCGGGTATGATTATATGGAGGATTTTGAACAGCGATTTGAAAAGAAGGCAAGAAATCCAGTTACTACTGGGTGGGATCCACTTGACGATATCTCTAAAGGTGGGCTTGGAAAGGGTGAACTTGGTGTTGTGATTGCACCAACAGGTGCTGGCAAGTCCATGGTGCTAGTTCATCTTGGATCTAAAGCGCTGCAGGAAGGAAAGAATGTGGTGCACTACACTCTAGAGTTGGCTGACACTGTTGTCGCCAATAGATATGATAGTTGCATTACTGGGTATCATCTCAATGACATAACAGCATTCAAGGAACAGATTTACGATGACTTGAAGGATTTAAAAGGTAAACTCATCGTAAAAGAGTATCCTACTAGGTCAGCTACTATCCAGACGATAAAGAACCACATCGAGAAGATGAAAAACCAGGAGTTTGTTCCAGATCTAATTATTGTAGATTATGCTGACTTGATAAAACCAGAGGGATCCTCAAAAGAAGAGAAAAGACACCAACTTGAGGCTATTTATGAAGAATTGCGTGGCATTTCACAGGAGGTCGGTTGCCCAATTTGGACCGCCTCCCAGACTAATCGGTCTGGTCTCAATGCAGAGGTTATTACTATGGAGTCAATATCTGAAGCATTCAATAAGTGCTTCGTCGCGGATTTTATTTTCTCTGTCTCAAGAACTGTTGAGGACAAAAATACCAATAGTGGAAGAATTTACATCGCAAAGAACAGAAATGGTCCCGATGGTATGATATACCCCATATTTATGGATACTGCTAATGTCAAAATCAAGGTCTTGCCGAAGGCGATGACGCAAGAGGAGATGGAAGATATTGTTAAAGATGCAGCAAAGAAACAAAAGAAATTATTGAATGAAAAGTATAAAGAGTTTAAAGGAGGGTCGAAGAAGTGAGTTTATCAAATGACATTTTGTCAGAAATAACTGTGCACATGAAATATGCCAAGTATGTGCCAGAAAAGAACAGGAGAGAGACGTGGCATGAACTGGTTACAAGAAATATGGAGATGCACTTAAAGAAGTTTCCAGAACTAGAGTTGCAGATTAGAAAAAATTATAAGTTGGTGTTTGACAAGAAGGTTTTGCCTTCTATGAGGTCCCTGCAGTTTGGCGGCAAACCAATTGAGGTTGCTCCTAACAGGATTTTTAACTGCGCTTTCATGCCAATCGATGATTGGCGATCATTCGGCGAGGCGATGTTCTTGCTGCTTGGTGGTACGGGTGTTGGATATAGTGTTCAAAAGCATCACGTCGAAAAACTACCAGAAATTACTAGACCAAACATGAAAAGAACACGAAGGTTTTTGGTCAACGACTCTATTGAAGGTTGGGCAGATGCTGTAAAGGCATTGGTTCGTTCCTATTTCAATGGAGGTTCTAGACTTAGATTTGATTATACAGACATCCGTCCAAAAGGCGCGGCACTCGTAACATCGGGAGGCAAAGCACCTGGACCACAACCACTAAGAGAGTGTCTTGTGAAGTTGGAAGGTATGTTATCTGAAAAGGAGAGCGGTGACAAACTTTCTTCTATTGAAGTTCACGATATGGTTTGCCATATCGCAGACGCTGTACTTGCGGGAGGTATCCGCAGGGCAGCGCTTATATCGCTATTCTCAGCAGACGACGAGGAGATGATCTCTGCTAAGACTGGCAACTGGTGGGAGACAAACCCACAGAGAGGACGTGCAAACAACTCAGTTGTATTATTGAGACACAAGATTGATAAAGAATATTTTATGAATTTGTGGGACCGAGTCAAAGCATCAGGGGCAGGAGAACCTGGGTTTTACTTCTCCAATGATAAGGACTGGGGCACTAACCCTTGCTGTGAAATAGGTCTCCGACCGTATCAGTTTTGTAATTTGACTGAGGTAAATGTATCTGATTTGGAAGGGCAGGAGGACTTGGAGAGCAGAGTCCGCGCTGCTAGTTTTATCGGAACACTTCAGGCGAGTTACACTGATTTTCATTATCTTAGAGACGTATGGAGAAGAACAACAGAGAAAGATGCACTCATTGGCGTATCGATGACGGGTATTGCATCTGGCAAGGTTCTTCTTTTGGATATGAAGGCAGCTGCCGCTACTGTCAAGAAGGAGAATGCTAGAGTCGCAGAGTTGATTGGTGTAAAACCAGCAGCTAGAACAACATGTGTTAAACCAGCTGGTACCACAAGTCTTGCGCTTGGTACTTCCTCTGGTATTCATGCTTGGCACAATGATTTTTATGTTCGTCGTATTCGTGTTGGCAAGAATGAACCGATTTATTCTTACTTGGCGAAGAATCATCCTGAGTTGGTTGAAGACGAGTACTTTAGCCCACACAGTACGGCAGTTATCTCCATCCCTCAGCGAGCCCCAGAAGGTGCTATAATGAGAACAGAGTCTGCTCTTCAGTTGCTTAAGAGAGTAAAGCAGGTGACGGACGAATGGGTAAAGCCAGGTTTCCGAAAGGGTCAGAATACTCACAATATTTCTGCAACTGTGTCGATCAAGGACGCTGAGTGGGTCGACGTCGGTGAATGGATGTGGGAAAATAGGAACAGTTATAATGGACTGTCAGTGCTGCCATACGATGGTGGAACGTACACCCAGGCACCCTTCGAAGACTGCGCAGAGGAGACCTATGAAGCGATGATGGCATCCCTCACTAAGGTTGACCTCTCAAAGGTTGTTGAAGAGGAAGACAATACAGATCTGCAGGGCGAAATTGCCTGCGCTGGCGGAGCTTGTGAAATTAAGTTTGTTTGACTCCTGCTTGTCTCAAACACTTCACACAAATGGCACAACAACATCTCTAACATAGAGTATACTTATCCAAGTTAAAAGGAGTTTATAGAAATGTTAGAGATGATTTTGCCCCTTGTTGGGATCACCCTTGCTGGCACAGCGGTTATGAGTAACGATGCCGTTCAAACCTTGGGAACGTTTATGGTGTCGAATAAGAAGACGCCATGGTGGAAACTGTGGGCAGCTGCCTCATCAGTGCTTGTTGCGACTGTTTTGTACAGTTGGTTTGCATATGGAGGAGACATATCCTTCGGACGCCTAGAGAAGATACCTTTCGTAACAGTTGAGTGGTACCATGCATTAGCACCAGGTGTTTTACTGTTGCTGACAAGATATGGCATTCCAGTCTCTACGACATTCTTGGTGTTATCCGCCTTTGCTAGTACTGTTGTTTTTGAGAAGATGTTGGTTAAGAGTGTCCTTGGATATGCCATAGCAGCAACTGTAGCTTACGGGTTTTGGATGATTCTGTCCAAATACTTAGACGAAAAGAAGAAGGTTAAACCAGACCATGAACGTGCCTGGCGCATCGCCCAGTGGGGTACAACGGGATTCTTATGGTTCACTTGGCTAAGTCATGACCTCGCGAACATAGCAGTGTTCGCACCAAGACAGATGAGCGTAGAGTTCTTGTCAGGCGTGCTTGTGTTATTGGTGTCTGTGTTGGGGTATGTCTTTTATACCAAGGGTGGCAAGATACAGCAGATAGTAATTGAGAAATCCTCTACGTCTTATGTGCGCTCGGCCACAATCATCGATGCGGTTTATGCTTTTATCTTACTGTACCTAAAGCAGATGAACAACATTCCCATGAGCACAACGTGGGTGTTTGTAGGGTTGCTTTGTGGTCGTGAACTCGCCATTGCAACGAGAATGGATAGAAAGGTGAAAAAGGTCTTTCCTCTTGTCGCCAAGGACTTCATGAAGATGATGTTGGGACTGTCCGTTTCGATCATTATTGTGTTACTGGTTCAGGAGGTGTCGTGAACGATGGCAAGGTTACTGTTGTTGCAAGCGGCCATCATCTACGTATGGTACATGTTTCCGCCCCTTCAATCTTAAATAATTTTATTTCATTTTGTTTGAAAAAACACTTGCATTAATTGATATAATTTAGTATTATTATTCTACCAATGGAAAGGAGTTACTATGTTTGGTGATAAAGAAGAAGATCATATGACAAAGGACGAGCACATCGTCAAATTTATTAAGGCATTTGTTGCCATTGAAGAGGAGATGCAACCTCTCAAGGAGCATCTGAAAGACCTAAGATCCAGTTATGCTGAGAACGATTGGTTGACCAAAGAAGACATGCGTATGGCGGTCAAGGTATATCGAATGTTAAAGCAAGGTGATGACCTTGAGATGATTACCGATTACTTTAACCACCTAAAGCAAAACTTCGGAGGCGCCGATGACTGATTTGATGATGCTGAAACCTGTCAACAGACACATTGCAATTGTGCCACACTACAAGGAAGAGAAGACGGACACTGGTGTAATTTTACCAGATGATTTCAAGCAAGAAGAGTCCAGGTTCATCAAGGCAACCGTAGTGGATGTTGCTTCTGATTGTAAGAAGGACTTTCATGAGTTGAAGTTTAACAGAATCGGACCGAAAGAGATTGTTGTTGACAAGTCTATGATTGAGGAAGTTGAAGCAGGTGGTAGAACACACTACATGATTTTAGAAAACTATGTAGTTGGGATCTACAGGAGGCCGAATGAGAATTGAACTATATGGAGACGATATAGGTGCGGTTGAATACATTTCACATATGGGTTCAGATTTGTCGGTTGTTAATGCAGCGCGGGTCTCTTTTGGGTCGGAAAAGGAAGAAGTAGATGAGAAGGACATCAAACTCATCAATTATCTTATGTCCCATAATCATTCTTCTCCTTTTGAGCACTGCACTGTTACTTTTAGGTTCACGGTACCTTTGTTTATTCGTAGTCAGCATCATCGACACCGCACTTGGGCATACAATGAGATATCTAGAAGGTATACTGCTGTAGATATGGAGTTCTATGAACCTAGAGAATTTAGAACCCAGCACGAAAGTAATAGACAGGCGAGTAAGGATAAATTAACAAATCCAATACTGGAATACAACAGGTCAGGATTTCCAGTTTCCGCTCTAGCGGCAGACTTGGTAAAATCTCATCACTCAGAGAGTCTGAAGTTGTTTGAAAGTCTGCTTGATGCGGGTGTCTGCAGGGAACAGGCCAGAGGTATCCTCCCTCAGAATTTATACACCAAATATTATGGAACTGTTAATTTACACAACCTTCTTAAGTTTGTGCAGCTGCGCTCACATGAGGGCGCCCAGTGGGAGATCCAACAGGTTGCCGAGGCATGCCTGGAGATTGTAGAGGGTCTGTTCCCACACTCAGTACAATCATTTATATTGAATAAGATGGAGGAGAGATAATGCCAGTCTCAATGCTAGCACTCTGTGCAATTATCGGCAGCAGTTTTGGACTTACAGATTCTTCATCACGCAGAGCGTGCTCTTATGTTCCAACAATAATTGCAGAAGCAGAAAAGAATGACATTGAACCATCTCTCTTGGCGGCCGTAATTATGGCCGAGAGTTCGTTTGTACCGTGGGTCACTTCGCCAGCGGGAGCATGCGGACTCACTCAGGTAATACCTAGATGGACAGGTGGACCAGAAACCAAAAATAGGAAATACACTTGCGAACAGTTGAAGAACCCGAAAGTGTCAATAAAAGTAGGCGCCCAAATCTTATCTTACAATATAAGGGTTTATGCCAAGGGTAATGTAAACAAGGGGTTGTGCTTTTATAGTACTGGCACGATCTGCTTGCGCTGGAAGAATTCTTATGATAGAATGCATTATATTAAGATTGTGAAGAAATATAAATCTATCTTAGATGAAGATGGATGTTGAGATAGGGAGCGTACGAGGAGGTACCATGAAGACAAGAAGTATTTTTATATTCTATGGCGTTTTTGCCTTGGGTTTGTTTGGGGTTTATCAGTATAAAGGGGCAGAGCGTCAAGAGAGCGCGAGAGAAGCAAAGATTCAATCTCAAGCACTCAATGAAAGTATAGATCGTATAATTGAAAAATCAGATACTGTACTGAGGATTCTGGAATCGACGCAAGCAGATCTCGAAGAAACTTCAAAAGACCTAAATGAAGTAAAGGGAATCCTTAAGTTGAGAAACAAAAATGAAAAGTAGAATTTTGTTCTGTATGCTATTTGTTGTTGCTTGTACAGACTCGACGCCCATCGGCACTGCACCAGCACCAGATGTACAAAGAATGGTGATTGTTGATTCCTCTGTTGACACTCAGATTGTTGAAATCCCAGATATCACTGTAGATGCTTGGGTGGACCCCTGTGCTAATCTTGCGAACACTGATGATTTATATTGCACCTGCAATCCGACTTGTTGCCAACGCCAAACTTGGTACTGTCCACCTACGGGAACAGAGATTCGGGCAAAATATGCAATCCTAGACATTTGTGGAGAAGATTTGATTCCCTGTGATAGAAACAGAGATCCAAACTGTCCACCAGCAGAGATTTTAGAGGAATCTGAATGTGTACACGCATTCGACTGTCCTCCTGGGATAAACGAAGACTTCACGATGTATTATGATTGTGAAATAGATGGCACCACAGGTAGACAGGAAGTTAAATGTGACAAGGGCAGACTTTACTACGGAGAGTGTATTACTTGTTTTGAAGAGGAAGAGGTTTGTGACAACCAGGATAACGACTGCGATGGCAATGTTGATGAAAACCAGTTAAATGCCTGCGGTGGTTGTGGACAGGTTCCAGAAGACATTTGCGACGGACTTGATAATGATTGCGACGGTTCAGCTGACGAACAACTTATTAGAGAGTGTTCAACTACTTGTAACTCAGGTTTAGAGATATGTGCAAACGGCAACTGGATAGGTTGCACTGCTCAAAGACCTGCACCTGAAGCCTGCGATGGCGAGGATAATGACTGTGATAATCTAGTTGACGAAGGTTTGAACTGCCAATGCCCACCAGAGTCAGTGGGCGCGCTCGTGCCCTGCATGGAACCTCCCTTAACTTGTGGTATGGGGTTTAAGACTTGCGAGTGTATTAATGAGGAGTGCCAAATCACTCAGATGACCGAGTGCTTTGCTCTTTGCCATTGGGTTCCTGAGTTAGAACCTGGTGAGGAGTGCGATCAGTTTGCAGGAGTTGCCATAAACCCTGAGATGTGCAACGACTTCGATGAAGACTGTGATAGTTTGATAGATGAACAGCTTGTTAGAGATTGCTACACTGGGCCTGAAGGTACCTTGAATGTGGGAATCTGCGAAATGGGAGAGCAGTCTTGTAACAGAGGGCAGTGGTATGGAGACCACCCAACACAAGGTCAAGTCGTTGACTTTTGTGGAGGTGAAACTTTACCACAGGAGGAAATCTGCAATGGTGCTGACGATGACTGTGACGGTATCGTAGACTACGGAGAGGAAATTCCAGAGACAGATATTTTATTTTTAGTAGACTGGTCTGGTTCCATGGAGAACTATATCAATGCAGTGAGGATGGCAATGAATAGATTTGCTCAGAATTTTGCAGCAGAGGATAAATTGAAGTGGGGACTAATCGTTGGACCTAAAGGAGCCCCTACTCCTACTGGCACGCAAGAGATGCTTATTATGGAGTCGAATATCACTGAGTTCGATCAGTTCCTAACAGCATTTTCCAATGTAGGGCAGTTCGACAACTCGACAGGCAACGAGCAATTTAAGGATGCCATTTTACTCGCTCTGCAAAACATCTCTGGCAATGTTAACTATAACTTTGCTCAAGCAACTTGGGCCAATAGAATGGGTTCAATCCCAGAATTAAAATTCTTCAAGGTGAACTGGAGACCAAACGCAGATAGGATTATTGTCTTATTTAGTGATGAATATGCACAGTCCTACTTGGTTCCAACTGTCACTGCAACTCAAGTCTTGGAAGCACTTGAATCTACTCCGAACTTAAAGTTTTATGCTTTCGCAGAAAGGCGCTCTCGTGTTTGGAACGACTATGTGACAAGTGGCAATGGAACTATTTTTGAACTATCTCGCAACCAACAGCAAATGTATGATGACTTAATGTCTATCTTGGATGACATTTGTTTGGGATCATCTGAGCAGGAGGCAACGTATGTAACACCTTCAGGGTTCATGAACGTCTCTGGGATTGTAATAGATGAATCATATGGTTCCAGGTATGATTTTGCCATGGGTATGTGCTATTGATACTCGATGAGGTTATAGTCGGACAGGATGTCTGCGCTCTCATGAAGTCTTATACTGAAGAGGTGCCGATAATCCTGCCCCGACATCAACTACCCACCGTCGATCTCAAATTTGCCAAACAGATAAAGGTGGGGCAGCTGACCACTACAAGACATTCAGAGGCATGGTCTATGCTTAAATTCTTGTGTGGGATGAAGGGATTGATTGTTAATCCATTTGATTTGGAATATGTGAGAATAGAGGAAAACATACTTAAAATTAGAGGAACTGACATTCAGTTTCAAAAGTGTCACATCTTTCCAGACAGTGCAATCAAAGTAGATCTGGAAGTATTGGCAACAGAGGGTCGAGATTCTTATAAAATTATCGATTTTATGAGGTTGAAATTTTGTGATGCATCTAATTTAGTTCCCGTTTTTCCAAATGGCAGTTTTATTTCGAGGATCGAGTCCACGGGAAAGAAAGAGATTTTCTCTGTATCTTTCTTAACGAAAGAACAGTTGACAGACTTTGATTATTCTGATACAATGGTTAGGTTCATTACTCAGAAGTTGTTAATGGAACAGGGAGGAGTACACAGACCTTTAATCCACAAGGGTGGCACAGTAAGAAGGAAGCCCAAATTGGAAGTAATGGAAAGAATGGTTGTCTCAATGGAGGAGACAGTGTATAAGAGTACCAAGAAGATAAAGTTTTATGACAGAAAGAAACGAAGCAACATTATCGAAGCATATAGCAGGCATCATTCCAGTATCGAAGGTTGATTCTGATATAGATTTAGTACTCCACCCAGGCATGTTGCCGATTGCAAATAACTTTTATGCTATACAGAGAAGTATTGTAGAGTGTTCGTATGTTGGGTGCAAGACCATATGGGTAGTTTGTGATGAGTCTATTGCACCACTCCTTAAAAGTGTTTGCGGGGATTTTGTTCTCAATCTTGCTCAACATGAGAGAGCAAAGTTTGCTAACTTCCCCCAGGAGAACAGGACATCGGTACCAATATTTTATGTACCGATATCATACAAGAACATGAACAAAGATGGGATTGGTGTTTCAGTTATGGAAGGTGTTAATGCAAGTTTCACGATCAGTGACAAGATATCTAAATGGATAGTGCCATATAGATACTACGTGTCCATGCCCTACGGAGTGTATGACCCAAGGAACATAGAGGCTAGGGGGTTGATCAAGCAAAATGAATCTTTCTTTTATACACACAATGGGGAAAGCGCCTTAACTGGACATCATATGGGGTTTAGTTTTAGTGTAAGACAATTTAAGCACTGCTCTTACTTATTTAAAAGAATCGATGTAAAAAGTGATTATACACTTGACTTAGTTTTTGGTGATGATATAATGAGTGACAACAGTTGCTCAATTGAACTAGATACATATAAAGATATTTCGTCGTGGGAGGGATATCAGGATATGATGAGAGATCCCCTCAAAATTGGAACAGATTGGAGATACTGTTTCAGCGCGGCAATTAAAATGAAAGGAAACAGATGAGAAAGCAACCAGAGATACCATTTGTGGGACTACATGCCCACTCAGTAGCTGGGTCAATATTCGACGCACTCGGATACCCCCAGCAGCACATGGATTATGCCTACGATAACGGCATGGATGCCCTTGCTCTTACGGATCACGGTAATGCAAACGGTCTTGCTTACCAGGTCATTCACGCGAAGAAGATGATGTCCGAAGGAAAGGAGTTCAAACCAATATTCGGTTGTGAAGCATATTTCGTGCCAAGTGTTGCAAATTGGAAAGAGGATTACGAAAAAGCAAGACAAGAGGCAAAGAATAAAAAGTCTCTTGAGTCCACGCAGTCAGGCGCCACTGTCGAGAATGAAGCATCCAAGAAGAAGATGAAGTCCATCCTTAATAGGAGGAGTCATATGATCTTGTTGGCACAAAATCAGACAGGACTTCAGAATATTTATAAGATGATTTCCAAATCTTATTCGGGGGATTATTTTTATCGATTTCCTAGAATTGACTATGCCATGCTAAAGAAGCATAGCGAGGGTGTCATTGCAGCATCTGCCTGTCTTGGTGGGATTTATGCTGGGGACTTCTGGCAAAACAGAGATGAGGGGGAAGACGCAGTACTGGATGCTATGCGCAAGACAACGCAAAAGATGCAGTCTATCTTTGGTGACAGGTGGTATGGAGAATTGCAGTGGAATAATATCCCAGAACAACATAAGTTAAATCAATTCATCATCCAGATGCATTATGAGTTTGGCATTGATCTGATCTCCACAGCAGACTCTCATTACTATTCCCCAGAAGCGTGGAAAGACAGAGAGTTATATAAGAGGTTGGGATTTCTAGGTCGTAAGGTAGAGTGGTTGAGTGAAGAATTACCAATCGATGTTGAGGAGATAGGGTACGAGTTGTATCCTAAGAATGGCGACCAAATGTGGGAGAGTTATAAGAAGTATTCCGAAGAGTGTGGGGTGGAGTATAACGACAACTTGGTTCTGAACTCCATCACCAAGACACACGATATTGCTTACAACATGATTGAATCCTTCTTACCAGATAACACAGTAAGACTCCCAGACTTTGTTGTTCCCGATGGAAAGTCAGCTGGCCAGGCGCTCGCAGTACTGTGTATCGCAGGAGCAAAGGAGAAGGGATTTGCTGACAAGACAGAGTATATTGAACGCCTCAAGTATGAGGTCAACGTAATTGAAGACAGGGGTTTTAGCAAATACTTCTTGACGATGAAGAAGATAGCAGAAGAAGCGACGAGGATGCAACTTACAGGCGCAGGAAGAGGTTCTGCTGCGGGTTCTCTGGTCGCTTATGCCTTGGGTATCACACAGATAGATCCGATCCGTTACGGACTACAATTCGAGCGTTTTTTAACAAAAGGTGGGTCTGGATATCCTGATATCGACTATGATGTTTCTGACCCTATGGTACTCAAAGAACACCTAATTGATGAATGGGGTGACGATGTTGTTGTTCCTATCACAAACTGGAACACATTGCAGCTGCGATCACTTGTAAAAGATATCTCGAAGTTTTATAAGATTCCATTTGCTGAAGTGAATGCGGTAACCAACAAGATGGTTTACGAGGCAACTCCTCTTGCGAAGAAGGCACATGGTATCACTGCGGGTGTTTACAGTCCAACCTTTGAAGAACTTATGCAATACTCAGAGTCGCTACAAAAGTTTTTAAATAAATATCCAGAAGTTGAGACACATGTTAATGCATTGTATGGTCAGACTCGATCAGCATCTCGTCATGCTGGAGGTGTGGTGATTGGAGAGAATTTAAATGAATGGATGCCACTCATTAACTCTGGAGGTGTTCGACAAACACCATGGTCAGAAGGTCAAAACGTTCGACACCTAGAGACGATGGGGTTTATCAAGTTTGATATCTTGGGTCTCGCCTCGTTGCGTATGATTGAAGATGCAATCAGGCATATACTAGTTAGGTATGAGGGTGTTAGTGATCCTACGTTTGAGGACATTAAGACTTTCTATGAAACTAAGTTACATCCAGAGAAGATTAATTTGGATGACGAGGAGGTTTGGAAGAATGTCTTTCATGAGGGAAAATGGGCAGGAATATTCCAATTTACAGAGAATGGGGCACAGGACTTCTGCAAGAATGGTCGCCCGAATAATATTACGGACCTTGCCGCCATTACTTCTATTTATCGCCCTGGACCGCTGTCTGCGGGTGTGGATAAGATGTACATCGGCGCTAAAGAAAATCCTGAAGAGGTAGAGTATCTCAATCAATATGTAAGAGATGTCACCGAAGAGACCTATGGGTTCCTGATTTTTCAGGAGCAGATTGCTATGCTTGCTCACAAATTGGGCAAGAACTTGTCACTCGATGAGGGTAATAAGTTGCGCAAGTTGCTCACAAAGAAAGGTACAGGCGCCCCACAGGTAGAGATGGATAAGATCTACGATAAGTTTAGGCGAGGTTGCCTAGAGAAAGGAATGAAACAACATGAAGCGAAGGAGTTGTGGGACAAGTTCAAGTATTTTTCTGGTTACGGTTTTAATAAATCTCATGCTGTCTCCTATTGCGTGCTTTCTTTTCAATGTGCTTATCTTCTTAATTATTATCCAGAGTGCTGGTTAGCTGCCTTCTTGGACAAGGAACCTGATAAGCGCAAGGAGCGCGCAATCAACGTTGCAAAATCTTATGGGTATAAGATTGAACCACTTAATGTGAATACTTCTGGTGTCAGGTGGGAGATCAGTGAAGATGGCAAGACATTGATTCAACCACTCTCTTCCATAAAGGGATTGGGTATGACCGCTATTCAGCAGATAATAGACAACAGACCCTTCAATAAGATTGAGGAGTTCCTGTTCAATGATAATATTATCTATTCAAAATTAAACAAGAAGGCGGTCTCTGCACTCTGTTTGAGTCAGGCACTGAACTGTTTGATGGATGAGAGGTTTTCGGGAATGAAACACTTCTGGTCTGCAGTTGCAGTTGAGCGCCCACGCAAAGAGAAAAACCTAGAAGACAACATTGAGAAGTTTGAACCAGAGGGGGACTTCACAGATGAGGAGAAGTTACAGTATCTAGTGGATCTAGTTGGGATCTTTCCCATGAGCACGGTCATGAATGAGCAGCTGCAGAGCAAGATAGACGAGTTGATGATACCACCCATTTCAGAGTTCGATGCGGAACTCCAGGTTTGTTGGTTTATTCCAAGAGAAGTCTTGCAAAAGAAAACAAAAAATGGTAAATTGTTTTATGTAGTTAAGGTGATCGATTCCAACTCTGAGGAGAATACAATCAAGTGTTGGGGTGTCGACCCAAACAAGGATAAGGTTTATGTGAACAGACCCTACATGGCACGCCTTCACTGGGATGCACAGTGGGGTTTCAGCACTAGATCAGTTAGAAAAACTTTTAGAATGTTAGCATAGGAGGAAACACAATGGCTAAATTAACAGGATTCGCTGCCAAGATGATGGCAGACCAATACAAACAGGCATTAACCAGTAAAGGTTATGCATTTTTTGAGAACGGAGACCTCAACTTGAACATCATTGGAGTTCGTAACGACTCTGGTGACGCATCAAAGTTTGATGACTCAATTAACGTTATCTATAAAGTGGACGGAGAGTGGGTGGCGGATGTATACCCAGTAACTACCGAACCAGGTACTTCTATTTTGAGATGGCCATTAAAGGCAGTAGCGCACAAGGGTACTGCAATTTTGGTTCCTGGGCAATACAGGAGCACTTACAAGATCGACTGGCATGGTAATAGTCAAAAGGGGCATACCGCACTATGTCAAAGAGGCGGTAAGGTGAGCGTATGGAGAGACAACAACAGAGATACAACTCCAGACTATCACGGACCAGAAGACGAGGGTTGGTACGGTATTAACATTCATAAGCACCGTGGTTCGGATGCACGAGTTAACACTGGCGGTGTATCAGCAGGTTGTCAAGTGTTCCAAAGTAGTGTGGACTTTGCAGAGTTTATGGAGACATGCGAGGACGCATCTGATAAGTATGGAAACAAATTTACTTATACACTCTTAGAGGAGAGGGACTTGAGTGGAGGCACCTGCGAAGCATGACAGAAAAGAAGAGAACTATATTTTGTGATATTGATGGCACCATCTTTAAATATCGTAAGTTTGAAGAACTGAAGACGACAAAACCAGAACTTACACCTGGCGCGTTGGAAAAATTAAAGACTTGGAAGAGGGAAGGGTGCATGATTATCTTCACTACTGCAAGACCTGAAGAATACAGAAACCATACAGTAAAGGAGTTGTTGTTGAATGATGTCCCGTGGGATAAGTTGATCATGGGCATTGAACGCGGCGCAAGATATTTGATAAATGATATGGACCCCAGTAAACCTCGTTATGCTAGATCCATAGCGTTCAGCATCAGAAGGGATGAGGGGTTGAAGAGAGTGGTGGTAGGACCATCTGAGGAGATTTTGAGATGAAAGAATTTGTTAGAGTTTACAAGACAAGACCAACGGCACAGGTTCCAGTGCGCGCACACAAGACTGACGCAGGAATGGACTTCTTCTTCTGTCCAATGGACAATGCAATACAACGATTGAAACCAGGTAAGAGTTGTCTGTTGGAGACTGGCGTGAAGGTGGAGGTACCACCAGGGTGTATGCTTCAGATCATGAACAAGTCGGGCATCGCTACAAAGACACAGTTGATCACGGGTGCTTGCGTCGTGGACGAAGGGTATGATGGAGAGATCTTCGTAAACCTCCAGAACATAGGTAAGGACATTCAATATATCGAACCTGGTCAAAAAATCGCCCAGGGAGTTTTTGTGAGAATTGAAAAACCAGAACTATGGGAGATCGAGGAGGATAGTGTCTATGGAAGTAAGACATCAAGAGGTGGTGGCGGTTTCGGGTCTACGGGCGTATGAGTGCTACAAGAAAACTAAAGAGAGCGAGAAAGAAGCAAGCAGAAAAAGATATGCAAGTGAAAGTTGGATTATTTGACAAATTACCAGATCATTGCTTGACTTGTCTCGCTCCCTATGATAGGATGAATAAAGAACAAGTAAGAACGTGGAATGTTGTGGTCAGGGAGAAAGAGGGTCGAGTAAACCTTTATTGTCCAGATTGCTGGTCCAAGGCAACGAATCTCCTTGATGAGATAGGAAAAGAATTAAATGAAAAGACAAACACATAGTTTTGATGACGTTTTATTAGTGCCTCAATTTAGCGACGTGGAGTCGAGATCGGAAATTGACCTCACCCGCCAGCTGGGGAATAGGACGTATTACTTGCCAATCATATCAAGTCCGATGGATACGGTAACTGGGTTGCGAATGGCAAGCACCTTTGGAGAGTTGGGCGCCCTTGCAATAACACACAGATATTGCACTAAAGAAGAGCAAATTCAGATGACCCCTTCTAACGCGGCCGCCGCCATTGGTGTTTCTGGTGATTTCATGGATAGGGTCAAGTCTCTTAATGATGTGGGTGTTTCGACTTTCTGTTTAGACGTCGCCCACGGACATCACGTTTTGGTTGAGAGGGCCCTGAAAACAATTAAAGATAAGTATGGTGAGGAAGTTAATGTCATCGCTGGTAACGTCGCCACACCGAAGGCATACGTTGCCCTCTCGGAGTGGGGCGCAGATGCAGTAAGGATTGGAATTGGTGGTGGATCAATCTGCTCAACCAGGGTCCAGACTGGTCATGGTGTCCCAACTTTTGAATCGGTGTTGACTTGTAGTTATGAGGACGGCGCAGTGATTATTGCTGACGGCGGCATAAAGACTGCAGGCGATATAGTCAAGGCTCTTGCTGCAGGAGCAGACTTTGTGATGCTGGGGTCAATGTTAGCTGGCACAGACGAAAGTCCTGGAGAGACCTTTCAGAGTACTGATGGTAGTAAATATAAGGTCTATAGGGGAATGGCATCAGTGGAAGCACAGCAGGATTGGCGCGGATCTGCCAGGTCTCTTGAGGGTATTTCCACTACGATTCCATATAAGGGGTCGGTTGTGGGGATAGTTGAAAGTTTAACGCAGAATGTAAGATCAGGTCTTTCGTACTCTGGAGCAAGGAACATAACCCAACTTCAGGCCAAGGCAGAGTTTATTATTCAGTCGAATGCTTCTCAGATAGAGAGCAGTACACATATACTTAGGAGGAACTAGTGTGGACGAAGTTTGTACGATCGAACATAATTGGGATCTGGTAGCTACCGCAATAGGTACTTCGCTGATCTTCGCGGCAATAGTTGCTACGCTCTTTTGTTTGCAAGACTTTATTCGATACATTAGGGAGAGGTATTTCGATTGAGATATTTGTTGTTGATAGTGGTACTTGGTTGTGGTGACAATTCCACAGTAGAGGAACCAGTTACTAGATCTCTCGGTATACAGGTTTGTTACAACCCGTCTTCCGTATGGCATCTATCGGAGTGCAACGCGAATTGTACTTTGAGGGACTATACGGGAACGGCTATGTGCTTTGCGATAAGCGAAACAATCTGTCAAAACCCTGACCAGGAGCATGTCAGGAGAGCGTGTGGGTTATATCGTGGGTTATTATAGGTACGGACAGGAAGAAAAAAAGATAACTTTCGCAGACACAGACAAGAGGCATGCGGAGTTGAGACTTAAGTTAAGGAGGGATGGCATAAGTCAGGTCGACTTCTTTAAGTCTATGGTTACAGGGTACATCAACAATGATCCAAACATTTTGATGTACATTACAAAAGTAAAACAGGAGAAGAACAAAATTGGAAAAAAGAAAATTGAGAGACAAAACAAAGACATTGAACAAGGCAATCAAACCCTGCGAGATCTGGGAATCACCGATCAGGATATTGACTTTGTCTTTGATTTGATTGAAAGAGGAGAAGATGACGCCGAATGAGTTGTTTACCAGAATGCGCCAAGAAATGCAAGCTATCGGAGATTGGATGCCCCAACACCGACTGCAGACAATGGATAGACTACGAACAGGAGAACAACTGTTGTTTGATTTCGATAGAAGAAAAGGGCAAGGACGGATCCGACAAGGGTTTGACTCTGCATGAGTGTGCAGAACGACTGCAGATAAACTATTTAAAGGTGAGGCAGATAGAAATTAATGCACTAAGGAAACTATCTAACAAGAAAGAGACGCAGGATTTACTGGAGGATTTGAAGGATGAATTTTAATCTCCTTTTTGTAAGTTTCGACTCTATTTATTAATGTTAACAAAAAACACTATTTTCATAAGGAGAATGACATGTCAAATGAAAACAAGAAAGCACTCTTAAACGAGGCAACAACCAAGAGGTTCTGGAAACTAGCAGGACTTAAACCAATTCACGAAAAGGCATTTGTCTTTGGTGAGGAAGAAGAGATCGAAGAGGCAACGGAAGAACTAGAGGAAGAGACCGTTGAAGAAGAGATCGAAGAGGCAACGGAAGAACTAGAGGAAGAGACCGTTGAAGAGGGTGGACTAGACTATGCAGCTGAGGATGATATGGCTGCTGAAGAACCAGCACCAGAAGATCCAGGACTCGAAGACGATTTAGGTGCTGAAGAAGGTCCAGAAGAAGGACAGGATGTTGAGGTTGATATCCCAGAAGGTGATGTTGCTTCTTTACAGACTGCTCGCGATATTCTCGACCAGATTTTGTCTGCAGTAGGTGGCGCTGAAGAGGGATTGGGCGATGAAGAAGAGCCTGCTCTTGATGAACCAGCAGCTGAAGAGGAACCACTCGACGACGAAGAGGCACCACTTCAGGAAGTAGATCAGGAAGAACTCGAAGAGATCGCAGAGCGCATCGCAAGCAGAGTTGCAAAGCGAATCTCTGAATCACTTGTTAAAAAAAGCAAGTAATCTGATTTTTGACTTGACCCCACCATAAGGACTTGGTACTATAAGACCATGGAAATAACCTATTCATTATTTTGGTTCGTAACTGGAGCAGTGCTCACAAGAGCACTCTCCAGGTTTATGCACGCAAAGGAACAGCGAGACATGATTGTGAAGATCATGGCACAGTTCCTGTTGATTTCACAAGATTTCAAAGAACAACTTAGGATTGCATTCGAGATGAAGAAAGGACATCTTGAAGAATCGGGACTTTCAAAAGAAGAGATCTCAAAACTTTGTGCGAATGAAGAAGAGGTCGTACGGAAGTGGGATCTTGTATGCACAGCGATTATATTGAGAGGTGCACCAAAGAGTTATATAAAGTACTTTCAGGAAACAGATTTTAAAGATTTTAAACAGTAGGAGTGAGCATGGATATCGTTGCTTGGAGAGAAGTTAGGAACGACGACAAGACCGTCGTATGTAGAATACAATTAAGATATAAGGATGGTCGAAAGGTCAAGACTTTGTTAAGGGAGTTGGGTGAGTGGAATGAATGTTCTACGGGATTTAGTCCAAAGCGAAAGGAATCGATCCTTATTTTGCAAAGAGAGTTTCAGAATGATAATAAGTGGAAGTCGTTCTTAAGAACTTTCCCGTTCAGAATTGTCGAAAAAACGCCAACAAACAAGGAGAGAGTTTACAATGCCAAGAAAGTTATCTAAGAAGGTCGAAGCACCAGAGGGATTGATAAACAATAGTTTTGGAGAATTCGTAGTGCCGAGAAAATCTTCCAAAAAGAAGAAAAAGAAGAAAGAAGAGACCCTTGAAGAATTGGCAAATGATTTTGCCGATGAAATCATTGATTCTGGAAAGCAACCGATATACATCGTCAATAACATTGCAGGTAAGGACGATAAGGACGATATACGAGCAATCAATTGTTATGGGGACATCTCAGAACGAATGGCGGCCGAGGTTGTCCAGGCAATGCTTTACTTTGATCACACCAAGACATCGGTTGTGGAGATTGAAGATGGTAGTATGGTTGAGGTGAAGAAGCCTTTCAAGTTGTACATCTCCACTCATGGAGGTATTGTATCTGATATGTTTTCTATCATTGATATTATGAGTACAATCAAGCAAGATTGTGACATCGAAACGATTGGTATCGGTAAAGTAATGTCAGCAGGGGTATTGATCCTTGCCAGCGGTACAAAGGGGCGAAGAAAGATCGGCAAGAACTGCAGAGTGATGCTTCATAGTGTCATTAGTGGACATCACGGTTCGTTTCCCAATATTGAGAATGAGATGAAGGAAACCAAAGAGTTACAAAACATGTATTTTGATTACCTCTGTTCATGTACGAAACTAACCAGGAACAAGATTAAAAAGTTACTTTTAAACAACGTTGATGCCTATTTATCTGCAGAGGAAGCGATCAAATACGGGATCGCAGATGATTATCTATGAGTGATTTAGATCTTTTAGTTGAGTTGTTCGCCAAAGTTGGAAAACCTATTTCGGAGAACAAGGAAGAACCAGCAACAATAGAGTATCAACCAATTGTTATGGACTTCAACTGGATGAATGATGCATCAGACGCAACCAAACCAGAAAGTTTAAAAAGACTTCAGACAGCTGTCGCAAACGTTGTTCCTGGAAGCATTGCAGAGTTGAGTAGTTTTATTCAGCGAATGAACCAGTTCTTAACTGAAGAGATAGATATCAACGATCATGTAGCATCTATCGCTAAGGTTGATGTCTTACGCACTTTGCACAATCTGTTGTCCGCACCAAATCAATCAGCCAAAGGGTATCAGTTTGAGCACCTTCTGGCTGAGATCTTCGGTGGTAAGGTAATCCAGAGCACTGCGACTAACTTGGCCGATGTGGACTTCCCAGGAATGCCCGTGTCACTTAAATTTATCAAACCAGGATCGAATGTACAAGGATCTTACAAGAACTTGCGTACACATCTCCAGTCGGATGGATATTTGACCTACATTGTTGGCGAAAAGTTCCCAGAAGACCAGAAGATTAGGTTCTATAGATTTGTCATAAATATAGATGCATATAACAAGATGGAATCTTCATTGTCCCGAAACAAGAAGAATCGGTTGGTCAAGGGCGGCACGTTTGTGTTAAAACCCGACGAACTAAAGGATTCAATATATGAATTTAAGGACATAGGAACATTGGACTTATCGAATGCTGTTGATTATACAGAAAAACTCTTTCAAGCACTTGATTCAAAATTTAAGAATCTCTTTTCAACGCTGCAGGAACTCGTTACTGCTGCGGAGAGGTTTAAGACTGACGCATCGATCCAAGGAAAGAAAGAGACGTCCGCTCAAAAATCCAAGACAATAAAGAAGACTGTCAAAACAAAGGCCGCTGCCGAAAAAATCTAACAAACCACTTGACATCTAGTGTATACTTGATTATAATATAACCATACAAAGTGAGGTGAAATGAAACAATATTCTGATGGTAAGGAACTTCACAAGCAGTTGCTTGAGGGGGTCAATAAACTTGCCGATAATGTAGCATCAACATATGGACCGAAGGGTCGTAATGTTATTTTAAGGAAGAAAGATGGAAGACCAATCATTACAAAGGATGGAGTTACTGTTGCGAGGTTTGTCAATCTCGAAGATCCGTTCCAGAATGCAGCAGTTGAGATTGTCAAGCAGGCATCTGAAAAGACAAACTCGGACGCAGGAGACGGCACAACTACATCAACCATCTTAGCGAGAGCGATTTTCTCTAAGTCCCTGGAATTAATTGAAAAAGGGTTAAGTCCAGTTGAGGTGAAGCGAGGGTTGGACAAGGTTTGTGAACTTGTTTGCAACAAGATTACTGAAGCGTCTAGACCAATTTCTAGCACAGATGATGTAGCTTTTGTTGCTAAGATTTCTGCTAATAATGACCAGGTAATCGGTGATCTTATTGCCACTGCAGTGGACAAGGTTGGTAAGGGTGGATCGGTCACAATTGAGGACGGGAGATCCACTGAAACAACTCTTGATTTAGTTGAGGGTTTTAGGTTTCAATCAGGCTACTTATCTAACTATTTTGTAACGGATGAAAGAAGAAATGTTTGTAGATATGAGAATGCTTTACTTTTCTTGTGTGACGCACAGGTTGACCAAATTCAATCTATTTTACCAGTATTGGAAATTGCCGCAAGAGAACAAAAACCGATAGTATTTGTGTGTGATGACCTTGAAGGTCAGGCCCTATCAGCACTAATTATGAACTCTGTCAGGGGATCAATGAAGGTTGCTGCTGTAAAATCTCCCAAGTACGGTGAAGAACGTCGAGCAGTAATGGAGGACCTTGCCGTCGCCACAGGCGCCAAGTACTTTAGAACTATGCTAGGCGATGACCTCAAGGGGGTTACTATCAATGATTTGGGGACATGCCAAACTGTAGAGATCTCCAAGTATGGAACGATTATCGTTGGTGGCGGTGGTGATTATGTTGACCTTCTGTCTAGGGTTGAGGACCTCAAGGTTCAGGTTAAAGAAGCAGAATCTCTTCATGACGCTGAGTCCATCCAAGACAGGATCACGAGGTTGTCCAGTGGTGTCGCTGTTATTAGGGTCGGCGCCGCAACGGAGATTGAGATGACCGAGAAGAAGCATCGCATAGAAGATGCCCTAGAAGCGGTCAGATCTGCCCAACAAGACGGTGTTGTGCCAGGTGGAGGGTTGACACTATATAGGTTGTCAAACACGATTGAGAAGGACGTTAAGGTCCTGGATCTCACAAAAGAGCAATCATTTGCAGCAGACATATTCTTGAACGTTTTGCAATCTCCGATAGCAACGATGGCCGACAATGCAGGGTATGACTACGATCAGATTAGTAATCTCATAAAGAAGGAAAAAGAGAACATTGGGTTTAACTTTCTAACGGGAGATGTGGTAGATATGTATGAGGCAGGAATCATTGATCCAGCAAAAGTTACAAAGAATGCTTTGATTAATGCTGTCTCGGCAGCTGGGACATTGTTAACAACAAATTTTGCAATTATAGAAGATTGATTGCCCTTGTCGCAACTAGTTATTGTGTGGATGAAGTCCAGGAGGGTTAATAAATGTCAGAAGATCTTGATAGGAACTTGGTGTTAGAGTTGACTAGAAAACTAGATAAGTTATGTTTAGCAATTGAGACAGTTAAGGATCGACAGGATGAGATGATGGAGAATGTCGGCAAGATCAAAGAAGCCGTATACAACCCAGATGAGGGACTCTACGCACGCATCAGGGCGCTTGAGTCCTGGAGAGATACATCTTCCAAGGTTATCTGGACTTTGTTTACGGCCGTCGTGGGTCTTGCAAGTGCATTGCTTATTAAAGTTTTGTAATAACACGGAGAAATAATGAAGGTAAAAGTATCTTATACGATCGATTTGGAAGAAATACCAAATAAGATTAAAGAAATTGTGAAAAAGAACGAAGATTTGATATCACAAATCAAAGAGATAACGCAGGAAATCCACGCAGGTGATCTGGGAGTTAAGTCCCTGAACGACCTGGGTAGAATGAGGCAGTTATCTGCGGACCTTTCCGAATCGTACGCTGATTGTGAGTCTATCTTGAGTGGGTTCATGAAAGCCATGTTTGTGGAACCAAAAAGGGAGGCACCTAGCGATGATGATAACGCTTGATGTACTGTCGAGAGATTCTGCATTTAATAATGGATTGGTTAGGGACGTGTTCAGCACAACACCAATGTCGATTAATACAAACTCTATTATCTCGGTGAGTCCTTCTCATCAGAACATCCAGGAAGTTAATGGTAACACCGCAGACGACCTTAAGTTTACAGAAGTTGTATATTCTATGGGATCATCTGTAGCAAGAATTACAGTCCTGGGAGAATACGCACAGGTATTGAAGTCTATGAAGGACACCAGGAGACTTCTCAATGGCTAGGGGGACAAGTTATTTAGTTTATGGGCGATCCTCTTGTCCGTACTGTATAGAGGCTGTGCATCTCCTGGATTTTGCTGGTATAGAATATGATTTTTTTGACCTAGAGGACGATCGAGAGTTCCTAGAAGAAGCGAAGAAGTTTTATGACCACCGCACGGTACCAATTGTCTTGCGCATCGACGGAGAAACTGGTATAGTTAAATTAGTTGGTGGTTGTGATGACCTGAAAGGCGAATTAAGTGATTAGTTGTGATTTAGAACCGATTTATGAACATGAAGGTATTAGGAAGTTTGCAAAAGGCAAGACTAAATTCGGTAGATACCATGGAAGTATGTTTTGGAATGTACCAGGGTTCGCATCGAAGAAGTGGGTAATTGCTGCGAGGATTAGGGTCGAGGACTCCATCCCGCCTTCGGTTACCGATGAAGATTTAATAGACGGGTGTATAGAATTTCTAAATGCCCCTCCCCCAAGAAGAAAGTTTCAGAGAAGAATTAGGAAACCAAAGTATGGAAGTCTAGAACTTCACAGTGCTAAGGTGATTAGAAAGCAAGAAGATATGTTTATCAGTGTATTGCTTATAACAGAAGAAAGAAACAGCAAACATTTTTGGGGTAAGGGTTTTGTCAGCGGGAGATAGTGATATCAAACTGAAGTTCAAACCTGATTCTCTGGAAGAATGGCGCAAATGGACTGTTGAGTGTTTGAGCTTCAGTAAGGAACTTTTGAGAGCAGCACATTGTGAGGACATGAACGTCTCAGAGACTGTTTATCAGGAGTTAAACAAGATCTGCGTCAACGCTTTTATATTTAGAAATTTCCTGGATGAACTGATAGAGGTTGTTGAGTTGAACGAAAATGGAGAACTTGAACTTCTAGAAGAAGAGATAGCAAACATTTGGAAATGTTTGTTGGCATTATCTGAGTCTAAGAAACTTTTAAAAGATGCATCGCTGAGTCTGGAAGTACACTGATGAAGATGTCGTTAGGTATCGTACTGGTTTTCGTTGGCCAGATCGTAGGGTGGTTTCAATTAAATTCTCAATATATCTCTGACTGGTGGAAAGACAAACCAATCACTGCAGCATTTGTGTTGGGTGTGCCGTGTTCACTTGCTTTTTGGTATTCTTGGAAGTTTATTGTCGATGAGACTGGTTCAGCATGGACAGCAAGATTTATAGGGTCTTCGGCAGGACTGATCATATTTCCTATACTGACTTGGTTTCTATTGGGAGAGTCGATGCTCACGCCCAAGACTATGGTCTGTTTCGGACTAGCGGTTTTAATAATTTTTATTCAACTTTACTATTGACATTCTATTGGGCAGTGCTTATAATATAGGTATGATTGAGTTGCTTCGGGACTTGATCATAAAATGTAACTTGCTTAATAAGGAGGAAATAACATGAACAACATAGCAATACATAGACCAGGACTTCTGGGTCACAAGTACTTAAGTGAAGTTTTAGATAATCTGTTTAGTGATCAACACTTTATGGATGGTGCGATTAAGCACACAACAAAGGGCTATCCCGTTGCCGACATTTATCGAGACGACGATGGTTCTACAATTCTGGAGTTTGCCCTAGCAGGGTTCAAGAAGAAAGAACTCACTATTGACATTCAGACTGATAAGCGGTCAATCACTATAACTGGTCAGGTAGACGAGAACAACGAGAAGCGCCAACGCATTGCCCGTAGGAACTTCACGAAAACGTACGTTAACTATGACGACAACCTTGATCTTGCTGCAGCACAAGCGCAGTTTGAGAACGGTTTGCTTTCAGTTAGAGTTCCGCAGCGCCCAGAGGTACAACCACTGTCAATCAAGATTGACTAAATACATAAGAGGGGCTTTTGCCCCTCTTTTACTTCCACCTTTGACTATTTAATGTAAGGTATTATTTATGAAAGAAGTTCAAGATTATTTTGACTCGCTCATCCAAGAAAGGCAGGATCGCTCCCGACAGACGGGCGTTTACCAGTTCTATATGATGTTAGGATACAAGTCCGAATCTGGCGGTGAGAGAGGATATAGAGGGTTGGAGGACATCGTTGCCGATATTCGAGCAATCCCTAGTATCACCGTTGTAACCATCATGGTAAAGAATCAGAAAATATCAGAAACAGATTACATAGCAGGGTTGAAGGTAAAGTTCATACCTAGTCTACCAGGAATGATCAGATCACCAGAGGATGCAAAATTAAAGATCCTCAGAATGATCAAACAAACAAAAGGCGTTCGCAAAATTTTTAAAGTTTCACAGGGATTTGAAAAGACAACAGTATGAACAGAGATCTTATCTTGAAGTATTTCGTGGAATATCTTAAAGAGAGGGTAGAGTTAAAACTACTATCACTTAATTTATATGAAGAAAGGAACCAAACAGACATTACATTGAAGATGCAGTACAATTCGGAAGAGAGAGAATTTTCTGGTAACGGAGTTGGTCTCGTCGACGCTGGATTTAATGCATTGGTCAATCACTTTGGTGAAACTTATAAGTCTTTGGACACAATAGGGTTGAGTGATTTATATTTTCAAGTAGATCATTCAGCTGGAAGGGAACTCTCATTAAAGTCTAAGACAATGATGAAGATTGAGTTCAGAAACGATATGAAGGACAGAACTTGTTTCAGTGAAAATACTACCTCCATGAGTTTCACGGGTGTTAGTGTGTTGGTCAAAGCCTTTCAGTTTTATATAAACTGTGAGTTGTTGTTTAAGAGGCTCAAGTTCCTAATCCAAGAAGCGGAAAGTAGGAGCAGACCAAACGTTGCTGCTAAGTATAAGTATGACCTTTCGAAAGTCGTGGAGGTGACTAACTATCAAACTATCGCCTAAAGTTCTTGAACAAACTTCCTTAATACTTTGGTCTCTAATATTGACTGCGGTAGTGTTTTGGTATAGGGATTACGATAGGCAAATTGAATATCAGCAGACAGAATGTTCTTGTAAATACTAGTTACTTATGTGGTACGAACCAGTAGAAAAGAACCGAAAGTGGGGGACCTTGTTCATCACTATATTTTTCCAAGACACGAGTGGATCGGTTTACTTCTTAGGATAGAGCAAAGAGGAGACGGTTATAGCGATAAGGCCCTTGTACGGATGGTCCCAGGAGTTAAGTATGAATCATATTTTACTAATCTAAGGAGGTCTGAAAACGGTCAAGGTTGGCTCTACAAAAAATGGTTGTGGGTTTACGACGGAGGTAAGACTGATGCTGAAATCATTAACGCCTATTTTCATAGAGAATAGTAGAGTCCCAGTTTGGTTGAGCAAGATTGCTCCAATTGAGATCGGAGCGATTAATCTTGGTATTTTTGTCTGGTGTCGCGGAGAAGTAGGCGAAACAACCAGGCGCCACGAGTGTATCCATTTTCAGCAGCAAATCGAGTGCTTTTTTGTCGGATTTCTAATTCTTTACGGATGGTACTGGATGAAGGGATACTTGAGACACGGCAACGGCAGGAAGGCGTATTATGACATTCCATTCGAAAGAGAATCATATGACTGCGAAGACGAGGAAGATTATCTCGAAAAGAGAAAGAGATATGCCTGGAATAATTATATTGGACGCCCCCTACCATAACATAAAAAAAAGATTGACTTCATAAAACATATCTGGTATAGTATATAAACAATAACAAACAAAGGAGAGGTAATAGTGGTACAAAAGAAGAGACACGTCGCTAAGGCGCTAACGTGGAGAATTGTAGGAACACTGGACACGTTCATATTATCGTGGATAATGACTGGTAGCATTGACTATGCAGCAATGTTTAGTGGCATAGAGATTTTGACCAAGACGGTCCTATACTATACTCATGAGAGGTTGTGGTACAAGACAAGGTTTGGTGTTGACAAATAATTGAGAGTCGGAGATTTGGTAAAATATACTCACTGGCACCATGATCCCTTGTTATCCCCCAAGGTGAAGCATGGTATAATACTCAAGGAGCCAAATGAGGTGGGCAAACTTCTAGTGCTCTTCGGTGAGCAGAGACTTTGGGTGTGGTCTGGGGATTTAAGTTTGGTGAGAGAATGAATGTTATGGAAGTAAACGATTGGTATGGTGTCATAACGATGGAGAACAGGCAATGGTATATTCTCGCGATAGTGGCCTTGTTTGTCCTTCAGGTTTATCTGTTCTGGAGAACGAGAGATTGATAGAAGAGAGGTACAATGTAAAACCAGGCGACATGATCATGACAGATATTGGTACAGGGCTGTTGATCAAAGAGACTAGGGCGTATTGGTTTTACTTGTTTAGGGACAGAGTAAATAGAATCAAGAAGGCGCAGTTTTGGCAAATGATTGACTGTGGTAATATGAGAATCAAATATGCTGAGAACAAGAAATATAGAAGAACACAGAAAAGATACAGAACCCTGGACATGCGAGGTATATCCACAACCAACATTGAGAGGGAACTGGATGAGTTTTTAAACTTTGTTTCATTCCCGTCGAGTGTAGTTTTTGGACCCAATTCTTCTGATAAGTTGAGCGCGGTCTTTAAGAAGTTGAATGAGATGGATTTAGAATACTATGAAGAGAAGGGGTTCTCTTCCGAATTAAGACCAGTTATAAGGATTGTTGGATGATTGAAGCGACAGTATATATTCTCAAGAATAATCATATCGAAGATAGGACTTCGACTTTTGACTGTAAGGCAAAAGATTTCGAAAATCACTTGACTTACATCTACGGAAAGGATAATATGGATAATGTAGAGTGGGACATATGGGAACCTCCAGAAGAGGAGGGATTGGAGGAGGTTGAACTAGAATCAGAGGTTGGAAAATACCTCAAGAAAAAAATGAAGAGAAAAAAAGATCTTAACCAAAACAATTAAAAGGAGTACATAAAATGGGTAAGAAGACAATAGCAAAGGAAGGTCGTGCAGTGCATGTTCACTACAAGGGAACCTTCGAGGACGGAACTGTTTTTGATAGTTCGTATGACCGTGGCGAGGCCATTGAGTTTACTGTGGGTGCAGGGCAGATGATCCCTGGATTTGACGCAGCTGTTAATGGGATGAAGGTTGGCGAAACGAAGACTGTTACACTTGAACCTGAACAGGCTTATGGTGAACATAATCCTGAAGGCATCCAATCTGTGCCAAAACAATCATTTCCAGAGAACTTTGAGTTTGAAGCGGGAGTGGTTATTGAAGGAAACGTACAGAATCAGCCAGTTCGTGGAGTGATTAATCAGGTTGAGGAGGAGTTTGTTGTGATTGATTTTAATCATCCTATGGCAGGCAAGAATCTCAACTTTGATATCGAATTAGTAGAGGTAAATTAGATCACCTTTTGAACCCCTGTCTGTACTAATTACTTAGTATGGACAGGGAGTTTAACAGAGGCGATGAGGTTTACTTAAGGGACTTTCCTCTAGGTAAACCAATTAATGTTTTTGGAAAAGTAGTTGGGTTTCTTCCCAATGATTATTACAATGTTTTATTGTTAAACGGGTTAAACGAGGGTAGGATTACCAAATTTAAGTCGTGGAGTTTAATTAGAAAGAAAGATGTCAAAAGAATGGAGAGTGGGGAGTGGTTACCATTGGAAGTCTGACGAAGACAGTGGGTATTCAGTGGATGACTTGGACACGAAACAATTATCAGATCTTGGGCCAAGAGCAGATTTATTTGCGAGATTGTTTATATTAACCAGAGAGGCACTAGAGTCTTATAAAGAACTTGATCGAGGATTCGAAGGTGACAGTCTTGACATCTGTCATCACATCAGTCGATACATATCACAAAATAAAAAATGTCTAAGAGATTAAAACCAAACGAGATATACCCAGGCATGCTAATTGGGTTGGATGCCAGAGAATATTCAAAGTTCTTGGGGGAGGATATTTCTGCTTGCGTGGGTATTGTTATCAAACCAGTTAGTGCGAAGAGGTATCGCGTAGCTTGGACCACGGGCATTGTGGAGGAAGTATGGATTTGGCAACTCACAAAGCGTTAAGCGCTCTTGGCAACATGCTGCTTACGGATGGTTTTATTTTTAAGTTCTTTTTTGTGTTGCTATTATTTTTTTGTTTTGCTATCATTAATTATGATTACAGGGACTAGGTAGATGAGTGAAGTTAAACAGGGCGAAGCGTTAATTTTTATTGGAGATTATGATCTCTTTGGCACTAATTGTAATGGACTTGAGGGGATGTTTTACAAGGAAGTGTTTGGCGACAAGTACTTGGTCTATGTGCCATCCGTCGATGAGTGGGCAGAACCACTGGTGTCGATCTTGGAGAGGAAGAAAGAGGGCCACGTCCCAGAGAAGTACGCCAAACTTTGTGCTCGTATTAAAGAATTGAGGATTACTTTTGAAACGGGATGACATAACACTCTGTCTTGATGTTGCCATTCTCGCAGCACCTTTAATTCTTGGTGCAGCTGTCTATGGTACGTTGATTGCGGCCGAAGTTGGAGTGAAGTCGTTGAGAACTTTGATTTGGGGTAGAACATGAGAGTAGTATTATTGGTTTTGTTTTGTATGTTGCAAGGATGTCTAATTTTGCTAGACGATGATTGCGACCCATATCACCCAGAATATTCTCACACGGAATACGACTGTTATTATGGACAGGAGAGGGTTGAGGTCTGTAACAGGAATTATTGCTGGGAAGAAACCAGAGAAGTTCAGATCTGCGATGAGTACCATATCTGCTACGAGAAGAGGCGTTGGAGGTGAGTGACTTGAAGTCAACCAGGATTATAAAACATGTCTCTTTCCTCTATGATGGGGAGAGAACAGTCGTGGAGGCTGATAGTAAGGGTACTTTTAGGGTACCCGTAACGAGTGTAATTGAGGGGCGAGTGAAGACTCTCTATAAGAACCTGACAGCATCGGAACTTATTGCACATCCTTCTATCATCGGTGGAGACCCTGTACTCACTCTCAAGTCGGGAGAAAAAGTAAGAGTGTTTGACGGGGGAGACCCGTCTTATTTGCCAGCAATGTCCCAGGGTATTATCGAAAGGCACGATAAGGTTGAGATATTGAGAAGAAAGTTTGAAAAGAAAAAGAAGGTGCTGAAGCAAAAGCAATACACTAAAAGATCTTCAGCAAAAACAACCAAGAAACCGCCAATTGTACCACCTTACGTACCATCAACTAAGGTATCTAGTGGCAACAAGAAGGATCCTAGTGATACGGATGAATATGACAACCCGTTCAACTGGGACGACGACGATTGGTTTTAAGTAGTTAGGTTTATGCACAGACAAGAGTTTGACATTGGAGACATCGTTAGAGTTACGGAACCTACAAAGGATTGCGGAGAGATTGGTTTAGTAACTCAGAAGAAGCGAATACACGACTTGCCGAGCGTTACGGACGATTACTTTTGGCACAGGGATGAGTATAGATGCCAAATAAGAATGTCTACAGGTGAGTGTGAGTGGATTCGTGCTAAATTTTTAAAAATCATTTCAAGAGCAAAAAACGCTTGACTTTCAATTTAAGTGTTGATACAATAGTTACACAACAATGAAGGGATAAAACATGTTCGGATTTATAATTGATATTGTCGCTCTCTCTGCTGGGATTTTCCTCGGCAGTGTAGTATTTGATTGGTGGCGTAGAAGAAGTCACTAATATATATGCCCTGGTAGCTCAGCTGGATAGAGCATCGGACTTCTAATCCGCAGGTCGTAGGTTCGAATCCTACCCAGGGCGCTTTTATTTAATCAACAAAAAAAGGAGAAACTATGTTGAAGAAAATTTTAATCTGTGCACTCGCGATGTTAATCGTTGCACCACTAGCAGGATGTCCCCAGGCATCGGCACACCCAACAGACGCCAAGGGACAAGGCAAGTGGACCAAGCGGTCAGGTGTCCGATTCGGTTATGCGTATGCTAACGACTCACACAAACCAGACTCTAATGGTGAGGAGTCAAAACTCAAGAGCCCACACATGACCACTATGGGGTACGAGTTACAGCAATGCATGCCAGGTGGAGATTGGTTGGACGTGTTGTTCATTCAGAACGTAAGTCTTTCAGGATTAGATCAGAGTGTTATCTCTCCATCAGTTCGAGCACTGATTGGATTTGAGATTGATAAGTCATTTCAGATCGCCGTAGGTCCAAACCTATCGTTCCACGATCCATCAGGAGAGGATAAGTTTGTTCACCTGATCGGCGCAGTTGGATACACTCTGGATGCTGGCATGTTCAGCGTACCAGTACACTTCAGTTTCATACCTGATGTCAACAACTATTGGGCAACTGCAATTACAACTGGCGTTAACTGGTAATTATAAAAATAGGAGCACAAACAAATGGCATTGAAAACACCATTACGTTACCCTGGCGGCAAGTCCAGGGCCATCAAGAAACTGGATCCTGATCTGCCTAAGCAGTTTAAGGAATTTAGAGAACCATTCCTCGGAGGTGGTTCAATGGCACTACACGTCACACAAACACGACCAGGTACAAAGGTCTGGGTTAACGATGCGTACTACAGTTTGTATAACTTCTGGGTGCAACTAAGGGATAAAGGACCAGCACTGCATCAAGAGTTGGCACGCATCAAGAAACCCATTGAGTATGTCACCAAACCCCTGAGAAAGGATAAAGTAGACAAGTCGCAATGGGACAGGTCTATTTTGGATAACATCGAAAAGCACAGAGCACTGTTCAATAAAGCAAGGGCAGACATCGCAAGTGTCGATGATTTTACTAAGGCGGTATATTTTTTCATACTAAATAAGTGTAGTTTCTCTGGACTTGGTGAGAGCAGTTCTTTTTCAGAGCAAGCATCAGAATCGAACTTTAGTATGACTGGCATCAACAAGCTGCCAGCATATTCTAAGATAATACAGGATTGGAAAATCACTAATTTTGACTATGATCGCGTGTTGAACGCAAAGGGGCAAGATTGCTTTGTATTCCTCGATCCACCATATGACATTAAAGATGACCTCTATGGTAAGAACGGCAACATGCACTCAGGTTTTGACCACATGAGATTTTATGACGACGTTGTAAAGTGTAAGCATGAATGGATGATTACATATAATTCTAACGAAGTTTTAAGAAAACGATTTTCAGATTATTATTTTAATGATTGGGACTTGACATATACAATGCAATCTAGTAAGGTATACACAGAAGCACAAAAAGATCGCAAAGAGTTGCTAATAACCAGTTACAAAAGGAACTGATATGCTCACCTTGAAACAATACGCAAAAGAGTTGTCGACAGTGATCGATGGACGACGTTATACTAATCTGATGACATCCATTGGTCCATCTCTGAATGAGAGAAAACTTAGGTTCGACAAAGCAGACTTCGCAGAGGGGGGTGTTGAAGCCTTTAGTGAAGGACGCCTCAAGTGGATTGATGAAACTGGACGCGATCATCTTGATACCAAGCACAATCATCATGTGGAATTCAAATTTATTTCTCACGGGTTGATAACAAAGAAGGGAAACCTTAGAAAGAATGTCAATGTCAGAGTTGTAAATAAAATCGGGAACAACCAAGATAACGAACCGCTAATAGACTCACTCAAATCTGATTACTATATGATTGGGCAAGAAAATAGTCTAGCAATCATCACCAGAGAGTCACTGTCTAAGTATCTTGTTAGATCTTCTGATGCGATAATCGCCAAGATTCCCCTTGTTGAACTGGAGTTTGTGCATAGGTCAGTAACGCCAACACTGATTGGGGATATTGATTATAAAAGCATGAAGCGCGAATTACAAAAAAGAATTATAGGATCATTTTAAATGAAAATCGAACAGTCAATTGAACTAAAGGAAGGGGTAGAATTTCTCAAAGGACTAGATAACAATTCTGTTGATCTTGTGCTGACAGATCCTCCCTATATCACGTCAAGAGAGACTGGTATGGATAAATGGGTTGATCATGTTAACGAACAGGATAAGGCGGGATCTCAAGACGTAAAGACTACTGAGCAATGGAACAGTTACAAGACCGCAGAACAGTGGCAACAGTTTTTCGAGAACAGTAAATTCAAGGACAACAAAGAGTTATGGCGAGACGAATTAGAGAAGCACAAGAGAAACTATCTAAAGTACGGTAGTATATACGGCAAAAAATATGCAGTAAAGACAGACTATGGGGAGTGGGACTCTAAATTTACGTTAGAGTCTCTGAACGAGTTTGTCCATCAGTTCTACAGAGTATTGCGTAAGGGCGGCACTGCTATTGTGTTCTTTGATCTGTGGAAGATCACTGACTTGAAGAACATACTGGAGCAAAACAAGTTCAAGCAGTTGAGATTTGTAGAGTGGATCAAGACAAACCCTCAGCCATTGAATAGTTCTAGAAACTATCTAACGAACTGTAGAGAGATAGCACTGTTGGGTGTTAAGGTAGGCAGCCCTACGTTTAATAGCAAGTATGATAACGCAATCTACAGTTATCCACTACAAGGTGGTAAGGACAGATTTCATCCTACGCAGAAAAGTCTTCTACTGTTTCAGGACTTGATCGCAAAACACTCCAACCCTGGAGATTTAGTCATTGACCCTTTCAGTGGATCAGGTACTACTGCTGTTGCATCTAAGATAACAGAGAGGAACTTTCTAGGGTGCGAGGTAGATGAAACTTTTTTCGAAAAAAGTCTTGCAAGATTAGAAAACTCATGATAGTATGTACAAAGAAAATGAAAGGAGAATTTAGTTGAATAAAAAGCAACACGAAAATTTTATTTCCACTTATGGAGACGCCTATCTCAACAGTCTTGAATGGGTTGATCCTGACGAGATTCAAGACTTTAACCAGAAGGCTCGAATTAACGGAAACCAGCAGAACAACATTGCAAGGTACACTTCACAATTTCTAAATGGTACTGAACAAGAGGTGCCAATAAGTTTGCGTGCTAATACCTGTATGGATGGAACCACAAGACTAAAGGCAAAGCAAGCAGTGAAAAAGGTAGATAAAAACCAGAAGGTCCTAGTCTCAAGATTTCAGCAAAAGGTTTTACAATTTAGTGACGATGAGTGGGAGGACTTCCAGGACTCTGCTAATGATCATCTAGGGGATACTCCTGCTACAGACGCAGACATGGAGGGTGCAACTTTAAGGAGAATCAATAACGGGCGTATATTTAATATCGTGAACAAAGGACGTACTGTTCCCCTTGACCCTGAGAAAAACTCAGAGGACTTGGAACCGTACGCTAATGCTGCCGCGAAATATATGAAGGAGGACATCTATCCGAGATCTGCTAGGACAGAGCGGTGGTTCTATAATAGAATAGAGAAAGCACTGTCGAAACCGATCAATCAAAAATTGGGTAGAATTACCTACAGCGTGGTTGATAATGTGCGATACTACAGGGATTCTCAACACTCTAGTTGGGATGGCGCAGACTCAAAGGCGATAAGTTATAACGAGCACCTGATTGTAATTAACTCAAAGTCACGTTTCGACCCGAATGTCAGTGGGGTATTGACGCAACAGTTCCGAGACAACCCAGGGGTGAAGCAGACCATAGCAATTAGTTTGTCAAACCTTAACGGTATGACTGATAGTGACGTCAAAAAAACCAGAAAAGACATCGTGGAATCGGTTAAGAAGACTTTGAAGGTATACAAAAACACTCCAGAAGTTTCGGTTGTTATTTTCAGACAACTCCCAGGAGATAGGTTCGCCGTTGTAGAACTATACAACAACCATCATTCTGTGACTGCTACAAAGAATTTTTCAGTTGTAGAATAATTCTTGACATTTAAACAAATAGTTCATATAATGTTTCTATAGTTTGAAGAAAGGAAGAAACAAGATGACCCCAGAAGAAGAATATAAGAAACTATACAATCGTATGGCAGAGTTATCTAGCAATCAAGGATGGGGAGACCCGTTTAGTTATGCGAGATCTAAAGAGATTTACGCAATGATTGAACTGGGGCACACAATATCAGAGACTCTATCTGGTGCCGATGCGTACAATGAGGCAGGGCAACCCGTCGAATATAAGTCCACTATTGACAAAAAAGTCAAGGGATCGTACACTGGCATATCAGTGCAGAATACATGGGAGGATCAGGTTTCATACCTAAAGAACGAGAAACTAGCAAAGTATCCCGAACACTTTTACATCAGGTTTGAAGGCGGAAAACTGGTAGAGGTGTGGAAACTGTCAGGAGAGCAGGTATTTAACTTACTTCTGCCCAAGTTGAAAAAGAAGTTCCCCACTGTACTGTCCAAGAAAGACCCGCGTCTTTCAGCAGACATTACGAACACTCAGATCAAGAAGCACGGTGTTAGAATTATTTAAAAATAAATCTTGACAAACAAAAAAAGTATGATATAATAGATTTATCGTGTTAGTCAATTGGACGTTAGGGCACGATGAAAATAAAACTAACAGCTCGTAGGAGCAATAAGGAGAAAACAATGAGTAGTAAAATTACTTCAGGCGGAAACCCTATTCAAACATCTTTGTGGGATTATTTCGATCAACCACCAGTGATCAAACCACTCCCATCACCAGGAAACAAAGGACTTCAGGAGTATAAAAAGAGGTTTCGTACCATGAAAATCTCTGATCTGAAGCGCCACATCCAGAGAGACACTGAGGTGAGGAATTTAAAGAAGATCACCAAGAGAGGGATTAACGGGGATAGCTGGCAAGCACCGCGAGTTGTATATGTCAGGTCTACAAAGCAACTTCTTGTTTATGATGGTGATCACTCTTTGCACCTTTGGTTGCAGATGTGGCCAAATGCAACAGAAATCGTTGTGGACTATCGAGAGGTTGATACTATAGAGGAGTACCATCAGTTATTCGTAGACTTCAACCTTGAGGGTCGGACTGGCATTTCAGCAGAAGTAGCCTATGTTCACCGATACTACGCGAATTACCGAGAGCAGGTTGACCTTGCTGCTTGTATGCGTGCCGCTGGTGTCTATGTTTATGGATCAGGTGAGAGTGGGGGTCGAGTGGGTGACCCTCAAGGATGCAAGATTAAGGTGAATGCTGCAAGGAAGTGCGCCTTATATGCGTCAGGGAGGAAGAGTGGAGATCCCACACTAGCAGAAGCACCGAACAGTGGTATGTTTTTCAAACCCGCTGTTGATGTCTACCGTAGTTTGCCATCTTTTAAGCAGACCAAGGACCAGTTGAAGAGTGAACTGGTGGGTGGTTTGACTCAACTGATGCGTGCATACCCTAGCATCCTGTCAACTGCTGGACCGCAGGGGGATTTTAGGCTGTGGTTCCACAGCAAGTTCGTTCAATCGGCGCTCGATCACGAGGTGTCTAAGTGGAAAACTTCAGGAGGTTCGGTCCACAACAAGTCACAATACTCTATTGCAAAGGGCATTGTTTTAGATTTGCAAGGTAATCCAAACTTTAATGGAATTACCACTCTAAAACTTGATAAACTTTTTTCTTGAAAGTGCTTGACATTTAAATAAATAATTCATATAATACATTCACAACTTAAATGAAAGGACATGATTATGTCATTGCATCCAAATGTTCAGAAGATTGCTAAACTTATTACTTCGGAGATTCGTACTATCGAAGACAAGAAAACAAAGTGGGCATCGTTTAAGAGAGAAAACGCTCATGTGTTCAAGGAACTATTGCACCTTGAGCACACAGACATGAAAAACCCAGGAGAGTTACTTGGGTTTGACATCGACGAAGAGCGTCAGATTATCCTGTTGAACTACACAGGACAAGCACATAATGTATTACATGAGGTAGATCGAGGTTGGTCACAACCCCTGCGCGACATGCGTGGCATGATCTACGACTTCAGTGTGGAGGAACCAGTTCTCGTTAGTCGCGGGTTCGAGAAGTTCTTCAACTACAGTGAGTTGCCAGAGAACACTTATGAGGCACTCACCAGTAAGTTCGGGACACAAAAATACCTCGCTCGTGAGAAAGCGGATGGACATATGATTGAATACTTTGTCCATAACGGTGAACTGTGTTCCTCCACCCGAGGTAAATTTGGAACAGTTAGTGCGGAGATTGCTGGCAACATGCTTTCTCTTACGGACTTTCAACAGGTAGAGGAGACGTTAGGTAAAAAGGTCATGACCCTAGTGGTTGAGTTGATCCATCCCTATACAAAGGTCTTCGTTGATTATGACAATGCGGAAACGCTGTACCTGTTGAACGCCTATGATGCCGATGGCGAGTCCTTGAATCTCGCAGAGTTAGAGCATATCTGCGAAGCAATGCCGCACCTCTTTGTGTGTCCTGAGTCTCGTGAGATGACACTGAACGATCTAGTCGATGAGGTTGGTAGTCGTGCAGTGTCAAATCACGAGGGTTGGGTCATGAACTTTGATGGCCAACTGATTAAGTTTAAATATATTAACTATATCGGGGAAATGGTCAAGAGTAAATTGAGTTACAAATACATTATGAATTGTATGATCAAGGGACGCTTGGACAAAATGATGTTCATGCTTCCAGAGGAAGTTCGCGAAGCAGCATATAAGATGGTTGACGTCGTTAATGACACAATGCAGCAATCACAAGATGTTGGAGATCACAAAGTATTGTATGAGTTACACAACGATAATGAGGGTGGCGTTAATTATTTCAGAACTGTCTGTAGGAACTTTTACAGGTTTACAACAGCATGAAGTTTGAGCATATCTTGCTGATTGCGTGCTATGCATATACTCTCTCTGCAATAGTAAGGATGATTCTTTCGAGAGTACGAACCTCACCAGAAGAAGAGAGAAAAGAGAGATTAAACTCCCTGTATGGCAGGGATAAGGACCTGTAGCTCAGTGGTTAGAGCAATCGGCTCATAACCGATCGGTCCTCGGTTCAAATCCGAGCGGGTCCACCAATTTTATAACGGAGAAAACATGACAGTATTACGAATAATTATGCAGAACTTACCGAGAGATCAGACCTCTAGAGATCTAGATGTTGCTGTAAGTAATGTTTTCCATGATCTTAAATCTGTAGGTAAAGGTATGGAATTGAAAGACATATTCTCTGCTTTTCGGGAACTAAACAAGGAACAAGATCTAGTTATCTTTAGTGATGGTAGAGTTATTGCAACAAAGAAGGGACTTTGCAACTATGGATAATGGAGGGTGCTCCCATGCGATCTACAAAATGGTGTTACTATACTAACCCACAAAGCAAGGTTCCTGAAGTCCTTAAGGTCGCCATCCCCATAACAAAAAAACAAGCAATCTTTATTTTGAAAAAGAAGTTGCATATTCCAAAAATATATTATATTATTAGTTGTAATGAAATTTGAAGAGGAGTTCAGAATGATCGAGCGCATTCAAAAATGTATTTCAAATCTTGAAATGTCACTCGCAGCTGGGGTTGTAACGAAGACCACCAGGGATAGATATAATGAATTTCTTAAAAGCATAAACAGTCAGGTGAAGAACGGAAGACTGCTTTCGCCTGGACAGAGCAAGTATCTTAGAGATATTGAGGCGGTCTGCGATGAGGAAGCACTCAAAGAGGCCGATGAATGGATCAGACAATACAGTGACGATCTGAGGGAGATCGCCGTCTTGTGTGCAGAATATTACGAGAATCAAACAACAGATAATCGATATTTTAAATTTATTCGACGTAAAGTTCTAGAAAATCCACAGGGGCATGTTCTTTCTAAGAGAGAGTTCACAAAGATGTGTATGAATAAGTTTGCGGATAAGGTGATTCAGGAACATCGTACAGATCCGAAGTTTGAAAAAGGACAAATCGTCTCAGTAAGGGCATCAAACAGGTTGGATCTATCGCCTTATGATAGTATGGATGAGAGAAAGAGAAACTACAAACTATACAGACAAGCAGCAAGCGGTGGACAAGTCCTCGCACTGATACTTAAATCTAACGCTCGACCAATGTATCGCACCACACAAGGCGGAAAAGTATACAGCATTCTGCCTATTGGTGAGAGCGTGCCATTGTTTGCTTGTGAGAAAGACTTAAAGAAGGTAAGAAAGTAATATGTACAGTATTATAAACCATGCAGATGAAAGTCGGTGACACGGTAAGACACAGGATCTATGGACTCTGCATATTGTTGAGTAAAGACATCACACGTTACGGTGGGGATTGGTTGGTATACACTCCCAGGCATCATGGTAATAAAACTAGAGTTAGTAAGCGTTGGCTGGAGGCGTTATGAAAGTCGGTGATTTAGTAAGAGACAAGGAATGGGTTCGCCCCAATCCCTATGGTGTCATCGTTGAGGTAGACGAATCCGAGGGGATGTTCAAGGTTATATGGAACGACTGCGGTAAAGAATGGTTGACTGAAATGTATTTGGAGGTGATTAATGTTTGACAACAAAGGCAAACGACACTTAGTCAAGAAAGCATGGCCAGGCACAATGGTGTATGTTCACCCGCACTCGGATTTGGGTAGCGGAGGTTGGGCAATGGTAACTGAAGTTTCAGTAAAGGATCTTCAAGGGCATCCCAATGTAGTTGAGGTAATTTATCCTAGTGGACGTTGCGCCACTGCTGATGAGTTTATGATAACGGAGGTAAGAAAATGATGAATACGTCTTTCACTAAGTTGTTGCAGATGGAAGCAACACTAATCAAGGAGTTGATCACCAAGTATTCAGTGGATGTTCTGAACGGTGAGATCAGTTTTGATAGAGCAGTCAAGAAGTTGCATTGGGATACTGGCATCGACGTGCTCTTGTTGGAGGAGCAAGTCACAAGTGAAGTACAGCATTTGTGCCCAGTGTATGCGGGCATAGAACCATGAAAGAGTTTCTATGGGTAGCAGTAGGTTTCATCTTAGGCTCAGCCATCGGTGTTCACGGTTTGGTTGACATATCCAATAAGGTCTTGAAATTGTTCAACATTTAATTTTTATTTGCATTTTGTTTTCAATTTTGATCTAATAGAAACATAACAAAGCGAGGCAAGATGAAAATCGGTGATTTGGTAAGAGAGAAAGGTCTTCAGGAACGAACTGGTGTTATTGTGGCAGACATAAACGCTGAACGATGGGGCGCACGTCTTTCTCGCGGCCGTACAAGACTATTCAAGGTTTTATGGAATGAACTAAGTCCAACATTGCCTACTTTGATTGGTCCTGCCTGGTGTAATCAGTTGGAGGTTATCAATGAAAGTCGGTGATTTGATAAAGACCAACCACCCGAGTTGGATGAACCGAGAAAGAACTGGTTTGATTGTTGGGGAAATGCCTGCATGCCGCCCAACGAACAAGTTGTTCAAAGTCCTATGGCACGACGGAACCATTGGAAGTAATATATGGGACTATGATTTAAAGGTTTACAATGAGAGTCGGTGACGCAGTTAGACCGAAGCATGACTTAATGCATAGAGGCATCGGGATTATTGTGAGGATCGATCCAGAAGAGACGTTCCCTACAGGTCATTGTCTGGGCGCTCGTTATTGGGTATTGTATGCGTGCGGCGCTCGTGAAGTAACAACTAGATTGGCATTGGAGAAAATATAATGGGATATAGATCAGAAGTTTATCTTAGAATCAAAGAGCCTTTGGTTGAGGTAGTGGACGCTGCCCGCAAGCTAGATGATACTCTTGACAAGATGTTATCCGAGGCCGAAGAGGAAGGGAACAAGACAGACTTTTATTGGGAGCATACAAAATGGTATGACTCTTACCCAGAGGTTCAAGCAGTAGAGAGTCTATTGGATATGCTACAGGATGATGACTATGGGTTTATCAGGTTGGGTGAAGAAGACGGGGACATCGAAAGCAAAGGACACCCATCCGACTACGATATGTACACTAACACAAGTGTTGAATGGTAGGTGAGTATGGGACTAGAAGTTAAGAGTAGTTTTATCGGTAGAACAGTCAAGTATAAGTTTGGAGACAAGCTTGGCGTTGTTATCGACGGGTATAAGGTTAATAACAAAGACTCGCTCTACACTGACGTGTTCAAGGTATTGTACAGTGATAAGAGTGTAGAGGTGCTTATCTTTCATGAGAACAGTTTCCAGTATGAACCGTGGCAAATCTTAGATTAGAAAGGTATTTTGTTGTGAACAACAAACAAAGAAGAGAAGAGATTGAGCAGTCAATTAAAGAGTTGAACAAACTCGTAGACGATGCTATTGAGTACAGAATGGTTATGTTTTATGATAATGAATACTCTGACTTTAAAGACCCGAGAGTTGGCGTACCAACTGAGTGGGATTTGAGAATTTCCACCAGGAGAAGTGTGCCCTTGCCAAGTAACGTGGGGTATGACTGTTATAAGACGCCTACTCAATTTAGTGACAGCAAGTACATTAAGGAATTGAAGGAGCATCAATCACGGTTTGACAACGGACAGCTTACCTCTCAGGACTATAGGGCAGACCTCATTGTGTTACGCAACAAACTAAAAAGGGAGGCAGATAGACTATACTCTATCGTTGATAGAAACAGAGAACTTGAGAAGCAGGGAAAGAGTTGTGACAAGTTTTTTGCAGAAGAGATTTGGGATAGATACTCGTTCTATGCGTCATTCGTTCGTGAAAATAATGTTAGGCATTTGAATCCTCACTTTGGGAAGTGGTTCAATTTAGAAGTGAAAGTTAGTGCAGCACAGAAGGAACAAAAAAAGTTAATTAACCTGTACAAAGTTTATGCGCCGCACTTGCGCCAAGATTATATCAAGAGGCTGGACCCGATTGAAGAACTGTTAGTGTCACACGGCGACCTCGATCCTTGGGACTTGATGAACCACGCATCTATTTGAAATCATTTAGTTTTTCATTTTTATTTGCATTTTGTTTTTTATTATGGTCTAATGTATTTGTTCGTTGGGAACGCAACTTTAACTGCTAATTACAACAGGAGATAAATCATGGCAGTAGATTTTAAAACCTTTGGCAAGATGGTCAAGTATGTTACCGCAGTTCACAAACCTGTATTACTCCGTGGTCGCCACGGTATCGGCAAATCTACTGTTGTTTATCAGTGCGCCGATCACATTGGCATGCCTGTTGTTGAGCGTCGAGCATCTCAAATGACTGAGGGTGACTTGGTTGGTCTCCCTAGTATTAACGGCAACTCTACCTCGTTCAACCCCCCCGATTGGTTCAAGACTGCTTGTGACAATCCAGTGGTCTTGTTCCTGGACGAGGTAGATCGTGCCACGCTTGAGGTACGCCAGGGTATCTTCGAGTTGACTGACAGTCGTAAGTTAAACGGTCATGTACTGCATGATGATACTATTATCTTTGCTGCTGTCAATGGCGGTGAGCATGGGTCACAGTATCAGGTAGGTGAAATGGATCCTGCTGAGTTGGACCGATGGACTGTCTTTGACATTGAACCAACAGTTGAGGACTGGTTGGACTGGGCAAAGAAAGCAGATATTTCAGATGAGGTGTGGGGATTCATTAACCACAACCATGATCACCTTGAGCATAAGGATGACTTTGAACCTAACAAGGTCTATCCCTCACGACGATCATGGGAGCGATTGGATGAGTGTTTGTCTCAGAGCAAGTTGTTTGATGATCACAACGCATTGTATCACCTAGCTACTGCGTTCGTTGGTTTTGAGGCAGCTGTCGCATTCCGTGACTTTGTTGCTACGATGGACCGACAGGTAACTGTAGATGACATATTGAACAAGGGTGACTTTGCCAAGGTGCGTGACTTTGACATTAACGAGCATTCTGCATTGGTTAGTAAGTTTGAGGCAGAAAAGGTATTTGCAGGTGAATTGACTGATGATCAGATCAGCAACGTAGCACGATATATGATGACTGGTATGCCTTCAGAGGTGGTGATGAAGGTATGGGCATTGCTTGGACAGACTGGCGGTGATGAACAAGAGAATCTCCTAAAGATTCATAAGGCAGAAGTAGATGGTAGGACCTTCTCTGACTTCCTAGTGGAAATGTTAGGAGATAAAGAATAAAATAAATTTGACATTTGTTAGTTTTTTAAGTATCATTGTTTTGTAAGTTAGGAGTTTGAATTATGGCTACGGGGATCGCAATGAATATCCAATCCAGAGATAACAATGATTTTGATTTGAATATGCACACTGCGCGGTTACTTATGAATGAACCGTTCTTTGCCGCTATCTCAAGACGTATCAACAAACGAGCATCCTATGGTATTCCTACTGTTGGTGTTATGGTTAACAAGGAGACCGCACAGTTTGAAATGCTTTATAACCCTGAGTTCTTCAGGGGACTGAGTGAATTGGAGCGCACTGCTGTACTGATACATGAGTTCTATCACATTATCTTCAAGCACGTTACCGATCGTGCTCCTTGGAATACTGAGGGTAGTGATATTACTGCTAAGGTTTGGAACATCAGCGCAGACCTTGCTATCAATTCACATATCAAGAATCTACCCAAGGAAGGATGTATTCCTGGCGAGGGTGTCTTCAAGGATTTACCTTCAGGACAGGCAGCAGAATGGTATGTTCCGCACGTCAAGAAGATTTTGGAAGAGCAGCAGAACGGCGGTTCAGGCGAAGGTGAGTCAGGGGATGGGCAAGGACAACCACAAGGTGGAGAAAAGGGCACAGGCGGCGATTCTAACGGGTCTGGCGGCGTTTCTACGCTGGATGACCATAGCGGTTGGGGTGCTAGTGATGAACAAGCGAAGGAGTTAAATGATATTGCCAATGAGAGACTCAAAGAAATTGTTAAACAGGCGTCCGAGGAGGCATCAGCCAACGGTAATTGGGGATCGGTATCAGCATCGGTCAGGAAGGATATTATCGAAAGTCTCAAGACTAAGATTGACTGGCGCAAGGTGCTGCGATTCTTTGTGAAGTCTTCACAGAAAGCAAACAGGTCTAACACTATTAGACGAATTAACCGTAGGTATCCCTACATTCACGCTGGACGCAAGTCTAACCGTGTTGCTAACATTGCGGTGAGTATTGACCAATCGGGATCAGTAGATGATCAGATGCTCGCTATGTTCTTTGCAGAGTTGAACAAGCTATCAGAGGTTGCATCCTTTACGGTTATTCCTTTTGACACGAGAGTAGAAGAAGATAAAGTTTATGTGTGGCGCAAGGGTCAATCACGCAAGGTAGAGCGAGTCCTACATGGTGGTACATGCTTTGATGCTCCTACCAAGTATGTCAATGAGCGTGCCTTTGATGGTCACATTGTCTTAACAGATATGTGTGCTCCCAAACCTATCTCTAGCAAGTGTCAGCGTTTGTGGATGACTACAGAGCAGTATGCTAACAGGAGATACTTCGAGACTAAAGAACGTGTAGTGATTGTTGATTGAGAGGTATGTATGAAACAGGGAACACTCGTAAGGTATGACCACAAGTTAAAACCTATTGTTGGCATGGTGAGATATGTATGCGAAGATACAGGATTAACTAAGATATGGACAACGTGTGGTAGTAGCGCATGGGCAGTAACAAGTCAGTTGAGGGTATTAGGATGAGATTAACCAAAGGTAGCATAATGAGAACACCTGAACCATCAGGACCACACAACGGATACGTCACTGGCGTCTTGCTATACCGTAAGGGCAACAAGTGGTATTACTCACTAACAAGCCCGCACGATGAAACAGGACAGATAGTCACAAGTATCCAGTGGGCAACAAGACAGTCTATTGTCGGTGGTATCGAAAAGGGTATTGTCAATTACTATCCAGCAAAGAAAGGCAAGCGATGAAGAGGGGAACATACTTTAAGCACGAAGGGCAGACTTGGTTAGTGATAGGGGAAGGCGCCTATGATGGGTTCTACCGATGTATCACTCCTAGTGGAGAGATAAGACAGTTTAATAAATACATATCTACCATTATCGGTAAGTATGCAAGTAGTTGATTTTATTGACGATTCACGATTTCGCGGTTTTTTTCTTGCGGGAATTTTTTTTCTTTGCTAAGATGTATTCAAGTTGATGGAAGGAAATCAAATGCAAAACGTAAGACCAGCAAAAGCAGGTGACCTGATTCAAGTGTGGGATCACTACGCAGAGCGAACTGAAGACCCTGCAAAGATCAGTGACCACGGGAAGTTTGGGTATATCGTAGGAGCGAGTAAGCGAACCGATACTTTCTTAGATGAAAAGGGCATCACAAGACACCTAACCAGTATTATTGAGGGTGATGTGTTCAAGATTATATTATTCGAGGGTGATACTCCAAACATCATCCACGTTCACAAGGATAACATCAGGAGGTTAAATGCGTAGGTATCGTATAAAGAAGTTTGGAGAGTTTGTATCAACGATTGTTATAGAGGCGGACTGTGAGGATGACGCTTACGATGAAGCAAAGATAGCAGCACCCGAATCTTGGAGTGATTGGGAAGAAACATCAGATATTGGTTACATTGAATACGATTTTATTGAAGAGGTAAAGAATGATGAGAGTTAGTCAAAACTTACACGCAAACCTACAGCGTACCAGTAACCGACAACGGAACGCAGGCAAGGTTGAGACAATCTTTGGCACCAAGCGGTTTATGTCAGTGGCTACGATTAACCGTATGCGCAAGCCAGACTTGGATGATTGGTTGTTCCAAAGGGGATTCATGCCAGAAGCATTCGACAACAACAAAGAAAAACGTGAATGTCTGCTAGAGGATTTAAAGAGTGAGTTAAATGCTTAAAGTACATTACCCTTTAGGCACCAGTGGCACCAAGTTTGTATTCAAGGATGTTAACACCAACAACAAAGTGTTAGCGTCCTATAGTACAGCATTTAATACACCCGAGATCATGCTATTTGAATGTGATGGTATGGGCAATGTGACAAACTGGCACGAACTCTACGGGGAAAAGGGCAGCGAATTGTGCCCTTCAGATATATTCAAGGTTGTGGAGAGATATAATAAAGATCCTCGTGGTGGCAGCGGATATTATGTACTACGTCTTGGGGTCTAAACCATTGAAATAATTGACGATTGTCGATTTTTCTTGCGCGAAAATTTTTCTTGTGGTAGGATGTATTTGTAATTGATTGAAGGGAAAAAACAAATGAAGATTTTGACTCTAGCATTAATCGCCCTATCACTAATCGCTTGTGGTGATGTTACAGAAGAAGATTGCAGCATCTACGACTCTAACTACTCGCACACTGTTGTTCGTTGTGGATTGAGCATAGAGGGTAAAGAACCCGTAGTGGTGGCAGCGGATATTATCTGCGACCCGTCAAGAACACACGAGAGAGATATGTGTATTCCGTTTCATGATATGGAAGAACTAGCGCCCGACTGTGGGCACTTTAACAAGTGTTGGAAGGAGTAGCATGAGTAAAATAACAGCAGGAACACTTGTGAGGTTATCCTATAGAGGCAAGGTATCGCGCGAGCTTCGAGCAATACCGAGGGATGACATCGGGTTAGTGCTAGGTCACTTTGTTGTGAAGAACCACTTAGGGTATCCAATCGGCGCTTCTGTCTATCGCGTCAGGTGGATGAACGGTTATTATCCCGAGCACCAGTGTTATCGTAATGAGATAAAGTTCGCAGATAGCGACCAGATGAGAATGAATAAAGAAAGAATCAGGAGTGAGATCTATGCTACCAAGTACAAAAGCATTAGTTAATGACATTAAATTTGCAGTGGCCGATTCACTAAAGCATCAGGGCGTTGATAAACATCAGGCACTATTGGCAGTGATTGACCTTGTTGATGACAAGGAAGCATTAAAGGAAGTGATGCACAGTGGATTGGATGATTATTGTAACTACTTGAAACGAATGAACAAATAAGAAAGTTCAAAAAACTTTTGACTTTTGAATCTTGATGTGGTTTAATGTTTACACAATGAAGCGAAGGAAAAAAGTAATGAGTCAGTATAAAGAGTTAAGTGGTGTGTTGGCAAGAGAGTTCAACGCTAGACTAACAGAGTCGGGATGTTCAGGCAACCCGCAACCAGTGTCGGACCTATGGGATGATATCAACGGTACAATCCCGTATCAGCAGATAGAGATGATTTTAGGTGAAGATATGATTAAGCGTATCAAGCGTGAGTCAATGAATACATGGTTGAAATAAGAAAGGTTATAGTATGAATATTAAAGAACGTTTTGATGCCGAAGCGCGAGAGCGAAACGAGCGCAGCGATGCACTGTTAAGACTACATTCGCGAGGTTACAGGGAATACATTTGTCAGGTCACGGGTATAAGTTATTGGTCGCAGACCGAGAACGGTGACCGTATCACTGACGAGAACGGTGACATTTGCACCGAAGGCGACCCACGTAAAGTGTTGGAATCATTGCTCTGGTTTACGGACTTTTAAGTTTTAACTAGAAAGTTCAATAAAGATTTGACAATTACAAAATGATATGCAATAATGTTTACACAATGAAGAAAGGTTACAGCATGAATATTAAAGAACGTGGCGATGCACTGTTAACAGCATATGTCAATAAAGACTTTGGAACGGTAAAGGAACTGTGGTGCGAAGTAATGTGTGCTGCTAGTGATAACATTGCGGCTCAGATGAGGTTTCATGCTTATGAGAACCCGAGCATCACAGATACGAAAGTTAGTATGGCACTTGTCGTCTCGGAGGGTGCAACCCGAGATTATGAGGCCGAAGCGCGAGCAAAGATCGACTGGGACCAGGCGAAGCATAAGCTCCGCTCGCTAGGTTACGATAAATACTTTTGTGAGGCCTCGGGTATTACTTATTGGTCGCAGGGTCCGAACGGTGACCGTATCTCCTCTAGTGGTGTTTACGAAGACCTCGATCCACGTAAAGTGTTGGAATCATTGAAGAAATAAGAAAGTTTAATAAAGATTTGACAATTGCAAAATGGTTTGCAATAATGTTAAAACAACGTCGAGAGACAAACTACCTAGAAAGGGTAAATGAATGAAAGTAAATATCTATAGTGGAACATTCACTAAAGCATCAGGGGAAGATAGAACAATGTCG